TCAATTTAACATTTTTTCAAGCGTTTTAACGGCATCCGCCTGGATGTTTGGCATCATGTGAGAATAAGTATCAAGGGTGATTTTAATGGACGAATGCCCAAGCAATTCCTGAACAATTTTCGGGTGAATTCCACCGCTCAAAAGTAGTGAGGCACAGGTGTGTCTTAAATCATGAAATCGTATTGGACGGACATTTGATTTAGAAAGTATTCTTAGCCAAAACTTATGAAAATTACTCCAGCTTACAGGCAATCCATTTTTGCGACACACTACTAGGTCATGATCTTTATACTTCTCTTGAGCATCCCACTTTTCTTTAATTATTGTAGACCGGTGTTTGCGTAATTCCGATACTACGATTGGAGGGATAGAAATTGAGCGATTGCCAGAAACGGTTTTTGCACCATCTTTAATTTCACCTTTAAAAGCTAATATTTGGCTGATCCTAATCTGACCATTCTCTAAGTCAATATCTCTCCAGCGTAGTCCGAGTATCTCACCACGCCTCATTCCAGTGTAAATAGCAAGAACAAATATTATTCTGTGCCGGTGCTCAAGTCCATCTAGAAAATCCTTAACTTCATCAACTGTCCAAAAATCAACTCTTCCTTTTTTGACAGCAGGCTTAGAGCCAACGTCCATTAAATCAATTGGATTTTTAACGATTAACTCTTTTTTTACTGCTGATTTCAAAGAGGTGTTGACCAAATTAAAAATCTTCTTAACAGTTCCAGATGATAAACTTTTATTTTTTAATGATGTTATCAAAATTTCAATATGTTGTGTTGTAAGCTTTTGCAGCAAAACATTGCCAATCACTGGATTGATATGGTTTTTAATTTGTCCTTCATTTGTTTCCCGGGTTTGGGGAGATATGTTGTGCTTATTTGTTATCCAAGATTTCAAATATTCTGCGTAAGTAATTGTGGAAGGATCTACAAACAACCCCTTTTCCCATTCTACGCGCGCTTCTGCTTCTGCCGCGCGCGCCTCTCTCTTTCCAGTAAAGCCTTTTTGTTTTATGGTTTTTCTCTTTCCATGAAAATCTTTAACTTCAAAAGAATAAAAATAGTGAATTTTCCCTCGTTTGCTGTATTCATAAATAGCCAATTTTTCACCTCCTTTGTTATATGGTTATCTGTATTATATTATGATCTATAATTATAGTAAACATTTATTTTTATTATTTATGATAGAAAGCGGTGTTATGGAGTTCCTGTTTAGATAACACCTGCGAACTGTAGGAGAGAGAGGGCTGTTGAAAAAAATAGGACAGCCATATTTGATCGTTTGATCTATTCTGGATGCCCTAATATTATTTCTTTTTACTATCACCAATTAATAAGTTCAATCGATTAACTACACTTTTAAGAAACTCAATCTTTAAGTATCCTCGACTGATAAAAGAAGGTAGAGAATCGTCAATAAACTTACAAATGTCATAATCTTTATCTAAAGTTGTTTGTATTGGAAACCCAATTGTCCTGCAATCATCTCTGTTTATACCTGATTTTTTACTATTCCTTGTCCATTTTACGAAATCATATATATGTACGAAGAATGTTTCGGGTGGATAGTATTTGGTTTTTGTACCTCTTTCTCTAAAGTTAAATATGAATCCAGGTATCAATCCATCTTTAGTTGCAAATTTCATGAGCGATTTAACCTGATGAGCTTTGATCATTACATGTGTGGTTTTATTTCGAGGTTTCTCTTCAGGTCTTTCAGGATTAAAACTGATCGAACTCCCTTTGGTACTTTTTAATTCTACTAGCCAAAGAAAGGGGGCAGCATACTGAATCCCATCACATGGGTTCTCGGGTGTAAAAGTTGCGCTAGAGCCTCTAAGCCATTTTGGTGCATCTTTAAGCCTAAGGAAAAAGTGAGATGTGCTATTTACAGAATTTTCGTAGTTTTTTTCAAATTTTTTTCCTTCATTAGCTTTCTTCAATTCACTGCATACCTGCGGATTCGGCTTCTACACTTAAACAATCTTGTTTGGCCGCAACAACCGAGTTTAGAAAGGCCAGTTCTCCTGCTGTCAATTGCCTACATCTAATTCTATCAATCCATTTCCAATCTGTAATTTCACCTTTGTTATATCGTTGACTCCAGATACTATTAAGCATTTTCCATTCATAATCATTCAATTGCAATGACATGTTTTCATCAGCCTCCTCACAATTTAAGCAATCATAGTATTCTTTTATCACATCTTTTTTAAGTTGTGCATAAGATCTTCCCGATTTTGATAATCCATTTTCAGGGTCGGTTTTTCGCTTAGGATCGAGAATGTGATGTCCTATTAATTCTGTTGGTTGAATGTTGAATTTGTAAAATGAATAAGCTAAAACCCAAACAAATCGCTTGTAAGCCTCATTGGAATTTATATTGGTTCCGTAGCAATATTCAATACCTCCTGCAGCATCGTTTGCATCGCATCCAAATAGTTTATTATCTACATCGACATTATACAAAACGTGCCAAGCCTTCTCGGGTTTATCAGTAAGGAATGGCACACATTCGATGATCTCCTTATCATCAACGAAAATATGAGCAGATGCTTCAATTTGGTTGGCGGAATTATTATAATATTTTACATTTCCTCTTGCAGTCGAGTTTGGATTTCCGGTATCATGAGCAACCATAAACTTTATCTTATTAGCAGTAATTCCCGTCCGTCTCTTTGTTTTTGTAGGAAGATATAGGGGAGTAATGGAGTATTTCATTTTAAAACTCATGATACAGTACACCTCATTTATTTTGGTTTTTATTTCGAAGCACAGTAATGATTTGTTTGAGTTGTTCTGGAATGAGTACATCGATGCGTCCAAGGTTTTCGATAATAGAGATGGTTTCATTCGCAATGTAAAAATAAATTGCTGCATCCATCAAGATCCCATTCAGATTCATAATGCCATCGAACCAATGACACATTGCGATAACTACAAAGATAAATACCTTCTTACTAATACCAATAAAACCTACACGAGAGCTTAGTCCAGTTCCGTCTTTAATCGATGCCACAATACCTGTTACTTGGTCAATTACTACAAGTGCTACAAGGACCCCCAATACTGCAGACCAGCCCCCAAATGCGTATGTAGTAATAGTTGCTCCCGTACTAAAAATTAGTTTCAAAATTGATTCGTTCACTTTTTGTCCTCCTAATGTAGAAAAGAGACCCAGAAAAGAGGTCCCTTATAATTATAAAATAATCATTTTATTGTTTTCTTTTATTCAACTGAAAACTCTTCATTTGTAATAAGCTCGTATTGTTCAGATGTAATTTTGTTCTTTACCACAAACACTTTTACATTGTCATTGGTGTAGAATCCTTTGTCGTAATAAACTTTTACTGTTTTAAACCAGTCCATTAGTCTTCCTTTCCTCTCATATTATATGAGGCCAGCATCCACTAAGGCTAACATCATTACTGCTTGTGCTGCTTGCATATCCTGAATTATTTGTTCTTGTGAAGGTGGTGCTAGTGTATATTCATAATACAGACATTTTTTATCGGGATCAAATTTCAAAGTTGCTACATGTGTTTTACTTTTTTCTGGATCTTGTAAAATATAGTCTACTTCAATAGGCTTTGCATCCTTAGGCGCGTATTTTAAGGACGCATAAATAGTACCTATTTCTCCATCGGCGTTTAATGTGATATAACGTTTTTCCATTGTGTATTCCTCCTAATTAGCCAAAGTAAGTATTTAGATAGTGCAAAGATAGATACTGGGTTGTGCCGTTATTCGGTATGGGCCTTGTTATAGCGAATGCACAGTTACCGAAATCCCACGAGAAACTCTTACCACTACGATTGGCTCCAAAGGCATTAGGGTCGCCAGGATCAAATCTAGCCACAACAGCTTTGTCTGATGTCCTTAGTATGTAGGGAGTAACAACAGATGAATCTCCCATAAAATAAAATTCGCCGTCATTTATAGGCGTACATACACCAGTACTCGATGTACAAGGCACACCTGACACTCCCTGCAGAACACCGCTCTGATTTACAAAAGCAAGTTGTGGTGCTAATGCTCCAGTATTCACAGCTTCACCATTGTTTGCATAGGCATAGCTACCACCACTTACACATACCTGACCCAAGGCAGGCGCCCAGAAAGCCCCTTGACCAGATCTGAATATGGCCGATAAGGAAAGAGACCATTGCTCTTTGCCAAAGTAATTACCACCAGCATCGACTGATGTGGTACCAGTAGCTTGAAATTTTCGGAGTCTCCTGTTGTCATCGAAAAGGTAATAATACTGACCGTCCGGTTGGACGACTATCTGTGGGCCATTGCCCGGACTATGTGTTTGCTTGGCTTCTAAAGTGCCTGATGCTGAATATCGAGTAATGGCGGAGTAAGTGGTACTAGTATAAAATGAACCAATGAGCCAAATTTTTCCGTCCGCGGTTTCTTGTAATGCCCCAGCAGTTTGGTCGATATATTCCACATTGTCCCAAATAGTAGCACCATCTGAAAGTCTAATCTTCCGTAATTTCGGAGAATATGTATTACCTGAACTGTTACCATAAGACCAAAATACGTGGGCACGATCCCGAGAGATTAACGAAGTACCCTCCAATGCATAATTGCTACCCCCAGCCGGTACAGTATGTCGCCATACCTCAGTACCTGTAACGTCCCAACAGATCAGCAGAGTAAATCTGTTGGTGCCATCGTAATAACTCATGCTACACACATAGCGGTTATCCACACAAGAAGGGCGTCCTTCGAGTACATAGTTAGAACCTGCAAAGGTCTTCTCCCATCTCTGCAGCAATCGGTATTTTTGGATACGTCCAAATGAAATCCAATCTCCTGCACCATATTCTAGAGAATTTCCCTGTACTCCACCAATCCAAACTCCCTTTTTAATATTTTCAGGCCGAATATTCACATCCCCTGCTACTGTGCCGCCTGTATAATAGCCGGGTGTAATCGTTTGATTATTAGGAGAGACGTTAAAAGTTGGAGCGCCTCTATTAGGCATTGTACCTGCTACACTTGCAATTGCTGTTCCCGTCAAAACTTTATCTGCAGGTACGTTCACTTGAGCAATCTTGCTATTAGAATGAATACCGTCTGGAATTACAACCTGTCCTGTTCCACTCGCTGTCAAGGTCATAGCGCCACGGTCGGGTAAGGTTCCAACTTGATCTGTATCAATTTCAGATGAAAATGTTTTACCTGCTCTTACATCGCTCGATTGAACATCGCCAGACGCCCCTGGCTTGATCCTCATGTCTCCTAAACGGCGAATACTCATACACACTCAACTCCAGAGATATAGACTGATATAGCGCTTGCTGTACCCTGAGAAACTTGAATCGTGTCACCAGAATGGAGAACAGAGGAGAGATCGACACTAATACTGTCGTTTGGCTTGACTGGGTAGGAGGCGATAATCTTATTCGAATTAGCTGCCGTTTGCCCAAATGGAACCAGATGAATAGTTACAGTTGAAACAACTGAAGTATTGTTTGCAATATGAATATTTTTAACGATAGTTGTTGTTAACGCTGGCACAGTATATGCAGTAGTAATTGTTGTGCCTGGCAGATTTACATATAATCTCTTTGGTGTATTAATCATTTTATACCCCCATCCAATAAGCAATCTCTAAATTAGACTTGATTTCATTAATTGCTTTTACAATATTGCTTTGATCAGTGGAATTTAACCCCGATAAAATACCGATTTTATTGTCTACTTTTATATTGTCAGATCGGAGCTCATTGGCCACTTTAACAAGAGATTGTTTATTAATTGTCTCCAAATCTCCCATGACACCAATATCGTTTCTTAAAGCTCCTGCTGTAGTTCCATCAAGGTAGGTGATTACGTTCTCTTTTTTTTGCTCAATGGTTTGTAGAGCCGAGTCCTTTGTTGCTTGAACAGTATTTTTGGCTGCATCGACATAGGTTGTAAACTCCCCTTGCTTGGTTAAGATATAACCTTCGACATTATCTTTAATGAATATCTCCATGTTAACCAAGGCATCTTGGAACCTGTTAAAATCATCCGCTGAAATAAACTTTTCCCGATACTGTACAGTTAAATTAGCCAGTTCAGTCTCTTCCGCAGGAGTGCGATTGGCTTTTAGCTTTAATTCCTGAAATCTTTGTATCCCTGGAATATCTTGAGCTTGCAACTCATAATGACGCTGAAACTCATCAATTTTAACAGGAAAGGTCGATAGATTAACTGCCATATTTCTAATTCACCTCACCAAATATATTCATGTCTCCGCCAATCTGTTGAATGCATAAAAAATAGCCATTGCCGGTTAGCGGCTGGCTGGAGTAATGCGAACGGTAATTGTAAACTTCTCTGAATAGGTGAAATCGTTGGTCATCATCCCAATATTGCAGAGTCATAATACCGTTCTGTCCTTTTAGAACTAACAAATCTGTGTATGACTTTATGTTCTCTAACCATAACTTTAGAGTAAAATTTGCATCCACATGAAATCCATCTGTAAATGTAAAAACATCATCGCGTAGATCCAGTTTCTCACCATTCAAATAAATGGGCTGTTTAGTGGTATTTCCGATAATCTGAATAGTTTTCCACGACAATTGGATTCCGGAATTCTTAATGTTCTTCGCTTCAAGATTAATGCTAATGTCGGGCTGCAGATAACTGACCGAGAAGGGGATCAGACCACTAGTGCCAACGGAACCTTTGTTACTTGTTGCCTGGAACTCAATAAAATAGGATGAACCGCTTTTTAAGTAATTAATTAAATAAACTAGAGGGGTCGATGTCCTAACGTTAGATTGACTAATTAGCGTTTTATCTTTGTCATATAAGAACGCAATCCATGATCTGAATGGAACGTTTTCAGTCTGAGTGTAACTAGCCGAAAACTCGTAGGACCGAGAATTCACAACTCCAATTGGAGATACTAAAACATTCGGCCTAGACGATGTTTGGAATATCTCTGTGTCCGAGACTGCAAAGTTATTACCAGAATCCCATATCGTGACTTGAACTTTCAATTCGTATCCATTTGGCAAAGCAAATGCTGGAAGGGAATAGTTCTTCGCAAACGATGTTATTCGACCACTATCATAGAGCAGATTGTTATCTTGATTTCTATAAATCCGAACCTCAAAAGCTACACTCATGTCACCTGAACTTTGCCAAGATACTTTAATCGAATCTTTTGCATCAACAGTTGTACCCTTTAAATTAATGTTATAGGGTTTTTGTGTGGCCAATAAATCACCTCATTTCTTTTAGTATTTGGATATAAGAATCTTCGCAGATTGAAAACCTTCACCTAGATAACCATAAGCGCCAAAGTCGGTGAATGTGGCATTTATTGCACCAAATTGTTTAAGTGAACCGTTGGATTGAACACCAATTACACCTGCTATAAATGTGTTACTCTTATTCCATGTTGAGTCGGGATAGTTAAAATTAAAGTCTGTTCCGTTAACAGTTGCATTTGCTACCAGAGTAGCTGAAACAGTTCTTTCTTTTAATTTCATGTTGCCGTCCATGTCTACGGACATAATATCTTTCCAATTTTCAATTTGATGTCCTAAATTTTTGGGTTTTACTATCCATGCGAGTCGTAAGTTATCCATTGAGGCTTGATTGGAATACGGATTGAATTGCCCTGTGTCATAGAAGTCGATAGGGCATATTTGACCAAAGAAAGAGCTGTTTCTGTTACCCTGGTCACTTCCAAACATCCCATGAAACGAATTCCACAAATCTCCGTTATAAGCATATCCATATTCTTCGTATTTCTTGTTTGAGTCCAGACTTCCACCATTAAACTTTCCAAGCGACACCCGTTTATATGGACTAGTACCATTTCCGTCGATTTCAAAGCCTGCTCCACCTACAGTAGTTCCACCATAAGAGTCGAACATAAATGTGTTGTTCCAGCCAAGCATAATTCCAAACTCTTGCCATTTCCCGTTTCCGTCAAATGCACCAATTTCCTCACCGACTAAATTTCTGGTAGGATCGTTTTGTGAATATTGATTTCTTCCACTAGTTCTCCAGATTCCTATACTTTGATTTGTATAGTCGCCGTAATTTTCTTCTCCTGGATACGTCCCTTTGTTCTGAAATTGCAGACCGAAAGAGTTGTAATTTATGTTCTTCCTTTTGAATCTTTTTGCCTCAAAATCGTAGTGAGCGTTAATTAGTATCCATAATTCTGAGTATTCTACACCGCCCCGAATACCTTCAATGACGGTAAAGTTAAACGGTGCATTTTTGGTGAAATCCTCTTTTGATCCAATTGCCAAATTGCCTAAAACTTTATTCGCCAAAACCATCGTTTCATAATTTTTGTCTGCAAATCTTTTGTAGGGTACAAATTTGCTTTTAGAGTCACCGTTTACATAAACAACGTATACAAGATCTCCGTCATTAAAAATTACATCTGGGTTACAAGGGACATCTTGAGTCTGAGATGAACCATCAATATTAATCGAGAGCAACGTTTTAGTTTTTACCTTGTTTACAGTTCCTAAATGCCAATGACCATTTAAGAGTTTCATTTCTTTTAATTCAAGCTGCACAATCTGCCTAACTGCTTTTATAAAATCTTCATTCGTCAACCGATCACCTCCTTAGATGAAATTCCAATCGGTTATGACGCGGCGATACTTCATGCATTCACAATTCATTAATTGAGGATTTAGAGGTAGCGAGAAACTACGGATAAGATATTTTCCCGTAACAGAGTTTTCTTCGTCCTCTATCTCGATAACATCATTTACATCATGAAGATAATTTGGACTAAGCGATAAAGAGACTCTTTCTGCATAACCAAGCCGATTCATAAGTTCATATTTAGCTCTCCATTTACATTCTTCGTTCGTTGAGAGAAGACTGTCCGGATTGCCGCTGTTGTGCTCATAGGTAATTTCTCCAATCTTCTCAATGGAATAGGGGTGGCCTTGCCAAAGTGGATCGGCTTCTGTAACGACTAACTCAAATCTGCTCTCAGCAATTTGGCTCGATCCCCCTAAAACCAATATTCGATTAGCTAATTGATTTTCATCAAACTTTCTCACGTTCCCCGCATAAAACCGTTCACTCAGATCGCCGTAGGTGTATCTCCAAACTGATGGCGATTGTTCAAATTGATTCAGATCGATCTTGCGCAACCTAAGATACCCGTTTACATCATAAAAAAGCTCACACTTAGCAAGTAGAGCCAGATCAGACATTGCTTTATAAATATTGTCGCTCGGTTGAAAAGTAAACGTGTATGGAATAGTTTCTGAGATAGGGTCAAAGTTAAATTGGGTTTCGCCATATTTTTGAGCCAATAGTTTTATGATAGCTCCAATATTTCCACCAACTTCAATTGTAGTTTCTGTTCTAAACTTCCCTCGCTTATCCGTACAAAGAAACATTTTATCCATACCCGATAGGCTAGTTAGTTTACCTTCTGATGTATGACTATCTTCAGGCTCAGACAGGACAAATACTCCTTGTGGAATGTACTCAACCTCGCCAGTCCTAAGCTTTAGACCTGTATACACTTTGACTCGTTTATCAATCCAAATAAGATTATCTTCACCAAAGTTAAACTCGTTTTTCTTGTTCAATAACTTGAAGGAGAAACTACGTCTAACTGGACGAGAAGCATCAACAGAAATGGAACCAGAATCTTGAGCCGTGATTTGCTTTGTAAACTCGCTAATGTAATTCATTTGAGAATCATAAAATTCAAATTTCAAATACATTTGTTTGATTGGGCTTTTTAAAGCAGCCAAATATTCAGATGAGCAATATTGCATTTTTCACCTTCTTACTCATTCATAAATTCGTTGTAGTCTTGAATTTCTAAGAAATCAATCGTTAAAACTCCATAATCATAATCTCTCCATGTATTTAGCGGCGTACTAAACCTCGGATTACTACAGTCGCAGACAAAGATTCTACCTGTATCAGATTTAACGATAAAAGGACGATGGTCGCGAATAAACGTATTCACAATCTTCTCATAGTTCTGGCCAGAACGTTCGAACTCACTTGGAATAATTGCGGTGCTTAGAGAAAAAGTGTGATAATCCTTATCGAAATAATATACAGAAGGGAATCGAGAGAGTGTTTCAATTACCGTTCTGCCTTGATTTAAAGCTGTTTCGACACTACCGATTTCTCCAATAGCCGAATCAAATCCGAGTATTGCGTCTGTTTCTTTATCAACTAACCACCAGCCAACAAAATCGGATTTTACATGGACTTCAACCGGCTTTCCTCCCAAATCATTTTGGGCGATAGGAACGATTGTATAAATTAGCTCATCATTTGGTTGCGTGTAATCTTCGTAGTTGATGCTGAGATTATTTACAAAAGGAATATGATCAAGGGTAACAGAATCAATTTCATTGACTCTTCGGCGCTTAATTGCAAAGGATACAATCTCTAGACCACTATTAGATATATTACCGCCTTCCAGGTCTCCAGCGAATTTAAATATCGCTCGATGGTCAATCTCCCATTTGGTTTTACCTTTATCAGTTGGCGTATCTGTGCGGTCTCTAATCTCTAATTCATCATAAATTCCGCCTTTAATTTCACCATAAAAGATGTCTTTTATTGCGTTTCCTGGACTGCGGAAAAATTGCGTACCATAAAAATCGTATCCGATAATTGTCATAATTCACCTCCATAAAAAAGAAAGAGAGGCCGAAACCTCTCTTCATTAAGTTCTATTTGATTTAATTAAGTTATTCAATCCGCTAAACAACTCAGTTGGGTTATTAGCTTGAATTGTAAAATTGGACAAGTTGTATGTTGGTACGGCGGTTTCTTGATTGTTTCTAATTGGAGAATCGGGAATAGCATTACGTACATTTCCCAAAATGCTTCCAACAAAATTAATTGGCTGCATAATGATACTTTTTAGTTTAGCTATGTGATCCTGTGTGAATACTTGCTCTCCAAGTTTCAGGATTGCCGGGACTTCATTATTGGCAAGAGGGGGAAGCCCAGCGGTTCCACCTGTGTGATATTTAGGAATGCTCGAAGAGGATGGGGTTGCGCCACCAGACATGGATGCCATAGCCGCCATAATAGCCTGCATTTGCCGAAGCCTGTCTTGAGCTGCCGACACCATTGAATCAAGTCTTGATATGGCGCCGTTTTTATATTCATCTAATACTTTATGAAACGCCATCTTACCTGCTTCTGTATTCTCAACCATCTCTTTAAGATGTGTTTTTAGATCTTCAGCTTCTTTGTCATAAATGGTTTTAAGAGCATCTATCTTTGTTTGGGTATCCTGAGTAAGAAATTGATTTAGTTGCGACAGATAACCGGCATACATATTCATGCTGTCTAGTTCGGATTGATGAACCTGTCTAAGCGTATCTAATCGCGCCTGTTCATTTGCAATTTCAGTATCATATTGCGATTTTAACTGACCAATTTTGTTCTGTACATCCTGTAAACCAATCCGATACAGATCCTCTAAACTCTTCACATAAAGCTTCTGTGACTCAAGTTCATTCTGATGAATAACTTTAGTTTTATCTAGCTGTTCTTGCAGTTTCTGAATAGTTTCATTTTTGGTCTTTTCTAGTTGATCAATGCTATCTTGGAGAGCTTTCTTTACATCTTCGCGCTCATACTGCTTTAGAAGATCGTCGCGCTGCTTCTCTAATTCAGCAACCTTCCCTTTATCATAGGTGAGTATTTCCTTGCCATCGGCATTAATATAAGAAAAGCGCTTATCATTCTTAACCTTATCAAGCTCGTCATTGATATCTTTGAGTTTCTTTAAGCGATCCTCTTTATCAATCTGCTCATCAAGATTCTTTAATGTTTCTTTCTGCTTATTGATTTCATCGTCATAAGATTTCTCTTTTGCTTTGATTAACTGGACAAGCGCTTCTTCTTCATTTTTGTACTGAAGCTCTTTGACTCGGATGGAGTCGTTAAGCGAATCAATTTGAGTCTTCAACCCATTAATATATTTAGTCTGCTCTGTAATTGAGGAGGATGAGAAGTCAGCACTGTTTTGATAATTCTTAATGGCTTCAGCTATCTCGGTAACTTTCTTCTTATACGATTCTAAGTCTTCCCGTGTACCCAGAGTGGATTCAACGAAATTACCTTTAACATACTTACCATCTAATGCATCTAAAGCAGACAGAATGGAGTTGATAGAAGTACTAAAGTCAGTTGTATTAAAGGTATCCTTGACTTCAAGCGCCTTGTTCAAACCTTCAATAATTTTATCGTTTCTTTGCTGATGCAGTTTGATTTGATTTTCTAACGATGCCTCTTGCATACGGTAGGCCGTTTCAGTTTGCTTAATAAGACTATTCGTTTCATTCATAAGCTTTTTGATATTTCCAGCAAACATGATCTGTCCATCAATCATATTTTTAAGTTGATCTGCGTTATTGTATGGCATCTCCATCATGCTTTTCATGTTGGATGCGAGAGCGGTAACATTAGCCTTATAAGCATTCAATCTTACTCTGGCATCGTCGGATGTATCAATAGGGGAGAATCCGTTCGGATATTTCCTGTCAATCATATCGATACTTGCCATGATAGCATCTACTGAATCCGTTAGTTCACTTGGATTGAACGTTTCCTTTGTCTCCAACTTTTTCCGAAGCTTCTCGATCGTTTCATCTGTAGCTTGGGAAGTTTTCTCCATTACCTTGTTGAAATCTTCCTCATACTTGGACAGGAGTTCTTGCCTGACGCGGTAAACTTCCTTATCCGCATTTAACCGCTCTTCAGAACCTTGCTCATACCTAGCCTGAACACGTTCCCAAGCAGCTAATTCATCGTCTAAGGATAGCCGCTTATAATATTTCTCTTGATCGATCCAATTTTTAGAAATATCAAATTGTTCTTTATTGTACTTAGCCATGCTTTCGGTAATCTTCTTCTGAGTCGCTTCAACCGCAACTTGATAGTCCCACCATTTATTGCTGAGTTGGCTAAGATTGTTTTCTTTTTGTTCAAGTTGCTTAAGCAGGTCGTTCTCCTGTTTCTGATTAAGTTTTCCTACGGCGATTTTATTCTTAACATCTGAAATTTCAGAACGAAGGCGTTCGGCCTCATTGTGAGCGAGAGCCTGCATCTTCTTCCGAATCTCAATTTGTTTTGTTAACTCGTCCCTATAATCCTTTGACGTGTCAGGATAACGATTGATGATTGCTTCGGACTCCCTGAGTTCATCGTCAAGTCTCTGCAAAGCGCGCTCATATTCGTTGATTTTATACTTTTCCGATTCGTCATAGGGGGACGGTTCGGACTTTGTTTTAGCTTTTTTCTCTTTAGCTTTCTTATCTTTTGCTGGCTCAGACATACCAACCTGTTCAAGACCGCTCCTAGTTGTATTGGCCAACCCTTCAATTCGTTTCTTTATTGCTTCGATTTTGCCTAGTTTCACTTCGGTATCAAAAAGAACATCAAAAGTTTTTGTTGCCTCTTCGACTCCAGCCATATCATTTTCTCTACCCATTTGACGAATATCAGCAGATACTTGGCTCTTTTTTGTAGAGATTTCCCCTAAGGCTTCGGCGACAGATTTGATACCTTCCACCTGTATACCATAGAGCTTTAACTCTTGAATAGTGGTCTGTTCAAGCTTATTGAGGTTATCAATCATTCCTTGCTCTTGATCTTTATAAGCCTGTATTTTCTCATCCCGAAGATTGATTACAGCATCGACGTTATTTTTGATTTGACCGTTTTCGTCGATTATCGCTTCGGTGAAACCTTCAACCTGAAATGAGAGCTGAGCAACCTCGTCTGCGGTCATCTTTTTCCCTTTACCCATCGCATCAATCAATTGATTTAAAGGTTTTATTTGATCGGATGCCGCTTTATAGTTTCCTGTTAAGCTCGAAAAGACAGTATTCAGGTTAACAGCCGAATTAGCTGCGCTATCAAGAGATCCCTTAGCCGAATCAAAACTGCTTCTAAGCAAAGATACTTGGCTATCCGTTAAGCCAAGAGTGTCTTTTAAAGCGTTGAATGCATTTTTTGCCTCTTCAGTACCACTATTTTCTTTTAAAAGTTTTAGAAAAGAGGAGAAGTTCTGAACAGTCTGAGTCATTTTTTCAGAGTCTTTAAAATTTGACACATCTAAAGATTTAATTACAGTGGCAATATTTTTACTTGCTTCTGCCGGTATGTCAATGTTATTTAACTTTAGGAAAGACTCTACAACTGTTTGCATTTTGTTTTTTAGGACATCTGTTTTTAATGCAATCTCATTTTCTTTATTTAGTATTTTGATTTGAACAGCATTAACATCGCCGTATATATTTTTGATGTTGTCTTTATTTACAAAAAGATACTCACCGACTAAATCTTCTTTTAATTTATTGAGCGATTTTTTAGCTTTTTCAATTTCTTCGATTGTACTGGAAAAGTCAGATTTGGCATTATCGACTTTTCCTTGTCTTTCAAGTTGAGCTAATTCCTTTGTGTATTTTAGCTCCCTCTCAATGGCATCTGCATTAAGCAAATGCTTTTGACCTTTTTCATCTATACGAGCCACTAAATTAGGGAGTAGGGTAGAAAGGTCGTTTACAGTTTGTAGATACTTTTGTTCTTGATCTGGACTACTAAATGTCTTACCTTCATTTGTAAGAGCGTTTAAGGCTCTATACTGACTCAATAATGGTTGGATTTTATCCTGCTGCGTGTTCCATGATTCGGCAATCTGCTCATTCTGTGCTTTAACTTGATCTTGTATATCTTTATTTTTTTGGTGAGCCTGGTAAAGAGAAGTTAATCCACTGATTAAACCTGCTACAGCGATAGATAAACCCATTGTCATAGTAGCCTGCAGAGCTATGGTAGCAACTCTAGCCCCAACCGCTGAACTTGTATATAAATTTGTAAACCAGGATAGCGATTTAAATTGGAGGGCTGCATTAGCGAGGCTCTGGCTGAGCGCTCCAACAGTGTTACTTCTAACGGAGACATTAAAAGCGATTAGGGCAGCAGTGGCAACTCCTGCTAGTGAGCCCAATCCTCCGAAGGTATCTGTTACACTTCTTAGTACTCCTATAAGACTTGTTCCCAGATCAATTATTTGATTCAAAGCCCCCGAGTCCATTACTCCTTGCCAGAAGTTTGTTGCCTCATTCTTCAACTTAGCGATATGCCCCTGCATGGATTTAAGGTAAGTTTCATTTTCCTTAGCGGCACTTCCAAAGCTATTTAGGCCCGCTTGTAGAGCACCTTCCGCATCTTTAAAATTAGAAATGAGGGAGGCAGCAATATTGCCTTGAAGTTTGCCTGCAACAAGCTCTAGGATGTCACTTCGTTCAAATTCGCTGAGCTTACCCCAAACTTTAGATAGATCCTGGAATATTTCATAAGTACTCTTAAACGTATTTTCGTCTTTTTGCAATGTTAAACCAATTGACTGAAATTTTTGTTCTAAAGAGGGAACAAGGTTAGATAAATCTTCCCCTTCTTCGGAAATGCCGCGTAATCTCATGGATATAGTTTTAAGCGCCTGTCCGACTCTCGCTGGATCTTGAATAGTGCTATTCGCTCCAGTTGCTAATGCGACTGCTTGTTCAATTGTGTTTCCTGCTTCGGAAAGACTCGCCGCGCTTCTTCGCATTGCTTCGCCAATCCCCGCACTTGAAATAGCAAACTTATTGCCTACTTCATTGTAAATATCTACAATTTTTCTTACATTCTTACCTTGAGAGTCAACTTCCATACCAAAGCCTTTAATTGTGGAAATGAGCGATTTAGAGGCATCCTCTGCACTCTTTATGTCTCCGACATTTTGGTAAACCAGCGTCTCTTTAGCAAGGACTTTAGCCTGCTGAATGTTGTAACCAAGTCTAGCCCATTCGGTTGCAGATTGAATTACATTTACCGTCAAGTTACCAACAGAGTTCGCAATTTCACCAGACTCACGAACAAATTGAGCGTATGTTGCAGTCGTCTCATCAGTTACTTTCTTAAGATTTGTGAGCGCCGTATCAATTTCAAGTATTGATTTTAGCCCTTCCTGAAATTGACGAAGAGGGAAATAGAAGGCGGTCATTGCGCCCATCCATAGTGGTATTCTCTGAATGGCTACAGCAAATTGTTGTCCGAATCCCATAATGTTTGAACCGGCAGTTTTCGCAGATGTTACAACTTTCTTCAATTCAGTATCGATACTACTTAAAGCATTTTTATAATTTCCAATTGAGGATACATTGCTGAGTTGGTTATTTAGATTCTCGATTTGATTGCTGACATTTGAATCTGCCCCAAATCGACGCTGAATATCATTAAGTTTATTCTGCATATTAGCTTTTGATTGTAGATAGTCCTGGTCGCGCTTTTGGTTCTGCTGTAGTGCTAAATAGTGTGTTTTCTCAAGCTCTTCTTCACGCTTACGAGCGTCTTTTAGAGCTGAATAATGAGCACGATCTAATTCCTCAGATTTCTTATTTAATCTCTCTTGCTCCTTAATTAAATCTTCACGCTGTTTCTTATAATTGGTTACTGCTTGAGAATTAATAAGAGTTGAACCGTCTGATTCTAAACGGTTTGTAGTGGTTTTATACCCATCTGTTGATTTAACGGTGTAGCCATTTATCTTGTCAGCTTTATTTTTGCTGATTTTAATAGAGTCGAGCTCTGCTTTATTAAGCTGCTCAACGCCCTGAGTTAGCTTTTTAGTAGCAGTCTCTTCGTCCTGAATTGCTCGTTTATTTTCATCATGAATCGTTCTTGTTTTACTGATTACTTCGCCATTTTTTAATACTTTTTGAGTTAGGGTTTGAACAGACCCATCTAAGCGTTTATGAACCACTTGAGATTCCGAGACAACCTTATTTTGATCTTGACTTATACTTTTCATTTTCTCAACGGAAACTATAAGGTCTTGAATTCCCTTGCTAAGATTCTTATCGATCTGAATATTTAGTTTTAAATTATTTATTTTATTCTCAAGCAATTTTACTGCATTATTAATTTCATTCGTCGACTTTCCAATATTAAGTCCGGCAGATATTAATATTCTTAGATCATTGGACATAATTACCTCCAAAAGTGAAATAAAAAAGAAGCGAACAAAGTCGCTTCTTAAAATTCAATATTTATATGTGTAGAAGGTTAAGGATCAATATGATATATTTTCCTTATAACTAAATTGGGGGTTCCTTATGGCGCTAATTTGGATTTTAATGATAATGGCATGTCTCCTTGCGGTGACTGTAAGTATCGGATTGATAATTTCAAAATCAAATAAATCTAAGGGAATTTTGGGACAATTTCAATCAAAGCACGTATGCGGAATACCCAATTTGGATTCCGGGGTAGGGGCAGACATAAAGATTTACTCAGATAAACTGACCATAAATGACACACAGATAATTCCTATTGACAGGTATGTTCAAGCAAGATGTCTGCTTGCAAGAGAGCTAAAATTAAGCGAAAAACAAAAATCTGTTATCCTTCGTGCGGTAACTGGCGGTATGCTGCTTGGTCCTATTGGTGCAATCGTGGGCGGTATGAGCGGTCTTGCCAACCAAAGTAAACAAGATGAAATTCTTCAGCCATATATTCAAGTGGTTTATTTTGATAAAAATAATGAAAAAAAAGAAGCACTCTTCTTGACTGGGTATAGTTACGATTTTACAAAAGGTATTGTCAGGTTGTTTAATGAGTCTGCAGGCAGAGAAACGAATGTCGAAGAATTACAATATGAAATATAACTGGACTATCTTAACCGATCTTTAAGATCGGTTTTATTATTATCAAAATGACACTGCACCTTAATAGATGCAGGCTGTTTTGATAATAATGCTATAGATTTTTCAGAAAACACTTTAAAGACTGTTCATTAAGCGACAATTGCTTCCAAAGCTTAGCGATATTTATATGTATTTTGATAACAATCTCCTCCTTTTGAAAGAGATGATACCAGTTATCATTCAAATATACAATAGTTTTACTTTTATTATCTTTTGCTTACTATAAAATGCTGATTTTATGGTTAAAAAAGATCATCCACATCATCTTCGCCCTCTTTAACAACGTAGATTTTTGTTGTCTCGGACGATTGATGCCCAAGCAGATTCTTTACCTTTTCGATGTCCTTACCTTCGACAGCTACTAAGTTTGTTGCTCTAGAAGAACGAAGTTGATGGGGATGAACCCTGCGTCCAACAATTTCCGAAAAAACGTCTGTGCACCAATCGTTAAATGCTGTAGGACTGAGCTGTTTAGTATTTCCAGCCTTTGTCTTATGTACAAAAACATAGGGGCAGTCGTCGTCTCCACGTACGGAAAGCCATTTCTTGATAGCAGTCATCGACATGTCTGAAAAAATTAGCTTTCTGACCTTTCCTTCTTTTCCTCGTCCTTTTGTACGGATATTATGGGTCAGGTAGTAATTCTTTTCTTCTCCAGTTTTCATATCCTTGGAATACTGGTAAGTGGCAACTTCTTTTAGGAGTTGACGTGTTTCTCCTCTTCGACAACCTGAATCATAACTAAATAAAACATACGCAAGCATTTGCCACTCTGATCTTTCTTCTAATACATGTATCAAATTATCTATTTCAGCCTGAGAAAGCGGCTTTTTCTCATGTCTTGCTGTTTTGGGTGGATTAGGTATCTTCTTGTTATAAATGTTACGGAACAATGGATGTTCGTCTGCATAATAAACTTCTAAATAGCCGCATAGGGAAGAGACTGCTGATCGTTTTAATTTAACGGCACTAGAAGATAGTCCTCTACTCATCAAAAAGTTTTGATACTGAAGTGCATGCTTAGGTTTCAATTCATAAAGAGGTGCGTTCTTACATTTCTCTCTAACAAAGCGGAAAAAGATTTTCAATGCTGATTCATACTGTTTTAAAGTTTGAGGGGAGAGGTGCTGCTGTTGGAGAAACTCATCCACAATCTCTATGTTATATTCGTTTACACTATTCCATTCTTCCTCTGTTACTTCGGGCAATTTTTCAACTTCTGCCATCCATTCACTTCCTTAATCTGTCTTGATGCCTCTTTTATGCAGTCCGTTCTTCATACTATGAATTAATTTATTAGATTCTCTTAATTCTTCTCTTGTTGTATCAGTGAAGGGGCGTGGCTTACCTGCATACTCAAAATTGTAAGTGTAACCCTTACCAGTCTCAACAATTTCACTTACATTTCGGTCCTCATCATTTCTCACTGATTCTACAGATAATAAACTTCCATTTATTTTAACTTCGATGTTCGAAGGATCAATTAATCCACCTTGATAACCCGATCGATCATATTTTTTGGGTTGATACACATCGTAAACTTCTTTCTGCATATTCTCTTGAAGTGTCTTCACTGTTAAATCAGAAACCTCTTCTTTGAGCGATGAATTGATCTGTTGCTGCAAAAAAGATAGAGTATCCGTTAAATTATTGAACTCTTTCATTGGATACAGTGTCTTTTAGATTCTCAAAAATATCGCTATTTTGGAGTTCAAGATTGTCCAGATTATTTCTGACTTCTTCTCTTGCTGCATTGATTTGCTTCGTTGCCTCTTTGTGAATGCGGAGGCTTTTTTCAATTACCGAATAAACTTTAGCGATCTCGCTTACATCGAAGCTTTCTTCAAGCTCAACGACATACTGATTATCGAGTAGCTTAAGGAAGAGATCAAGTTTAGTAGGAAAGTCTGTTGGCAACTCGGGGATCAATTTGGAAAAATAAATAACTATGTGAAGATATAAAAGACTGTAAAACATTTTGTTGTCATTAATTTTTCCTTGATGTTTCTCATATTGAGTTATAAAGTTTGCAAGCGACTTTACCATTTCATCTATCTTGGTTGGTCGAAAAGATTTATAAATTTCAGTGTAGCTTCCATCTTTAAAGTCTACTTTTTGAAGCATGTCGTAGTCTGTATCGAGGGCGTTAATAGAATCACTCGTGAGTGTTAGTCTATTCATTATATTTTCCTCCAATTTAATTAAGTAGGGGACTATGTATTTAAATTCTAATCGTTCGTAGTTTTGAGCTCGGCAAGTGGCGATAAGTCATAAAATGTGTATTTCATTGTCAAGATAAAAAAATGGGAAGAAACCGAAGTGGCGTCTTCCCAGGAAGATAAGGACTAAGTAAGTGGAATACGAAGTACTTGTCCAATCACATTACTGTCTTTAGGTTTAAGCACTTTTAAATCAAATTGCTGCGCCTGACCGTTGCGCTCGGAAGCTGTCTTAATCGAGAAATTGCCCGTAGGGACTGCGCTTTCGAAAATGTATTGGATCTTATACAGAGGGGTTTCATCGTTATCAATTTCTAAAGTTTCAAGAATTAGTTTTGTACCTTTTGCAAATACACTGTTGTCAATGTTAATGGTTTCTGTCTTTGCAGAAGTTGCATATTGATAAGTCCTAACATCAACTTTTTCACCTGCAGTAACACCTGTTGTAAAGGTTACATCTTTATTAGAGAGTGTATAATTGGCTTTTGGGACAAGGGTCCCGTCAGCTTTGTAAATTACCAAAGTATCAGCAATCGGTGCTTCAGGAAGCGAAATTTTGATTGTGCTTGAACCGCTGGCAGTGTACCATTCTGGCATAGCATACGCTCTGCCTGCTCCTGTTACAATAGACTGACCGAGTTGACGGGCCATCCAATCATAACGGAATAGACTGTCAGTCATCTTGACAGAAATATCTCTGTCAGAATGAAGAACGCCTTGTAGTGCATTACCGCGTCCACCTCGAACCTCATTTTCTTTTACGTTAAAATCAATATCTCCACTTTGAAGAGTAGTTGATGCAAAAGTTTGACCACTCGGGTCAACTAAAAGTGCAATAAATACGTCTGCAATCAATGCCACTAGTTATTCCTCCTATAAAAAAAATAAAGAGCCAAATGCCCTTTTAATTTCTTAGTGCTTTATTTAATTGATTTAGGTTTTCCTTGCCGACGAACAAATTGTCATATGGATTTTCAAACATATTGATTTCCTCTGCAAAATGCTCGATAGAAACTTTTTCAGCACCAGCACATTTCATCGCAATCGAAGTGTGATAACTCTTATCTCTCGCTATGCGTTTGAAATCAGCGGTTAATTGATAGATGGTTTGTTCCCCAATTTGGTCGTAGGTTTTACCAGTAATTACAGAGACCGTTGTAATCATGTCTTCGAAGGTGATAGGGATACCGTTTTTACTTTTAGCTTCAATAGCCTTATTAGCCCATTCTTGAGTGAGCTTATTTTTGTAAACCTTTTGCTCAAACAGGAGGTTCTGTCGCATGACAATTCTACGAAAGTTTTCATAGTTACCGCTATATACCTTCTTATCAGCACTTATGACAAACGAGCAGCCATTATTGTCTTCGTGAAGTAGAGGATCGTGACCAGTCACTAACTTAATAAGCAGCTTAAGCTGTCGTATCATCTCGACATCTTTATAACCGTATACTATAAGATCTAATAAAGGGTATTCTTGATATTCGTTAGAGAAATGATTCTTATTAATGTAGAGGACATTCCTGCAATCATTAAACTCGTCGTAGTCTTTTACTTTGACAGGGTAAATAAAACCGGCGTCTTTTTCTAATTCAGGTTTGCCCAATATGTACTTAACGGATTCCATCAATTAACGCTCGACATACTATAGGTTACCTGGTAGCCAGAATAATCCGCGTTGTAACGGATAAGTCTACCTCTGTCAAATTCCATTTTTTTTATACCGGCTACTCGTTCATTGTTAACCATCTTATCGATCTCACTCAAAATAGAGTATGGACGGAAAAGACCTGTCCCATGTAAATTCCATATTTCGTTATGAATAAGGATATCAATTACTAGGCTACTGTCTTTTATTCCTTTGTTTTCATTGGCCAATTTGAAGTTGTCAAAATAGATGCTTAAAAAACTAGATTGTGCAGATTGTTCTCCTGGAATTTTCGGCATGGGGTAAATGTGTGTATGTAATAATTCAAAGCGTTGATCTTCTGTCAGATCCACTTCAGAAAGTGGATCATCTACTGCGTAGAATAGTAACTTACAAAGATCCTGATTCTCAATGAGAACGGAAAATATATTGGTTACATATTGATTAAGTTGTTCAAATTTTGCCATTCATTCACCTCAATAATCTTATACTAGAGGTTTCATTTGCAGACGTAGCCATCTATATATTGAGGCATCTTTTACCAAAGATACCTTCAGTTGGATGTAGCCGGAATTTGATCTGTTATTTTTTACAATACAGGATTCATTGGTTTGAGAATTAATCAATCCGAGAGAGGTGGGGGAGATCTGATCGTCAGAAAATAACTGCCATTCTAAATTTTCCAAAACCAATGAACTATTTTCATATACTTTTGCAATATATGTTTTAGACTGACCATTCTTAATCTCGTGAGGTAATGTGGAATTGGACTCAATTTCAATAGTGTAAAGTTTAGGAATATCTACAATAGTCACATCAATAGATGTTGAGATTGAAGGATTGTCTGCTAAAGATGCTGTAATTATTACTTGACCGACACTGTGAGCTGATAAAATTCCACTTTCATTTACCGTTGCCACTGCTTCATTATTAGCAGACCATATAATAGGCTTACTGACTAGAGTTCCGTTATTTTTTACTTCTGACCGAAGTTGCAATGTGAAACCAACGGAGATAGAAGATGGGTCGTCATTGATAATTGCTAATGAGTAATTGGCAGTATTACCTCTGTAATCCGCAACTTCTAACTCTAAATTATCAGAGTTAGCCACGGCATCTTCTTTTAAGGTTAAATTGATAATACCTCGTTTGCTAATTCGATCTACTCCTATTGCCTTCCAAGCGCGTTGATCTAAAATAAATCTCTTATCTTTACTTATTAACTTTGTATTCTCATTAAGAGGAATAAGAATGTGCCTATACTCGTTACCTAAATTGATGATCTGGCCCTCATTCACGCCTGAATTAGCATTTGATATGCTATTAAATGTAAACCATGTGTCTCTCATAAGACCATCGCCGTTAAGCCATTTTAAATTTCCAAGGCACTTTGACATCGTTCCAGCATAATAAATGGTAGATATGCTTTCCATTGAAGTAATAAGCCATTTTTCATAATTCCATTCAATTAAGTCCCCGGCATAGAGTGGAACTTTTAACTGGGAAACTATGTCTTTTGTTCCCTTCGAATCTGAATTATCTGTTATCCATACATCAGCAGGAGTAGCGGCGTCATTCTGATAAACTAATGCATAAGAAGGAGAGTCGCTAAAAATTTCACCTATTCTAAGAATTTCATTATTTATCTCACGCTGTCTTATGGTTGTGCCGATGGCGTTCATACGTAGAGCAAATCTTTCTTGCCAACTCATTAGGTGCCACCGCCTAAACCACTATAATCAGGTTTATTATAATTTTCTCCTGTTTGAAGATATGAGTATTGCCTTTTTAGTTTGAACACACGTCTCTCCGTTTCTTCTCTAAGTTTTAGAAGAGCTTCTAAATGATTAGCTTGAGAAGTAAACTTAAAGTCTTTACTGGACATACGCTGTTTAATTAGGGAAATATTGTTTATCTGGCGGTCTTGCCATTCAAGTACCATAAGATTACCAAGAATACTAATAGTGCCTAATGATAAATCTTCTATGAACTCCTTAATTAAGTCGTCTTTATTTCTTATATCCTCTTTAGGGAATTCAAATTTAACGATTGATTCATTTAACAAATCTATCATATCAAGTTCGGCTTCCTCTACAGAAAGGATAGAGTAGAGGTCATCTTGAATTTTACCAGTGAAAATAGAAAACACCTTAGAAAATGGAGTGGGCAAGCATACCTCTCCTTTATTTAGTCTTTACGCCTGTTTTTTGATCTTCTTTTCCTTGTTGGATTGCAGAAAGAATATCGATGCCAGTATTGGCCTTTATGACTTCAATTTTATTCAAGTCGGCAAGTTGAATTAGTATCGCAACATGTGCAATTTTTTCTTTGATTGCGTCTGAAGCATTACTAAGAACTTCTTCCAAATCTTCTTGTGATCTACAGAGCAATTCTTTGATTCCTTGATCATCAAGCATATATTCTTTTTCTACGGGTAGACCTAATTCTTCGCGCACATCAATGTCTGTGATTAAAAGGTCATCACGTAGAAGTTCATAACCACCCGCGGTATTTACTAGTTCTTTCAATTCTTCAAGAGATATTTTCTTGTCTACGTTTGGCTTATCCCATCTTCGTTTTACTCTATTGAGTTCAGAATAATAGAATACAACACCGCCGTTATTATTAAAGACTGAGACCATAGTTTTATCAGTTAGTTTTCGATTTGCCATATTGAAATATTCGCTCCCTTTATAATTTAATAATAGAGGACGGGATTATCCGTCCTCAAAAATGGATGTTATTGTAGAGCCGTGTTCTTATAAACCGCAAAGTAATTAGTGAACAAAATATTGCTACCGATTTTTTTGTATGCTTGGAATTCCATGGAATCATCGGCATTTTGTACTTCTTTTACAACTGTCTGCCCCTCAAGAGCCACTTTTACAATTTTTTCATCTTCTGTACCACCGGTAGGTACAATGAAAGCAAATTGAGGATTGAGAACTTTGGTTGTGTTACTGGAATCAGTAAAGGATTGTGGAAGTACGATTACATTCGCACCTTCAAAACGGCCAATATATCCTTGATTGCGCATATCTGCCTTGTCTGGGTCACCGACAAATCCAGATGCAGGCGTAATTGTACCGGCGAATTCTGGTGTACAAATGATGTTCGCATTACCGCCATATGCCTTAATAGTTGTAATCAAGCGTCTCATTTCTGCCGCATCAAAAGCTGCACCCGATGCTTTATTGGCTGCGGGAAGGCCATTAAAAGTAGCGATGAGTGCTGCTTGTACTTCTTCTAAAATTTTATATTCAATTCCATCGATGATGAGATTGACCAAATCGGTGAAATCCATCGTTCCATCTAGGAATTGTTCGAATTCCACATATGCAGCCCCGCCGTAAGCATGTGTGGCAACGTCTACATAATCGCTATCCAAGCGTACACGTTCGTAAATTCCACCAAGTCCAACACGTGTGATGAAGCGTCTAACATTATTACGACCAAGCTTACGTTTGAAGCGCGCGCGCTCACCTTGACCATAAGTTTTGACTTCTGCGAACATACCAATTGCTTCGATAATTTTTTTAGGTGCGACTTCATCGATTACTTGCTCAATGAGTTCAAAAATCTCAATTTTATTACGACGATAAGTATTAAAATCTGAAGCAAGTTCGCGGAATTTATCGCGCAATGCGCCTTCCATATCATTCAAAGAGAAGTTAGTGGGGGCTTGTTTTTTATAAACAGCGACCGCAAGTTGTTTAATTGTCATATCTGCCATTGTGTATTATCCTCCTAGTATTTTAAGTTTTTATTTACTACCCTTTATCTACGACAAATTTAAGACCGAGTTCACCGTTGGGAAGAGTAACACCTTTAACAACTTTTAGAGTTACTGCCTCGGTACCACCGGGGGATGCAACAATGCGAATGTATCCAGATGTAGAAGGAATTCCGTAAACTGTAGTGCTATTAATGGCCGCAGTGATGGCCACATAGTTGGCATAGGTCGCTGTGTCATATTCAAAGCTGTTTGTCTCGAAAGTGTCACCTCTTTTCAATTTCAACAATTTAGGAAGAAATTCACCGGGTTTTACACTGAAGTGTTTGCGCCCTTTGCCTTCGTAGTCTTTTTCTACAGAAGCATGAAGATAGACATAGTTAGTGATTCCAGTTGGTTTTTTGATGTCTTCAATTACTTCGTCAACGATTAATAGCATGCCATTTTCTGCTGGTGTAGATGCAAAATCAGTTGTATTCAAAGGGAATTGAGCTTTAATTTCACCTGTTTTAACTGCTGCAATGTGATTTAATTCGACCACACCATATACACTCGGTTGTTTAACAATAGCCATGATTTATATTGCCTCCTAGTTTCAATTACTTTTATTTTTAAAATCTTCGACTAAACTTGCCCATGTGGGTTCGTTAGATTTAGTCTGAGCCTCAAAATTAGCTAGAGATGTAGTTAGATATTCCTTAGATCCACGATTCGCAGAGAAGCTAGATAGACCCTTGCGTCCAACAAAAGAGAAGAGCTTATCTTCAAGTTCTTCTATAGCATATTTATCAACTTCATCTTGAAATGGTTTCTTCTCGTCATCAGTAAGATCTTTGAAGTTCTTAATTACATCGAGCTTATCCTGCTTTTCTCTTGCTAGTTTGTAAGCAGAGAGTTCATTGATTTGCACTTTTAATTTTTCATTGTCAACATTAGAAGAATATTCAGATACTTCAGCTTGCAATTTTTCATTCTGTGCTTTCGTAGCTTCAAATTGAGGCTTTAATTCGTCTAACTCAGTATTTATTTCCTCTAACTTAGTGAAAAAATCCTGTTCAACAGTCTTCTTTGTAATTTCCAATTCAGCGGCACTGCGATCAATAGATACAAAGGAAACAGCAGTTTCAATGCCTTCTTCTAGATCCTGGGGGACCCATTTGATCCTTTTCTTACTTTCAAAATCAATAACTACTGAGTCGCCACTTTTTGTATAGTTAAGACCAACTGGAAGATAACCATCTTGAGTGTCTTCAGCATATACTCTATTATCATCATGATCTATATACCAGTAAGCACGAACACTGTCATTCCATTTATCAATCACTCGCTCTAGAGTTAATGCTCCTCTAATTTCCTGTTGGAGTTGCTGTGCAGTAAGAGAGAAAGTGTTGCTATCTGTTTGTGACTTAACGATCTGATTCAAGTTTGTTTCTAATTCTTCAAGAGAGTATTGCTCAATGTTTGCTTTAAGTTCAGCAATGTCTTCATCTTTAAGAGTCGGAAATTTCTTGAACAGCTCCAATTTTTCGTTCAAGTTAACTCCTCCTTTATATTTATTATCATCCTCCTTAGAGGGTTGATTTAATTCTGAATATGTTGTGTTAAATTCATTCAACATGGATTGAAGTGAAGCGCTATTAAGACTAAAATCTACATTTTCAATTACAGATCCGCGCATTGCCGGAGTAATATTAGATCCCAAAATGCATGCGCCTTCAAATTGAAATTTAGAAAAATAGAAAACACCATCTTTTTTGAAGTTGCCTTCAATTGAAGATGGCGCTAGCTCCATAGATTGTGGACGAGAGTCATTATTAATAATAATCTCGGTTGCGTCTTTAAATTTGTTCCATAAGACTCCTTCAACAACTAGAAACTCTCTCGTAACATTATCATCGCACAGCTTATTTTCAAAGTAAGCTCTATTGTCTTCTGGGATAACACCATAGGCCCTACCTAAATACTCAACAGTTACTCCGTTTTCATCAATCATAAGTCGCTGTTCGTGACCTTTAAAATCTGCTTCATTAAGATTATCTACTTGTATAAAACCAAGGATAGGAATGTTTGCCAATGATGGAATAGCTTCTTCAATTACACTCTTTTCAAAATACGAGTTATTTAAGTTTTTTCCTGTATGACAAAGATATATTTTTACTTTTGTAAAGCGCGAATCAGGTAACTTCTCAATCTGCTCGAAGGTGATAGGGAGACTCGTGCTGACTGTAAGATTCATTCTTAACACCTCCTTTCCTATTTAGATCTATTTTTATTCCCATTTTTATTTCTCGTTTCTATTCCTTTTTCGCTTAAAGATTTTTCACCTTGCTCTGGTCGCCCTTGTTCACCACTTTGCGTATGAGTAGAGCGAAGAGGGGACATTAAATCATTCAAACCTAGCAAATCATTCTCATATTGAAGCAGGTTTAAGAATGTGGTTTGCTTTATACCCATTGTTACAATGGGCAATAACTTTGAATAACCAAGCGTAGCAGCATCTTTATACTGATCGTATTTTTCCTTCCAGTTAAATCTTGTGACTTCAGGAAATAGATTTTCAAACCAATAATTTTTTGTATTAACTAACGATTTAAACTTGTTGTCATACCATCTTTTAAATTGGTCAAGTAATGGAAACATCGTGTTTTCGTCTACATTAATGGAGTATGAAAGTCCAATACTGCCACCATCGGAACCTCCATTGAATATAATTCGTGAAGCACCGGCTTCATCAAAAACCATATTATTTGCTCTATTAATGTTGTCATTGATTGTCGATCCTCGTTCCTGCAGGTTAACACCTTGAACTTCGAGGGGAGTTGTTAGTACATCTATACCTTCTTGTGAAATCATTTTTTTGGCATTAGAATGTAGCGCCTTAGCTTCTTCTAATAAAATCGTAGGTTCTCCATCGTCATCTACTGGAAGCTTCTGAACGATCAATTTATATAAATCCATTTTTGTTTTTGATTTATCTAATTCTTTGTATTCCTTAAGGTTTATTAACTCAGGGAATATGTCTGCCAACATTGGTCTGGCGTCATCTTGAAATTTATGACATCTTGCATAACTCGGATTTAATTGAACCCATTCGGTCGATTTTCCATCTTTATAATCCAGGTATAATTGCAAAAAATCTTCAGGGAACATTTCAAACAACTTTAACTTCAATTGGATATCTTTATACGTATCGAAAAAGCGTAAATTAAACTCAATAGCATAAGAACCATTTATTTTATATTTAGATCGACAAAATTGCGGAGGGAGCTGCTGTAGAGTAATAACGTCATCTAACTGGCGTTCATAACCATAGAATACTCCATCCATTAAAGTCACTAACGCAATGAATCTACAGGATTCCTCGATGTAGGCTTTATCTGTATAGTCAAGAACTTTTTGAAAGTCGTTTTGGAACCTAACATTACTATATAATGATTTATCTTTTACTCTGGGTATTGTGAGGTAGCTGTAAGTTAGAATAGTGGAATAGTGTTGTATTAAATTTCTATATTGGCCTGAAATAGAGAAGAAGTAGTGAGATGCATTTCGTAACTTCTCTTCATCGTTGCTCTCCAGTATTGAGAATACCTGGTCTTTGGTAAACTTTAGCTTAGTCGAATTTGTTTTGTAAGATAGTGCATATATCCCTTGCGATAATTTTTCATATTGGACTACATCTCTTGTTGGTGGACCGATATTGGCTCACCTCCTTGAATTTCTAGTTATAAAATACATACCTTGAAATGTCGCTTTTGGGTCGAGACTTATTTGTAATGCTTTCGCGTCTAAGCTGTTGAAGATACCAGGCAAGCATTGCAACACAATATGCTCGGTCGTCATGCATTTTGCTTTGCTTGTCGGGCGGTAAATCATATCGGCAATTTCCGTTTGTGCTTTCAAATCGATAGATGCTAACCAGTTCTTCTTTTGCCAGATCTAATTGAATTAATGATGTAATCTCATCATTGGACAACTTGTATTTACTTTCTGTTACATTGCCTTTATCATCGAGTCTGTTGGTAAGGATAATGCCCTTATTATCATAAGTATCCGTAAATGAAATTAAGTCCAGATTCATCATTTCAATTAGTGCTTCAAACATATCTTTTTTGTATTTTTTTGGAGAAAGAAGTTTTATTTTGTCTACAGCAGAAGGAAACTTATTTATATAGTCTGCCGATTCGATCTTATCGATTAATCCCTTATGAAGACGGCCGCCCTTATCAAGCCATTGTTCCATAAAGTAGTCGGAGATAATCGTACCGCCTCCACCTGCGCCCGAATCAATTAATAAAGCTTCTATGTTCTCGTAATCAGCAAAACCTGCACCATTATAGTCTAATATCATTTGTTTAATGAATTCGGTTTGTTCCGGAGTACGCATAGGTGTCTTTTTCTTTTTTGCCATATCTGAAAAACTAACAGCATTGCATATTTTTAATTTATATCCAATTTGCTCATCACATATAATTTCTCCAACAATAGCAACCGAATTATCATAACTTCGAGCGGGATCATATGCAATTATATACCTTGATCCCCCTTCATTTGCTAAGGTGGGAGGGCGTAATTCGGAGTTTCTGATGATAGCTGCACGTTTAACAATTTGATCATTTCCTCCTTCAGTGGAGAAAACATTTTTATACTCGCGCATAGCTTTTTCTTTATTATCTCGCATCGCGGCGTCAACGGTTTCTTGCGATAGGAGTGAAACAGGGTACTTCTTACCGTTATGTGTGGCATTAATCACCAAATCACAACTAATATCTGCTACAAAGTACCTTTTGTCACCGAGAAACATTTTTTGCGCAAAATCACGATACTTACTGAAAAAATATGTATCAGTCGATGATGCAGAAGACGCATAAATTAATTGATTGGGAAATTGTTTTGGCAACATAGTTACATCAACTTCGCCGCCAAGTCTAAAATCGCTATTTTGCACAGTAAAAGGTTCGGAGGTTAAGAATAAATCATCGGGAGCAAATCCGCTTTCGTCATAAAAGTTTAGATTAGAACGCTTAGAGCGGTTATTATCAAAAGCTCCATTTAGAGAGTTAACAGCGCTGTTATTATATAATTTGTACTGAAATGAGGCGGGATTGTGTGTAAAGCCGTCTGTATTCGCGGCACTTTTAATTGTTTCGTTATAAAATATATCTGTTAAACCGGTAAATGAGGCAATTTCTCTTTTTGCAATTTTTTCAATTTTCATAAACATTTCCTGGCTTTGACTACCCACGCCTGCCAATATGTATACTTGCAAATTAGGAACCAATAGACTTTTTGCCATGATGAAAGGGGAGCCAAGAGTAGTTTTCCCAGCATTCCGGCTCATAACCCAAAGTACAAAAGGGGTAGACCAGCTTTGCATAAAGATGTATTTTTGATAGTCGAGAAGCTCAATGCCAAAAAAACGTTCTACAAATCGGACGGGGTATCTTCTGCCCCATTGAATAACTTCTACTAATTTTAAATAGCCATCAATTTTTCGTTGTGACATATTTTTATTTATCATTGCCTAAGCCCTGTTTCTTTTCATTTCTTTTTAATAATCTATTTTCTTCCTCAAGAGCCAAAACTTTTTTATCTAGTTCCTGAATCAATTCTCTTTGTTCAGTTAGCATTGAAACATAATCATTTTCATCAAATTGTAGCTGATTTAAGATACTTCGATTGCTGATGTCTGCAACCTGTAACATTCCTTCGGAAGTTTCAATATCGAAGAGGTTAACTTGCGCCTCGTCAAATCCATTTTCATGGAGGGTTTTGATAATACCTGAAAGAGTGCCAGAGCCTTTACTTTTATTATTGTTATGATTTACAGAGATACCATTATCTTTTGCTAGAGCTAAAACAGATTTAAGCATTTTCTCTTTAGCATTGACAAGAGATGTAATGCCTCCAATATTACTTGCAACAGATTTCGAATCCGTCATAATAGAGGATAGCTGAGCATTTATTTTATCTATTTGATGGAATGTCTTAACTATTTCAACAACTGCTGGCAGCTTAAAACCGTCTTCTAACGTACTTTCATCTAGAAAATCGACAAGTCTTCCAAATAGAAATATTCTATCTGCTGCCGTCTCAACTACAAAGGGATCGTATCCAAGCATGGTTACTACATCTTCTTCGTTCCTTTTATCATTTGTGTTGATTAAGATATTTATTTGATCAGAAGTAGCTGTTGGATTTATTTTGTTTTCGATTAGAGGCCCCACATACTCCACATCTGAATCTGGCCAGGTCAATTCTTTATATGATAATTGGATACTTTTAAGGTAGAGTCCAAAAGGGTCTGAGTTCTTTTTTTCAGCTTCAATCAATGCATTAGACCAAACGTTAAAAAGAAAGGGTCTATTCATCTCTAGTAGAACAGATCGAATACTACTCTGTTCGTTAATATTCAAATCTTTCTTAATACATACCTTACATACAGGATAGCGCCTGTCAGAATGATGTTTTGAATTTGACATATAAAAGTCTATTCTCATTTTTTTAGTTTTCCCGCAAGAAGTACATGTTTTATCTTTTGATTCTTCAATAGTTGGAGCATTGTTTTTTAGTTTTGGCATTATTTCACCACCTTAAATATCCCCCTAGATAATAAAGAAGGTGAGTAGGGGGGAGAGAAACCTATTTATAAACCCTTTAAAAAGAGTTACCCACATTCTTTTATGAATAAATGAAAACACACCAAATCATTTCGATCTGATGTGCTTGATATTTGCTCATATGCTTACCAACTCTTTGTTTGTTCGAGAATTGCCGCTTTCATCTGTATTTCTTTTGTAAGGATTTCGCGCAAGGTAATCTCCCGTATTTCCTGTGCAACCATACGTAATACCGACTCATTATCAATTCTTGACTTGCAAGTTTCCAAGATATCCAAACATGCAGCTATCATACAATCGGATTCTTTTTCAAAATCACTTAGAACGATTACGTTAATTGGAGAAATATCATTTTTCATTCACATCACATCTATTCAGTGGGATATCAATGGTGTACTCAATTCTGTCACCATTAAATATGTGCATTTTTTGCATTGGTTCAGCGTATAAGCGTTTAGATACAGCGTAATCATCTACACCAATTAACGACCCATTCGAGATAACCTTAGTTCTGCCATGCTCCTTTACTGTGTCATGATGGATGTGCCCGCAGAAAATATACCTCGGTACAACACCAATAACCTGGGGGATTGTTTTAGCTACGCTTGACACATGGTCTAAATCTCCATGAACGTAAACATGGCTAGGCGAGAAGGAATTGTCTACATAATAGCCGTCTGTATCCTGGCATATCTCGACATTCTTGAAATCTTTTAAGCGACTATGCAGATACCAAGGGATTAGGTTTTCAAGGTTTTCATTTAAAATAGATTCGGTTTTGTTCGGTATTAGCCTAGCGTGGTTACCAATGATATTGATAAAGCAAATCTGCTGCACATGTTTTGATAGCTCGGCTAATGACTCTGCAAGAGCTTCGGAAACGACTTGGATTTGTTCGATAATCGTCTCGCTGGATTGTACACGGTTAGATATATGGATAGCGCCAGCAAGGAAATCGCCAAGAGCTCCAACTGTCAAAGTATTAACTTTGTGCAGTTTGATATATTTTATGGTTTGGGAAACTAATCTTTGTAGCCTGGCTCTGAAAATATCCGGGTTGTATTCATTGAGACTGTTTTTAAAATCGCTGCCGTAGTGCCAATCCGACCATAAAATGTTTGCTCTGACATCTGAAAATACCGGTGCAGGTGATTGAAAGTTTAAGGGTTTAATTTTTGCCAATGCTAGAATTGACTTATGTATTTCATTTTTTAGATGTTCAAAACGAGCCTGGTATCGAACAGTAGTTGTATATTCTCGCTTCTGGTCTTGGAGTCGTATTTTTTCCTTAAGTAATTCAGTTGTTTTATCATGAATTTCTTGTAGATACTCTCCGTCATTGGATAACTTAAGAGTTAATTTATCTTTCCATCGTAAATAACAGTTATAGTCTTTTCTCCATTTTGACTCACTATATTCATCTTCTGCCTCTGAGTTGAGCAGGGAAGAGGCGGTAGTCCATGTCAAACCGTATAAATCAAAGTTATCTCCGAGACGGACAAGATAATCGTCTAAGTCTTCGCCCGGCTTCCTAAATGTTTCTGGTTGATCCATATCTTATTCCTCGTCAACTATGGCTGCAGGAGTCTCGGCTTCAACACTGAGGGAAATATTTTGACCGTCTAACTTTTCGAGGGCGGATTTCAGGTTAAAAGTGTAAACTCCATTCTTATCTTCATAGTTAATAGTCATTTTTTCATAATCAAATAAACCCGTCCGATTGAACGAGCTTTTATCATGATTCTTTTTTGACATCTAGCGCTTTCACTCCCATGAAATTATTATTTTATTTACTTAACGAATAACGAACAAAGCCCCTCGCACATGACGAGGGGTGGATTATCAAAGTATTATTTGCAATTAAGGGCGTCTTTAAATTTTTTTCCTGCAGAAAATGCTGGTCTCTTAGATTCCGGAATCAGCATCTCTTCGCCGGTTTGAGGATTACGACCTTTGCGTGCAGCACGAGTTCGATTTTCAAAGCTGCCGAAACCATGAAGTGTAACTTTGTCTCCATTTGACAGTGCCTGCTTAATTACTTCTAAGGCATGATTGATTGTTAGATCGACATCTTTATTGCTTAAGTTGGTATCATTTGCTACCTGTTTTACTAATTGGTCTTTATTCATAATCATCGTTCTCCTTTATAAATTTCAATATTTTTATATCGGTTAAAGCAATTGTTTAAATGAATTAGGAAGGAGTGAACATCACTCAAGTTTTCTGCGCTGGTTGTTGATATACATCTCCCTTTAATACGATTAAGCGATTTGACTAAAAAGGCTTTAAATAAGCCAATATAGGTATGTAATTTTTAATTTTATGCTACTATAATCAACAGAAAGCCAAGCGTAGCAAGGGTTACAGCATCTTTCTAAAATTCTAGCAGGTTTTTCTATATTTACTTTTATGCTTGTGCCAACTTTCTCTTTTTATCCTTTTTTGTTCCTCTTTCCAGCAGCGTTCACAATATTTTCTTCGGTTACTTGTTTCTAAAATCCTATCCCCACATACATTACACAAAATATAGCCGCCTTTTAAAGGGTGAGTCACGTTTCTTTTGATGTTTTCAACAATGACATCTCCAAAACTGCTCCAAAGTGTTGTTTTATAGCTACTTTTTTTATACACATACAAATACTCAACTAATACGTCCACAATATAATTAATATTTGTATTATAATCGAGTAGAATATCTCTGATTTCCTTATACCGATAAGATTTGCTGTATAGGTCTTCTTCATCAACAAGAGAAAAGAATCTTCGTTTCAAATCAAGCTCTTTAAATTTCTCAATTAAATTATTTTCTTTCGATACATCTATGTATTTGTTTGTGTCGCTTAAAAGCGTTTTGTAAGTAAATTGTCCTAAGTTTGCAGCTCGAAAATTCAGTCGTGGATTAGGAATCAATTTTTGCAATCTATTCACTACACTAGCGTTGGCATTTTCTACACTATCCTTAGATTTATCTTTTGCATAAATAAAGAAGTTAGGATTTTTAGCCTTAGTGTAGCCTTTAATTAGTTTTGCCATACTGTCAGGTCTTGTTGGTTTATATAATGTTTTAGCATAATCAATCACAAAGTTATTTTCACAACAGAGTAGCTTAATTACGTCCAGATTAGGATTTTCACTGTTCCAAATCTTAGTGATATTGTTGCTATAGAGCCCGATGTTGCCGCCGGTGTAAGCGGCAGCTAAGCCATTATAAACTTCGGCATCGGTTATCATTTGAGCCTCAGCTTTGGACATATTGTAATACAAAGGAACAATTTCTTTCATATTTCTCTTGGCTACATCAATAATAACGCTGTCCGCACAGACAAGACTCTTGTCGCCATCCACATCGAACTGAAGAAGTTTACTTATAGGATCATGACAACTAGTATAGACTCCTTTAGTAACAAACCATCGACTTTTTTCTTTATCGACAATATTCTGACGCACTGCGTGCTCTCGATATAAATGAGGACTCCTAAGACAATCGAGAGTTGAATATTCTTTAAACAAACTACAGTAAACTTGGCCATTATCAAGTAGTCCCGCGGGTGTTAAGTCATTTAGAAATAGATACTCGCAGAACGCATAAAGATCTGGAGATACAAATGTGTAGTAACCTTCTACGTCAATTTTTCCTGATTTGGCTTCTTTGACGATGCTTTTCTTGACCTGTTTTAGAACTTCTCTGCTATATGTATCGTTAAGTAATTCGGGATATAACTCCAGCGCTTGTTGGAAATAATCCTTGTTATTGCTCTCTTTTACCCCAAGAATACTTAGCATGGTATCGCGATCTCTGCCGATATTGTTTATCTTCTCAATCGTCTTTGCACTTACAGACATTAATTCGTTATCTGAAAAGTCGGTAAGCGTCTGTAACATTTGATAATTAAGTTTAGCTTTTCTAAAAACGTCATCTTCTTCGTTGCACTTACTTGCGTGACAACCATGAAGTTTGTAGAACGCTCTGTATTCATCCCACGAAGAATAGTATTTCCACATCTTGAATTGACTCTTTGTAAAGATGACCTCAATTCGGTCTTTTATAATATCGTACTCCTTGCCGTAAATGTCTTTTACTTTTGAGCTTTTACTTTTTTCTCTAATGAATTTATCAAAAGGGAAAGGGACAAGTAGCCCCTTAACCCAGGGAAGCCGAACCATCATGCTTTTTTTATTTTTTCTCGGCAGAACCATTCCGCAACCATCGGTATGATTAATTGGTATATCCATCTGTTGCCGCGTAATCTCATAACTCTTGTCATCGACAAAATCCACAACGCTTCGCACATTGGTTTCCATATCATCAACTACAATTGCTCGATCAATATTGAAGTCCTTCCAAGGATCTGAAGCACTAAAGCATAGCGCAAGATAGGCAAGGTATTTATTTATGTTTACTCCACCGAGACTATTTATTTTTTCAACTGTTAAACCGCATGTCAATGTATCACGGTGTTTTTGTAATAAACTCTCCTTGATAAATACTGTCTTTTTAGTGCGTATCTGACCAGCTGATGCTGTTAAATATACATACTTTTCATTTTTAAATATAAATCCTTGTGTTATGAGATTTTCAAGCACTTTAAGATAATAAGTGCGCACAATTATTAGATCGGCACAGATACAATTTATCTGAGCATTTATTGTCCGGGTAAGAGTGGATTCAAAAGCGGTGACAAGTTTACTTGAAATAAGATGGTCCTCGCGTAATTTGCGAGCATTAGTGTTTTTGCTCAATTTCTCTTCGAGGAGAAGTTTATATTTCTTAATTCTGATACCGATTTTACTTAGTACTCTCTTTGCTTGATCTTTTTTTGCAGTATTGAGAGCGATTTTTATACTCTTTTTTAGAATATAATATTTATTTAGTTTTTTATGTATTTTGTATTCGAATTCGTCATAAAAAGCGCTTGTATCTACACTATATAGATAAATTTGTTTATCTAGACTGATTGTTTTTACCTCCTTGCCTTTTAAGTGCCAACAAATAATCGTCTGAAGTATCGTTTATATATTCATCGTACATCTCTTTTTCTAAACCACGGTATTCAAACTCGTCATTTTCAACCCCATCATAATAATTATCTTGCCAACTAGCAAAAGAAGCTCCAATCATACGCACTAAATTGCATACCTCCATTATCATTTTATAATTTGCTCTTAGCAAACTATTTAAAATAAAGGTAGCATATAAAACAAAAGAATGCAATAAATATTTATATTGTTGACGTACCTTACTATATAATGATAAATTGTTAGTAAATAAAAGGGGAGATGATTAGGTTGAACAAAGCAACAAACAATATTGTGAGTCTGCATCATGATTCAGTATATGAAGATATTCAAGCTTTTTTATCAAAGCATGAGATTCAAAGCGCCAGCACAGCACAAAATTACGAAAGAGGTATCAGAAAATTTTTCATGTATATGAAAAATAAAAATATTGAAGATTTAAAGCGTGAGGATCTGCAGTTTAGGAATGTTGATATGATTCGTTACCAGAAGTATCTTATTGATCAATACAACAAAAAAACTACTGTTAATGCTTACATAGCCGCAGTATTGAGTCTCTTCGAACATCTTGAAAGAAACGAGTATCCCATTAAGAGCAACATACTGAGGTTAGATTTTTTGCCAGCAGATAGCCAAAGTTACGGAAAGCTAACTTTGGATGAAGCTCGATTGTTTGCTGAACTTGCTTTAAGCCAGGATAAAGGTCTTGAGAAATCCGTATTAATCAGACTGGCATATACAACTTCGATAAGGGAGGGCGCATTACTGTCATTAAAAGAGGATAATATTCGCCAGTCTGAGTGTGGTGAATATTACATTGTTGAGGTAATTGACAAAGGAGGAGTAAAAGATAAAAAACCTATTCGTCCGGACTTATATAAAGCTTTAATGGATCTTAGACAGCAACACTATTGCAAGAGATACACAGATAACAAATTTTTTCATATTACCCCTAAGACTATTTCTGCTATGATGAAAAAAATTAGGAATCAACTCGGAATACCGGAGCATAGAAATATCGTTTTTCACAGTTTGAAAACCGTGGCGATTAATTGGGAACTTGAGACCACAGGTGATATCCATAGAGCTAAAAGACAAGGGAATCACAAAAACGTTAATACAACAATGATCTATGCGAACAATGAAATAGGAATGGAGAATATGGCCGGTATCCAAATGGAAAATGACATCAAAGAAGATATATTTGAGGAACTGTCTCGCGAAGAACTTATCTCCTTACTAAAGGGAATCAAGAATGGCCTAGGGTATCAAGTTAGGTCGGCAGCTCGTAATATGATTGCTAACAGGGCCTAGAGGTAAACTCAAATTATGGCAATGAGAAGAAGAGAACTCGTATATATCCATAACGAGATATTTGATGACTTAAAAAATTTTGACGGAATCAACACTGGCAACATTGCAACTGTTTATTGTTATTATTGTCTTTTGTGTTATCTATATCGCTACTGTAAGTATCCAATACCTGCTGAAAAAATTAAACAAATGCTTGGGTATTCATCAAGCTACACTAATATTAATAAAATTATAAAAAGAAATGGACTTACAGATCGGATTGGCTTAACTCATTCAACAAGGGATTTTCCTTTGCAATATAAGTATGAGACTGGAGAATTAAGTTTTACTACATATTTTAGTTTAGATGCAGAAACCAGAAGATTAGTCGATATGTCCAAAAATTATTTTATAAAACAGCCATTAAAAGCATTTTACAGAACAGAGGAGAGTAAGCAGATTGGGATCAAAGATGGTACATATTTCGTAATTGACAACACTCATGTATTCGACTTCGTGTGTTTTCAAACAATACTCCAAGACGAGATAGGACTAAATGGATTTTACATTTATCAATACATTAGTCATAAGTGCGATTTATTTTTAAACGGTTTTGATATAGGCATTACCCAGTTAGAAAAAAGTATTAGTATTCCTAAAAGGACGATTTTCAGATACTTAGAGTTACTTCAAAGCAAGGGTTATATTACTATCAATCAAAGCAATAGAAGGGGAGAAGCAACAAAAGCAAACGTTTATTCAATTTCTGGGAGAAAAAGTTAAATGTTTAAAAACATAGATTTTGGCATACACCTATAATAGAGTAATATGTATTATATAATATAAGTAATAGATATATTAATTATTCTATTATAGGTGTATGCCATTTTCTATGTTTTTAACTGACTAAAGTGTAAACATGAAAATACCACAGATTAATCAATGAATTATTGATGCAACTGTGTTAAACGAATGAAACCATTAATTAAGTATTAGACCTGGGAAATCTATTAATAATTGTGTTGAATTTTGACTTAGAAATGAAATTATAAGCACAAGTCGTTTACGGTTCGTATTTTGAATAAATTATGATTTGATTATCTGTCGATAGATATATATCGAGCGTTGATTAAAACTGGGCAAATTAGATATCTGGAATCGTTGTAGGTATAAGGATTATTGTGCATAAAATTGTCAAAGTAAATAGTTTAGTAACGAATCATATCGTAAACCCTTATTGTACAAGGGTTTTTTGTGTTGAATTGGTGAATTTGGTGAGAAAATTAGGCTAATAAGGGTATCGTTAAATGATGGATATTACGATGGTTACGGCAATATTACGATAGGCCTACGATAGGGATTACGATAGAATTTTAGGTGAAATTTAAGATGAGGAAGAAAATGAGGATGAGAAAATTTATAAGTTGAGTCTAGGAGTAGAAGTGCTGCGGACTCTTTTTTGAAATTGAACCGGCTCTTTGATGTAAAATACCCCCCCTTATTTACTATATAATATATGTTGTATGGTAAAGTGAAGTGTTGAGAAGTATAGAGTATTATATTTGTTTACTTGTGTAATAATTCTGTTTAAAATTGTAATGAATGAGCAAAAAGAGAGCGCTGATTTATATCTAATTGGCTATCTACTTTGTGCTATCATCGCCTAGTAACAATTGTAACATGTCAAAAGTCTTTTACATTTTTGATTGCTTTATGATTACATTTTACTACTACTTTAAGACTACATAAGTTTACATTAGCTTGCTTTTTGTGATCACTAATATATGATTACACTTTATATTTCCATCTATATTAATCGCAACTCTATCTAATCTAATCCACCCAACATTTATCCTTATGTATCTCCATTACTTATATCCTTTCACACAACTAATCTTAACATATATACCTTTCTACCTAAACTACCTAAAATTTGCTAGACCAATATAGGTCCAACGGTATATAAATGTATTTGCATAAATTAACCAATATGAGGGAGTAACTTACTATGATTAAACGTCTATCTAAGACAATTATAACTGTCTTACTATGTTTATCGGTTTTAACTTTGTCTGCCTGTGGTATGAACAGCGAGTTTGTTAAAGATACTAAAGCGGTAATGGAGAGTATAGCTTACGATGTCATGCACAATGTAACTGATACAGAAAGTACACAAAAGAAGGTTGACGCCTATCATGCTAAATGGAAAGAAAAAGTTAAAGAAGGTGATGAGACTAACCTATTAAACATTGTCGGTGAACTTATGGGATATGAAATATTGTATGCTTTAAAGACTGATGGGGCTGATAGAATGGTTGTATTTACTGATTATCGTAGAAAGGAAAATGAAGCAAAAAAGCTTATGGAGTAATATAAAACTACTTACTGTCCGTTCTAATAAACCAGACGGGCAGTTTTTCTTGATTGAAAATTAATATAATTAAACTATGTAATATACAATTATTTTATTGACTTTGTCAAAAGTAAAGTGTATACTTGACTTATAGATAGGAGTTGATACATAATGGTTTCAGCGGTACTTACTAAAATTCAATCGCTTGCAACTCAGGGTAATTACTTTATGACTAAGCATGCAAGGATACAAATGATTCAACGGGGTTTAACAGATGCTGATGTTCGAGATATCCTGACGAATCCTAATCAGATCCTAAGAACCGATACAAACAATCCTGACGGTGTGACATCTTATAAGATTAAAGGAGGACAGCACGACCATAGGTTAGCTATCAAGTTTGTACATAATCCGGATGAATTAATCGTTATTATAACTGTTATGGATAACCAGGTTAGGGCGAACTAATGAAGCTTTCGCCCTTTAAAAGGAAAATGGGGGAGTGGAATCATGGAATTAAAAGTGTGTGTCGAATGCGGATCTAAGCAATTGTCACCTATAATGGATACCATTGAGCAAACCGTGGAGGGGAAAACTTTAGTTATTGAAAACATTCCTGCTGTTCAATGCGATAGCTGCAAAGAAATTTATCATTCATCTAAGGCATCGCAATATATTGATAAACAAATTGAAGTGTTTAAGGCCGAAGGGTTTGAGAACAAACTAAGGGAAGTAACAAAAGAGAAGGGGTTAACTCAGGAGCAACTGGGACAATTACTTGGAGGTTTAACCAAACAGCGTGTGAGTCAAATTTTTAAAGATAACAACCTTGACGTTAAAACAATGTATAAATTATCAAAGGTTATTGATGAACCTATAGAGAATCTGTTTACATTTAATCGAGTAGTGGAAAAGGATAATCGATTCTACATTGTACATAAAGATTGAAGCCCAAAAATTTGGGCTTTACAATTACAGAATAAAAGAATATAATAATTGATTTAAATAGTTGAATGTGGCATAATTAAGTTAAGAAGAAGAGATAAAACAAAAACTATTATGAGGTGGAAAACAATGAGTAAAACAGCGTTGGCAATCCTTGCGAGTAAATGGCAGCTAAAAAAGGAACAACAAAAATTAACCATTGTTGGAAGTCTTATAATAAAGTAAAAGAAAATAATATAAGGAGGATTTAGAATGTCTAATGCCTTCGTTATTGCAAAGTTTTCTAACAGTAAGGGTAAAACGGAAATATATTATGGAGCTACTGATCCAATTGTAAGTAAACTCGATTCAGTTTTTGCAACGTACGAATTCTTTCCAGATGAAAAAGCTATAATTAACCGGCTTTCTGAAATTTCTAGTCATTGGGGAAATAGAGGTTTTATCTATACTAACATCAATAATAACAAAGAAAAAAACATGTATTGGATTCTCTCCATATTCAAAAAGAATACACGAGAATATTACTATGGTGAGCGGAGTCATGTAATTGATAAAGCTACTAGCGTCAAAGGTAAAAACAGACTAATCGGCAAAGCTTATAATACTAAAGAATTAATGTTATGGCAGCTTGAATATCATAAGAAAAATTCTCCTAAATCAAAATACATAGCAGTATAAATAAAAGAATGTATGCAAGTATTTTTTCAGATGGGATAATGGAGGTAGTGAAAATGTTTAATTTTGCAGTTACCGAAAAAGTATTTGAATCAAAAACTCAATTTAAAAAAGCGATTCAAGCAGTAAAGAATAAGGTGTTAAATACGGAAGACGTAATCTTATTAATAAATGCAAATATATATAATCTCTATAATTCTCTTGTGTCACATTTCTTTGGTGGAGGACCAGTAAATCAAGAAAACATCTACAAACAAAACTTAGTAATTGAATACATAGAGGAATATGAGCCCAGAAATAAACATTTATTTTATATTCTCATTGAAAATGGACTAATTGGTGTATGCGGTAGAGGATTTACATTTGAATCGGATAGAATTAACCAGCCACAATCGGAATATGAAAGAATGATCGAAATCATATTTAATAAAGGTTTTGTATTTTAATGAACGATAAAAGTTTGATTTTATTTGATTTAATGTAATGAGAAAGTTGCAAAGCCTAAAAACAATAATGGGGTGCTCAATGTGAATGGAATAAATAAGGTGGCTCGAATTAACATATACAACCGAACAGAAGAGGAGTATAAGACGCTCCAGCAATTGATTGATTTAGATATAAAAGAAAATAATATTAAATCGTATAGGCGTGACAGCGGTTTTGTAGCTCCTTATTGGGGGAATTATTGTATGGTTGGTCTGCCATATGAAAAAGCACTTGAGTATGCCGAAAAGTATGATTTGACAGTGGATCTCATTCAAACAATTATGCAAAGAGAAGTTATCCAGTCTTTAAATCAAGGAGATAAGGTCCGTTACACGGTTGATACAATATTTGGTGAGATGAGCGGCAAAGGAACTGTTCATTTTGCAGATGACAACTCGGTTACTATTAGGATATACAAGAGTAAAACAAAAGCTCACATAATTAAAGTTGGCGATTTTGCAACGATTAAAAAGGGATGGAAAGAGTAACAAAAAACGTTTTAATCAGGCAATGAAATTTCGATTTTATAGGAGGAATAAATATGTCAAACCAATACATTTTAAATCGTGAAACACAGAAAATTGAATTGCGTTTTACAAAAGACGAATACAAATCAATGCCAGAAGTGCAGAAAAAAGAATTGAGGCGGTTTTTTACATGGTCAAGCTATGCAGGAGCTTGGGTGTCGAAATCAACGAATAATCATTATTCGGCCCTTCGGGTTGCTGAACAGTTGGGCTTTACAAACGGAGGACAGGAAGGCGAGCGTTTGTCATATGCTGAACAGCTAGAACGGAAAGCGGAGAAAGCAGAACGTAGGGCGGAACGCTATGAAGAATACGCAGATAATGCAGCCAATAGAGCGAAAGGATTGCAACAGGAGTTTGATGAATTGCGCAAAGACTGGTCATGGCTGACGCAACCGAATATAAACAGCAGCGCAGGTAGAGCTTTCACAAATCAAAGAAACAGGGTTTTAAACCGTTACCATAAAGGATTCGATGAGTATCGAAAAAGCGAATATTTCAAGGAACGAGCAGAAACTGCGCATGCAACAGCAGACCAAACAAAACTCAATAGTAAGCCTTATTTGAATAACAGGATAGAGGAGTGCCAAAAGGAAATTCGTAGCCTTGAAAGGTATATTGTCAAGGCAGAAGAAAGAAATGATGAAGAATGGCTGCAAAAATTGCTAGATCGGATGGAATACGAAGTCGATAAACTTGCTTATTTACAAAACCGCATGGATGAAATTGGAGGCTTTGAATATAGCAAAGATACTGTAAAGGTAGGTTATTTGATAAAAGTAAGAGGACTCTGGGCAACTGTTTTAAAGGTAAATCCTAAGAAGGTTAGCGGCGATTACATTGACCAGCATTTAAAAGGGTGCTACTGCTACTATCCATATGCCGAAATCGAAGAAATGAAAATTCCCGAAGGATGGACAGATAAGAAAGAAACTGAACCCAATCCGTTTAATGTTGGTGAGATTTTAGTTTTAAAATGGAGTACAAGCGATAATATACGAGCAGCTTTCCAAATCGTTAAGACTACGGATAAAAGTGTCTTAACTCAAGAAATCAAGATTGAGGATCTAAAACCAATCGCAGACGAATTTATCAGCGAGAAACAACAAAGGCGTTTAGTTAAAAAGACCCGCGACGGCATAAGCGCTGTTAGCCATGGTAACTGTTATTTGTATAGATACACCCGCTAATTAGAATACTGTGCTTGTATTTAATCAGGCAATGAAATTTTAATTTCATAGGAGGATAAAACGATGAATCAAGAATTAAATATACCTATTAGGTTCGATGGGCGAGTTGCATTAAATAATAAGAATAGAAAATGGGAAATAAAAGCTTTAAGATTTTATCCTCTAACTGGCTCTTTGTGCGAGGCTGGTGGATGGGTAATAAATGTATTGAATAGTAGAAAAAATGCTAAAGAATGGGCAGAAGAAAACGGTTATACAGTTATACGATAAGGAGCGATTAGATGAAAACAAAAGAAGATGAAATTATTAAACAGTTTGAACAATTAATAAAAGAAGAGACAGACAAAAAAACAAAGGAATTATTAAAAATGACTTTAGCTTCATACGTTGCAGCCGATTCTTTTAATACCAAATAAAATGTTACTATTATCCCTTGCATTGATCATATAACAGCAACTAAATCTTGAATTTAAAAATAAAATAATACATAGCAAGGAGATGTAATATTATGTGGTATGGAGATAAGAGAGAAGCTAAAGTATTAATTATGCGGGAACTCGTTAAACGTGGCTGGAAGACTTATGGGTATAAAGAAGATTGCAGCGACTCAATGACTGATTATTTTGACCCAGCTTCTTGGGATGGTCTCGCTGAAAAAAATGGTTATGTTCTCGTTATCGATCATTCTAATACATACTATTCGGGATATGAAAAGAAGCAAGTACTTTATAGCAGTGTTAAAACCAATCAGGATATTAATCGTAAATTAGAAAAATTACACAAACTTGCGGCCGCTAACTCTGGTGCTACCGAAGGGGAGCGCGCGGCGGCTCTAGCAGGTATCGAACGTCTGAGATGCAGGGATACGGAACCGCAATTTACAGTTGTTGAAACTTACCCTTCATTCACTTATGAAAATCCAGGTAATTGTTCTTGGCATATTGAAAAGGACGGTCAAATTATAGGCAAGGGAACCGGCGTATTCGCTTGCAATGATTATGATTATAAAGATAAAACAAAAACGGCTGAACAACAGAAACAAGAAAGAGTAATTGCTATTGTGAACCGTTTCGAAAAGGTTCTGCGCAATTCCGATACACTTGAATCAGAAATTATACTTGTTCCTAGAACGATCGTTAAATTTGTAGAAGTTGAAAAAACCTTTATAACAGCAGAAGATTTTAAAACTGGAACTACGTTCATTATGAAGTGCGACTACACTAACGGCAATTGGAAGGGTACTAAGTGGCAATGTGTGTATGTTTATGATGACAAGAAAAGCGGATCTTTTTCCAAACTTGGCAAGAATGGCAAGCCTTCTAAGGCTAAAGGAAAAACAATGTTTGTGTCTACGGACAAAATAAACGATCTCCTTCAGAAAGGACACATTTCTATCGTTGAATTGCAAGAAGCAACAGAATATGAAGAGAAAATTGTATTTAAGAAGACGTCGCGTAAACAACCTAAAGCAAATATGGACGCACCAGCATTGTCCGGAGACACCGAAGAGGCGTCAACAGAGAAGAAGCAAACTTACACGAAAAATGAAACTGTAACTGATGAAAAACAGGCAACTAAGCGTCAATTGTGGGCTCTCCATTGTGCTACAAAACTCAATACGACAAACCTTGTCATTACTAAAGACAAAGCATCACAACTTATTACCAAATCGAAGAATGGTCACGATATCACAGCAGAGTTAAAAGCGCTATTAGGCTTTGCAGAGGCTCAAGAATCACCTATAACAGCCGGCGCTCATGATACCAGCATTACCATAGAAGATGCTGCAGATTGGATTATGGACTATTCCACATCTATTATGTCGGATCAGTATGGCAATATTAAGCGTCCAGAAACTGAGGAAGAGAAAACAGAATATAAAGCAAAGATATCGGACTATGTAAAAGAAAGAGGCTTCTTCGTATCCGAGATCTTGATTGGACTATTCCGTTCCTATGGGCAAGGCTCTTCCCTCATTGTGGAGGCTCTGGAATCGCTAAAAGTAATGAATATCAGCAGCTCAAAGATGAAACAGCAAAATGGAGAGAAAACCGATAAAAACCCAATTTCATCCAATCAGGAACAAAATATTGGCAAGATTGAGAAGCAAATTGAATCGGCACAAAAGAAACTTAATGCAATAAGCAGAAACTATCTTACTAACACATGGAAGCGTCAAAATGAGGAGGAAAATAGAGAAAATAAGCGGGAAAGGCTACGACTTGAAATTGCTTTGCTTCAATATCTAAAAGATAAAGCAATCCATAACAGCATGACACAATTAGAACAAGCTCTTTTAGTTGGTACGTTTAGAGATGACATTCATAATCGATTTATCTCAAGAACAAAGTTTAAACGGGAGACTAAATATCCTGAAATTGATTATAGTTTACCTCTTGATGGCATGTGGAATCTTCAAGTTCCCAAAAAACAAAAGATGCTTAATAGAGCGAATATATGCAATACATATCAATACAACAGTGCATTAGATGAATATGAAACAATCATCGCGGAAATTGAGAAGCCGGTAAACCCAATAATAAAGAAAATCAAGAAACTTGAAGCTGAGGTTAAATTCAAGAAAATAGACGGCTACTATCCTACACCTAAAACCATTGTTGAACACATGCTGAGCTATGCAGATATTAAAGACGGAGAGACAGTCCTCGAACCGTCTGCGGGTAATGGGAACATTCTAGACAGTATAACAGCACATTGTCAGCAAAACGGCATAGCTGCGGATCTAGAGGGGATAGAGTGGAACAGTTCACTTCGTGAGATTTTAGAACTTAAACAATACAATATTGTTGGATATGATTTCCTTGAACATGTTAGATATAACCATTTCGACAAAATCATTATGAATCCTCCATTCGAACGCAACAAAGACATAGCCCATGTGCAGCATGCCTATAAGTGCCTAAAGAATGGTGGACGTATTGTTGCTATCATGTCTCCTCATTTCACCTTTGCGAACGATTTTAAAAGTGTAGAATTCCGCGAATGGTTAAATGAGCGTGGATACTACGATATGTTACCCGAAGGATCTTTTAAAGAATCGGGAACCTCAGTTAATACTGTCCTAGTTATTATTGATAAGATGGAGGATGACGCGGCAGAAGCTATATAACAGCGGCGTCGATCAAAAGGATCAAGGAATACATAATCAAAGTTTAATGGAACAAATGTTACCCTACCTATGATTGTTTTGGTTAAATCAGTATAATAAGAATATATAATGCAAATGGGCGATATAAGGGTTATTTTATGAGGAAAGAGAGGAAAAGAGAAATGCTTGAAATTGATTATAAGCCAAAGTTTTATAAACGCAAATTAAAGGGATTAATTCAGGAATCGCGAGGCTCCAAGTTTCAATTTGAAGATACTTTAGATGGTGGGGCATCTTATATTCTGGTTGATCAGTCCGTTGAGGGAATCAATAATAGAATACTAGATGTAATAAATGGAACACGTGATAAAGCATATTTAAGTCATGGAATGAGAAATATTGACCTTGAAAAACTATCAAATGTAAAGTGGCAAATCTGGGACGAATTCGATATTTATGAATTTGAAATGAAATGACTGTTTTATTCTAAATTAATTTACATTAACTGAACGAGTCACGAGGTGGATATTATGAAGTTCTTACAAACTGAATTATTTGGCGAAGTATTTGCACCAGAATCTTTTTTAGAATTAACTGAGTTGGTCATTATTAATAATTCTGGAAGATACAATAATGTTAGGTTATGGCGGGGTCAAAGTAATATTGATTGGCCTATACATAGTGGCGCCTATCGAAAACTGATTAATTCGAAGCCCAATATTTTAGAGAACGATATCATTAACTATGAAGAATCTCTGATAAAACAAGCGAGACACAAAGGCTACGGAAAGCTGTATGGGAATGAGATTAGTGATTCAGAACTTCTTGCCAAATTGCAACATCACGGAGCAGCGACAAGGCTTGTTGATTTTTCTAAAAACTCACTAGTTGGTTTATGGTTTTGTGTTCAAGCGAATCAAGACAAAACAGGACTATTGTTAGGTGTACATACAAATTTTGTAGGGGGTGGTATTGAAGGTGTTCTTGATGATCGTGATTATAGTGATTTAACAAAGGATCTAAGTAAATACGATCATCCTATGTTCATTGAAACTCCCGTCGTATCGAAGAGAATTGCAGCTCAACATGGAGTATTTTTATACAGCGATGTAAGCGGAATAAAAAGTGGCAGTTTAAAATTACCTAAGGAAAATAACGCCAATTTAAGTATTGCAATCACAGCTAAATTAAAATTGGAGTGCCGAAAAATTTTAATTGATTGTTTTGACATTAGAAATGAAACCTTATTTCCTGATTTGGACGGGTTTTCGAATGCCAACAGTACAAATAGTGATAGCAATGATATGTTTAGATGGTAATTAACAATGAGGAAATTTTATGAAATGGCTATTTCATTACATAAATAAATATGGTGAACACAAATTTGTATAGAACGAGATATATTAAATCTCACAAATTCATTTGGCTGAGCGTCATACCAATAAACAAGTTTGCTTGCTCATAGTAAGAAGTCATAATTCAAAATGTGGTATAAACTTCCTGTATGTTTATTCTATATAAGGGGGAGAAACTAATAGATTTTTTCAAGCATATAATGAGTAAATTATCAAAGGAAGAAGCGGACGAAAAAACTAGTGTTTATAACTCAGATGTCAAAGCATCCTTTGGTCAAAAGAAGATATTGTTCGATAATTTAATGAGCTATGCAAAGATCGTGATTGAAAATCACGAGCAAAGGCAAATAAAATGCGATCAGATCGAAATGCCAGAACGTCATCCAATATTTGATACTATTAAACTTATAGGATTACGGCTGCAAACTAAGTACATTACAAACCTTTTATATCAAGGCAAGGAATTTGAGAGGTTACCGAATATTGATGCATGGCATGTCTTGTTTAGTATATCCGAGGTGATCGACAAAAGTAACGGCAAAAAGATGTATGATTTCTTCATGGATTTACCTGCAGAAAATGAACGAGTAGTTTTGAAAGAGGATCTTGTACTACCTTGGCCTTGGAATAAAGGGAGACAATTAAACTCGATGGTTAACATTGGCAAAGGTCGGTTTTGGGGTGAATGGGAGGAGAAAAGCAACAATCATAACATTGAATTTTGGTTGCCAATGAGGATAGGCTTTGTAAATGGAGGTAATCACTCTATTTCAGCAGGAATATTAAATGGTGTTGGAGATCTTAAACCTGCATATGTTTATGATATTAGTCCTATATATGAGCATGTATATACTGATGGAATAAATTTTTACAGAACCAACGGTAACACGATAATCGCAAAGGCATTATCAGTTGAGTTCGCGGCATTATTTGAAATAGGAAGACTTATGAAAGATAAAAATATTACAAAAAGAAATGAAATTGTTTTATCTCAAACGAATGACGAAGTGAGTAGAATATGGTGATGGTAAATGGTTTGATGTTCAAGGGGAAATATAGAGAGGTATGAAGTTATAGAACGATGAAAAACTGTTTTCATCGTTTGATTAATAAAATAAAACTATACTATTAATCTAGTTTGTGTTATAATAAAGGAGTAGGAAATACATAGAAGGGGTGAAGCGAATATGGATTTTACACCAGGAAACATATACTCGTTAGATTATGGTGTCGTCATTAAACTTGCAACTTTTAGTCGGAAGGAAGGAGAATACAACTTCTTTTTTGACAAAGATGGCGAGTTCGCTTTATCCGACAGTTTTCTATCTAAAGGGATCATTTCAATAAAATTAATGAATGATGAATTATAAAATAAAAGTATACTAATTAAATTTATTAAGGAGTTTTTATTATGAGTAGTTATCACACTGCTATAAACAAATACGGCAATCTTGATGTTATTGATGAGAGCAGGAGTGTTGTCATTAGCTTGAGAGATGCTACTAAGATCGATACTAGAAAATCTCAAACGAAAATATTCGATGATGCAGACGATTTAATTGAATTTATCAATGAAAGAACCGCGGCCGCTGATAAGATGAACAGTGTATATTTTTCTCCGCGCGCATATGAAATAATCGATGAACACTATATCAAGTTGTATCATGAAATGGTTGTATCATTCGCATAAGCATTTTAAGTACATATAGGTAATAAAACATTGATTTTATCATCTAGCTAGCAAAATTGGTAACAGCAACAAATGACTCGTTGTACAATATTACCATATCGAATTCTTCAGGAGGCACTAATATATGATTAGAAAACCTTTATCCTGGAACGTTAAACAAATTTGCAGCATGATCGAGCGGGGGGACTATTACTTTTGATCACCCTATTCAACGTCCATCAGGGCAATGGAAGATTGAAGACAATTCGTTGCTTATTCATTCGTCTCTAACTTTGTTCGTTCCTGATGTGTATGCTGTTCAGACTCCTAAAATTATTAATGAAAAACAGGTAAACGTCTATGATGTCATCGATGGTCAACAAAGGCTTACCATCTTTTATTCTTACAGAAAAGATGAATTTGCTTTGACGAAGCTGGAACCGGTGACGCTTGAGTCTAATGGTGAAACCTACGACATATCCGGATTAAGATTTTCAGAGCTTCCTGAAGAGGTGCAAGATTCAATAAACAGTTTTATGATAACCTTCAGGGTTTTGGAATTCGATGAGAACGATGATGAAGAAAGTATCATAGACACTGTCTTTTATAGACTGAATAACGGAAAACCTGTTTCAAAAGAGCATCTTGCTTTTGTATCTGCTTCGAAAAAAGTTCAAAACTATGGACATGAAAGAATTAATAAAAGCGGCCTGTTTCTAAACGTTGCACATTTCCCGGAGGGAAGTATTAAGAAATCGGATCGTCAAATGTGCATACTTCAATCCATAATTATCGCGGGTAAATTAGATTTCCCCTCTTTTTCAACAAAGGATGTTGAAGCTATCTTTAAACAAAACGAAATTGAAGATGAGACACTACAATTACTCGATTCTGCATATAACAACATTGAGAAAACATTCCAGGACAAATCCAAGTTCGTAACGAAGGTAAATATTCCTTCGATGGTCGCCTTATTCTTGAATAACAGCGATCAAGAAAAAGTATCGGCGTTTTTACAATGGTACTCACAGAATAACAAAAAGGGGGATTCTTATCGTCGCTACTGCGTTGGGGGGACTACAAAGAAGGATCAGGTTTGGGGGCGTGTAAATGGACTCCAGGCTCTTTACAACCACTTTGTATCTGAGAGCTCGGAATAGAACAATACAACTTATGAGCTTAATACGGAGGAGAATGTTCATGTATACAGTTACAACAATTGAAAAGTGGAGAAATGAGTTAGCCATAAACAATTACACATTTGACGATTTTGAAAAATTCAACTTGTTTACTCAAATGTGTAAGGATGACAATATTTTTTATGTAACTAAAGGAAACCGTGTGGCCGTATAACAGCGGCCACTTTTTATTCCACGATAAAATTTGTATTTCATATGGCTTTTACTTTAGAAATTCAATAAGCATGCGGTATATTTTATCTCTATCCGCTGTATTACACTGCGAAAGTAATTCAATAAGTGGCAACATCTTATCTTCTGTAATTGCTAATTCTGAGGGTTTCACAATGCCGGTATCAGAGAATGCTTCGAAAGCAAATAAATCCATTACGCGGACATTTAGAGCGTCAGCAAACCTGAATAACGACGATAATGTAATGTTTTTTTGACCACGTTCAACATTGCCAATATAAGGACTCGAAGTATTCATTCTTTCAGCCAATTCCTCTTGAGTTATACCTTTATCATTTCTAATTTGCTTGATCCTTGCACCGAGCAAAAGTAGATAGGATTCTTCATTTTTAAATCGATTCATCTGTCCACACTCCTAATGGTAAGTGTAGACAATTGTTCATATCCCAAACATATCCTATAAGATATTTTCAGATAAAATTTACATTATGGGGTCAGAGGTGATATAATTCCAATAAGTGTAAAAATTGAAATGGAGTTAGTGAGATGATTCGTATATTCAATGTAGTCAAGAAAATCCTTAGAATATTCTGGTTAACTTTAATGTTAGGATTTTTAATATCTGGTGCTATAGCATGGTACGTAACTATTGTTGGAGATCTTCATTAACCCAATACTTACTAGATAAATATCTTTTGAAAAAGAGTTACAATGTAATTGGGTGATGAAAAATGTTTGTTTCTCCTATGCTTTTACAAACGGCAAATAATCCAAGTGATGAAGCTGCTTATATAAATGAATTGAAGTTTGATGGATTTAGACTGATAATCAGTACTATAAATGGTGTGAAATTATACACTCGGCACAATAACGAGGTAACGTCTATATTTTCAGAGTTGCTAGATTGTCCATTACCAGAAGGAACAATTATTGATGGAGAGGTAGTCATAATTGACGCCCAAGGAAAACCTGATTTCGAAGCATTATCTAAAAGATTCAAGTCCAAAACCGATAAAACCTTAGTCACATTCTTTGCATTTGATATTATAAGATATAAAGGAATTGATACATCAGGATTGCCACTGTTAAAACGAAAAGAATTGCTTTCGGAATCTTTTAGTGAGACGGAGTCATATAAACAGGTTAAATGGTCTCTCGGCTCAGCTAGTGCCCTTTATGAGCTTGTAGAGGCAAATGCATTAGAGGGCTTAGTTCAAAAGATGGCAGAGTCAAGATACGAAATAGGCAAGAGATCTTGGAATTGGCAGAAGGTAATAAATTGGACATATGCCGAAGTGTTTATTACAGGTTATAAAAAGAACGAATTTGGATGGCTCACATCAGTTATAGATGAGACAGGCAAAATGAGAGCTGCCGGTGTTATTGAATTGGGTGTGAATCCAGAAGCAAAAAAAGCATTCAATGTCATAAAAAGATCGATCACTTACAAAGAAGACAAAAGTACTGTCTATCTTGAGCCGCTAATAAAGGCTCGGATTAAAACAAGAAATTGGACTAAAAAAGGACTATTGAGATCGCCAGTGTTTGTTGAATATGTTTTATAAATAAAAAACCCCTACCTTATGGTGGGGGTTAACTTGTCTTCTCTAAGACGCCTAGTGATCTGGCGCGTTCAATTATTTTTATCATGTTTTTAAAATCCTCGCTCAAAACCACATCCGGCCTGCTATCCTGTAAAGTAATTTTCAATCTGGTGTTTTCATTCTTTACTCGATCTAACTCTTTTTCAAGTAAGCTTATTTTTGATTTCAACTTTTCGAGTAAACCGCCAAAGGTATCTTCGTAGTCTTGCTCAACCTGTTCTGAGTAATCATTATTTGATCTTTTCATTTTGGATTCGGCGCGCGCAGTTTTAGCCTTCTTAATCTCTTCAGTATAGATCTTTCTTAATTCGCTATTCCATCTAAATCCACACGCTGCTGAAGATCTATCGACTTTTGCTGACACCTCTTCAAAAGCTTGTAGTTGAGTGCTTCCGCTTGCAATATGTGCGAGAATAGTATCTGCCAGAATCTTATCTTCCTGGCTTGTCCAATTATCTTTCCTCAAATGTGCCACCTCCGTATAATATTAAATCTATCCAGTTTGGAGGGAATTTATTCCATTACCATGCCTATCCATTTATGTAAAGGATAAAATACTTTGTTTTTTGAGCGATTTTCCATTTGACAAATAACTATTGTATTTTATAGTTTTGTTCTTTATAATAGGGGGTATAATACTATTGTGAATAAAAAATGAAAATATAGCGAAAAATCAAAAAGGAGAGATCGATTGATGGCTGCAGTATTAGAACGGAAGTATAGCGATGTGAATAGAATGACACAGAAAGTAGAAGTGAATAGGGGAGAAGTTTGGACTGTTAGGCTTGATGGAAACGTGGGATCTGAGCAAGGAGGCATTAGACCTTGCGTAATCATCAGTAATCAAAAGGGTAACAAGTTTGGAACTACTGTAATTGTAGCAGCTATTTCGTCTCAAATCCAAAAAGCAAAACTGCCTACACATGTTGTCTTAGAAGGGGGTGTAGATGGAGTACTCTTGGATTCTGTTGTTATGTTAGAGCAGGTCAGAACGGTTGACAAATCAAGGCTAATAAACAAAGTAGCCGAGTTGAGTAGCGATGTAATGCAGAAAGTTACGCAGGCTCATAAAATAAGTTGTGCTGACATGTTTAATTAACGTTCTTTGATAATAAAATAATACATTATGGATTGCAATTGTGAATGTAAAGGATTTGATCCAGAATGTCTACCGGTACATAGGCCTAATTAGTGTAAAAACTAATTAGGCTTTTTAAGTGAAAAAGGATTGACGTTAATATAATAAAAGAATATAATATATATGTATGATATACGATAAAACTATATTTTATTTATCTAGGAGGAATTCGGATAAATGCAAGACATTAGAGATTTTTTAGCAAAGAGGATAACTTATGCTAAACGAAGAGCTTTCACCTATAAAAATGAACATGGAGAAAATCCAGAACAAACTCATAATTATTTTGGGGGCTATAGTTTAGGTTATTGGGAGGGTAAAGTAGCAGCTTATCAATATATACTCGATGAGTTAGAAGGAGTGGGCGACGTTGAAAATAAAAGAACTTGAAAAACTAATCGATGATAGACACTATAGAAATGATCCAGTAATTACTGGAATGTTAGCACTGATTAAATCGCAGTCAAAAGAGATTGAGTATTTAAAAAAGAAAACCGAACAAATAATTAGAGTGTTTTAAGCAATAAAATGATCCTTTTATCAAATTGCTCAACTTATAGGAGCGTGAAAATTATTGAACGGTTTAAGATTGGCTTGTAATCTTTATGGAAAAACTTATTCAGATATTGCTAATAGTATAGGAATTAACAGGGCGAATATATCTATTTGGCTAAAGACAGGGGTTATTCCGGAAAAACGGATTTCTCAATTGAAAAAGATGTTTCCCGAATTTACATACGAAGATTTTTTTAAAGAACTATCTGAAGATGAAATCATTGCAATTAAAAAATCTCACATTTGCCGGTTGGTTAATGAGTATGGTATTAATAGACATTAAAAAATGAAATGAATATTTTATACAAGAATTGACTTGTATAAAGAAGAAGAAATATGCTTTAAGTACTTGGTGAAGAGCAATGTCTGTTCTGTAAAAATAAACGATTATACATAGGGAGATAGTTACATGGTAGATGAGAAAACGCTTTTTTACGCTCATACTGAAAACCTAAAACGAGAACTGAATGTCGATCCCTTAGTCTTCTTTGGAGAAGAGGCAAAAGAAAAAACTAAAAAATATGGTTCGTTATTTTTAGGGGCACATGTTTGGGAAGAAAACCCCGAGTTTGTAGCTGTTGCAGACACAAATAACATTGGAATTCTTGCTCATGAGATGCGACATAGCTGGCAGTATAAGAATAGAAATAAAGAGAATTACACATTTCGTAGTAGCAGTAATAAGCCATGGATATTAAAAAAACTAGCGCGCGCTTTATATTTAATCTATTACTCATTCAATAGAAAAGAGATGGATGCAAATAACTATGCAATTGAATATTGCAGAAAGACAGGATTGCATCACGAAGTGTTAAGAATTGAGAAGCTAATAAAGGAAAACAGGTTAGCTCAGGTAATTACAATACTGGCACATCCTTTATTTGTGTATTTGTTATACGTCGTTTGGGCTTACTTGATCGTTTAATAATCAAATGATTTCTTTAAAAATGTAAGAGCATACACCTATATTACGTTTCGCTAGGACTCAAGAGCAAAATCAGAATTTAATACGATGAAAAGATTATTTCATGGGGAGATGTTTCAATGTGATTTGGCATGTTGGATATGATGGAGCTGCAATGCCTGTGGAAGCTTTAACAAAGCAAGAGGCCGAAAACAAGGCTAAGACTTACTTAGATGTGAAGGGAACAAAATGTAACTTAATCTATGCACAAGAAGCATCTTCTGGATATTTGGAATGGATAAATGATTTTGGAATTAATGTAATACGATGAAAGGATTCTTTTATCGGCTTATTCAGAGGAGGAGTAGTAAATGAAAATATATAAGTTAGTCTGGAGATTTGACAAGGAAGAGTATGTAATCGGCACAAATATTGCGAATGCTTGCAATGAAGCAGGAATTGGAAATGGAGCATTGATTGCACTTGACTATTGGGAAGAAGTAAATGAACTTCCAGATCAACTGAAACGTTTTGAAATTGTTATTGATGATAAGAGCGATCCAGATATAATTCATAATCCAAATTTCATAGAACAACTTAAATCATCTGGATTCCAAAAAGGTGCAGTAACAGAGATTAATTTGGCTAACCGAAAGTTTTGTTTTGAATATGTGGGCAATTCACCTACAGGATATCAATATCGGAAAGTAATATAGCCAAATGAAAGAAGTATTTCATTCAGAATATGAATAGGAGACGAATTATTATGTTTAAAAAATTGGAATTTAAATCAACTTCGATTCATAAACACGAGTCATGGGTTGACTTCGGAATTAAGAAAAGTCATTATCTCATTTCTAAAGGAAATAATGACACTTATATGATCTGGTTCGATGGTAAAGATATTGGAAGAGACGTTCACACTTTAGAGAAAAGCAAGGAATTAGCCCAAGCACATTATGATAATTCATGTCGGTTAATTGTCGAAGCAATTACGATGAAATAAGTCTTTTATGAGGTGAAAAATGGATCAATTAATTGAAGATCTAACTGTTGTACTTATTCATTTAACAGCAAGTGGAAATGAAAGCTGGAGGGGTTACGATACTGACGTTCTAAGAAAATTGAAAAAAGAAAATCTAATCGGGTTAAGTAATAGCTGGCAAACAGTTTATATAGGTGAGAATTTTAAAAATAAAGCTATTGAAATTATAAATAAATATCAATTGGTCCCGGAGGGGAAAGAATGATCAAAGTGAATTTAAAAGCTTTGGATTTTACTCCTCATGCAATACAACGAGCAAAAGAAAGATTTAAGATGTTGAATGAAGCCGACATTATTAATATGTGTAAGTCAATTATTAGGGCGGGTACATACATAGGAGAAATTACTTGCGATAAAGGTAACAGAAGTCATCTGTTCGCTTCTGGGAAAAAGGGAATTATTCTTTCACAAGACCTTACTACAGTAATAACGGTAATAGAATATAAAAGAGGACATATTCCAGATTTAGATAAAAAGAATCCTCTCCATGATAAATTAGTGAAACTCTATCAATCTGAAATAAGAAGGTTAACAAAGCTAGAAAATACATTGTATAAGAAAATAAAAGAAACAAAATTATACAATGATATAGAGTTAGCTAATTTAAATCTTAAATTATATAAAACAAGATCTATTAAAGTTAAGAAGGAAATCGAACAAAGAATGGCTGAAATCAAAATTGAATTTGAAGAACAGGAACTAGTGATGAAGCAAATAGAATCAGACAAGAGGATTATCGCTAAGTCTATGGCTTGCCTGACTTAACAATAAAAGAGCGATTTTATAGGAGGGAGGATGAACTGAAATGTATGGTAAATGGGTAACTCTCAATCTAGGGGAAGACTTTCAATGTAAGGTATGGGTATCATGTTTACCGAGTACTCTAGAGTCTGAATTGCAAAGAATGGCAATCAATAAGCTGCAATGCAATTTACCTAAAGAAAAGAAGGGCTTCTCGGCTGCGATGGATTCTCTAGAAATCATTTTAGATCGCGCGCGCGCTGAGGATTTTGACTCAAAACAGAGCAAATGTTTAGAACAAAGATTGCGACTGGGTGAGCATAAATAAATATTAAAAAGTAAATTCAACAGGGGGGATTATATGGGGAAACTAATGCCTATACGAATTATCCAGCACTATGATGAGAAGATCATTGGTCACATATTCTACGATGAACTGCAGTACTGTATTGAATGTAGTTTACATTTTTCATGTAACATAGTTGATTCAAATGGAAATGGTATTAAATGTCCTAAGTGCAGTAGTGGCGATCATCTGTTAGATGTAGGAACCGTTGAAATTAAGTTGGTCGAAACGAGCAATCCAAGTAATATCGCTTCGGAGTGGGCCGCAGCTTATGAAGACGAAGAGTTGGAGCCAGAGTACCATTACTTTGGGGTAAAGCCTCAAATCATAAATAATACCAATTGTTATCCGTGGGATGGTAGTGAACTATAAATTGATATAACAGCCCAACCTAATTGTTACGGAGCTTTTAAATAATCGGCGAACCGAAAGGAGACATATAAATGCAAACTCCATCAATATTCCAGCTTGGCAAACTTTCAAATCTACTAGACGAGATCAATAAAGGAACCGGCTCAGTTTGGTCATTTGTCTCATGTGGCAGCGATTCAGCAATGACTGTATCATTAACATTCCCTAACTTAACAAGCGATCTTGAGTCAATCAATAATAGTAAAAATAAAATAACTGAATACTTTGGATTAGATGAGAGTGACAAGAGAGTGTCCATTAGTTCGGGTTATGGCAAGACAGAACTAAGTATCATCCTTGAGTCGCAGCAAATCATTATTAAGGTTACAAACAAATAGAATAGACTAGAAGAAGCAACGAGAAATGAAAAAGCAATTTCATTCACAAAAACGAAAGGACGATCAATAATCATGGGTAATATTCCAGAAGTAATCTGTAGCGAATCGCTAACAGTTGATGAATACAAAATAATTATGAGTAAAATATGGGACAGTCACAGGTTCGGTAGACTTAGTAAAAATCGAAACAGAATTTGTAGGCATATCAAATATGTTTGTCCGAATTGGGATTTGAGAGATGGCCGTTGTTTTAGTATTGGATTTGATGATGTACTTTTTGATTTTAGGGGTAGTTATAGATCGATGTTTGAGCGCATTATAGGATGGCTTGAAGGCGAAGAGCCTGAATGTGGTGGAATGCTTGTTCAACCTAAATAGCAAAAAAAGCAGATTTCATAAGGAGGGAACTACAAAATAATGATTAAATATCATGAGTCTATAATCAAACGGGAATTATATAAATATGATGATGTAGAAGAAAGAGAAAGGCATCACAGACAAATGTTTGAGAATGGATGGCACTGTAAATCGCAATTTGATTTTCTTGAGAATTATGATTGGAGCAATGGGACGCCTGCAGCCGAATATTTGAAACAAGAGCAAATGGACGATAAAAAGTGAATTATATAAGGGAGAGATTGGGTATGAGCGAATCGAATATAGGTGTTAAGGCGATGCATGAGATTATGAGAAAAGCTAAAAAGTATGATGAACTTCTTGTTTTCCCAAGTATCGAGAATGAGTTGCAATGCGATTTTTGTGGTAAGTTTCAAAGCGAATTAAATAAAATGATTGCTGCCAGACGAGTTGTTATTTGTAATGAATGCGTAGAAGTGTGCAATCAAGTACTTGAAGAAGACAATTCTTAAAAACAAAAATATATAGGATGGTGTTAATAATGATAAAAAGAAGATTTTTAGAGTATGAATATTTTAAAAACCTTCTCGTGAAGCAAAACGATGGTTTGACGGAAGAGGAAGCAGTTAAAGTCCTAAATGAGAAAGACTTAATATGGGGAGATCTCACCTTTACTTTTAAGCAACAGGGTAACGGATGGCGCACGGATATTTATTGCAATAACAGCGACACCTATATAACACCACGAGAGTTGAATCCTGTTGAAGAGAAATGGTTCTTAGACCAGGTAACCGAATTATCTATGCAAAAGTATCTAGCGCTCCAAACTGCTTGATAAGGAGATGGAAAACGAAGTGAAGAGATACTGTCTGCAACGCTATGACGGACGGGATGATAAAGCAGGAATCGAATACTGGCAGCGAATAAAAGATAGCGAAGATCTCGAAGCACTCAAACTATTTTGTCCAGTCGGTTACAGGATAATTGACAATGTAACTAAAGAGGTAGTTTGGGAAAATAATTAAAATAAAAGTATAAGAATATAATTTATTATTATATGATATACTAGATATTGGAAACGTATTATAATGTATATAACAGTTTTCAAACTACATAGGGGCTGGTCTTTTTGATATTTCATCGTGGAGATCGAGTGAGACATATTGGATTAGGAACTGGCTTTTTCCTTCAGTACGAATTTGATGGATTCACTTCAGAAACTGACGCAGCCTACGTAGAATTTGATGCCGGTGAAACGATCAGTGTAACTGTAGGGTTGTTGATTGAAGTTGATGAGTGAATAAAATAATATTCTTTTAGATTAGGTGAATACATGTCGATTGGCGAAAGACTTCGATATTTAAGAGAATCAATACGTTTATCACAGGGCGATCTTGCAAAAACTTTGAATATCGCTCGTACTACGTATTAAGGATACGAAAACGATATTAGAGAGCCTGATTTTAAATTTATAATTAAAGTAGCTGATTTCTACAATGTTACGCTAGATTATTTGTTTGGCCGTCAATTAAAAGAAGAAAAAATAGTGGCACCTAAGAAAGAGGAAATATCACTTAGACTTAAAAAATCTAGAGAACTTAAAGGACTGTCTCAAAGAGAGGTTTCCCAGCTCTCAGGTATAAATAACAAAACCATAAGCGGATATGAAAACAATGTTAGTGAGCCCGATTTATTGACCATATCTAAACTTGCTTCTATCTATGGTGTGTCGATTGATTGGATTATAAATGGACTTCATTTTAAAATCGAAGGCAGCAACGGCGTTTTAGAAGAACAACTAGAGCATTCAAGAGAATTATTACTGAAATTTAAAGAGTTGGCCGAGCAAATAAAAGTCTGATTTCATCAAGAAAGAGAGAGGGAATATGTTTTTAGAAGATATTATTAAATTTGCAAATGAAAATGAGATAATATATTTTATCAATGAATTAGACCCTGATGAAATCGAAAGAGTTAATATTTCTATTAGTAGCTCTAAGGAAAATTTCCTTAAATTATTTCTTTTAGCAAAAAGGGGAAACTACCCAGTATTTATCACTGAATCAAAACTCACAATGGATGAAGTTCAAAGTTCACTTATTTCATACGAGGATTTGATTAAGAATCATTTGTATAAAACAAGCGGTAATGAAGTGAAGTTGAAAATTACTAATATAGTAGATGAGTACAATAAAGTTATTGAAGATATACCTGTGGATGTAACATATAAGGTTTCAGTGGTTGTCATATTAAGTACATATTACATGAGCATTGACCATTTCTTGAATGATGAGGGTGCTATATGGGATTCTCAATTATTTTATTCTTTAGACGAATTGATTGAAGAGAAGTTTGGCATAGAAGAAATAAATAAACTCGAACAAAATAGAGTAATTTATACTGAAGAGATTACGCAAAAAGTTCAAGGAAAATGGATAGAACATTTACGAAACGATGATGAATTTAGAGGATGCACTAACAGGGACTTAAGATTGGCATACCTCAGTAAACAGTGGTTAAGGTTCAAGCAAACTTTAAGTGATGAAGAGAAAGAAATTAATTCAGTTCATCCACAGATAGTCATGGAGCAGGTTTGGAAAGAGATTAAGGAGAGTATCAGTATTTCCCGGATAAAAAACAAATAAGAAACTAACATATTGATAACCGCGGAAGCGCAGTGCTAAACAATCTAATAAAAAACTGATTTTATAAGGGGTGTTTTGCTTGAAGTATACTTTAACCTTACTGAGCGAAGCAATTGAAAGAGTGACAAGAACAACAATCAATGCTGTTGAAAGCTCTCAGGCTGCGCCATATAAAGCGATACATGCATTCTTTGGTAAGGACCCTGAAATAGTAAAAGGAGATCACATTTCGGTTTTTTGCGGATATATTCATCATGGAATCTATATAGGTGATGGAATGGTGATTCATTTCACAAAGGTAGATGGCTTAGGAATTATACAAATGGATACAATCGAGACTTTTAAAAATGGGAAAGCAATTGAAATAAGAAACAGCCCATTGAATTGCAGCCGGGAGGAGGCAATTCAAAAAGCATATAGTAAATTGTATACAACAGGCTATAATCTAGTATTTAATAATTGTGAGCATTTTGTTGTGTGGTGCAGAGATGGGGATAATAAAAAAATTTACACACCATCTAGTGCTGCGTGGCAAGTGATGGGAAACAGATAGGAATATAAAAATAATTTACTTGTGGATGGAAGCTAAAAAAGAGCTCTAAAGAAGAAGATAAAATGGAGATTTTATGATTTTAGATGGAGGGTTGTTTTGTGAGTAGAGTTAGATATGACTTTGATTCAGTGCTGAGCAATGCCAAAACCTTTTCTGATGGAGTTATGGCCGACGAGAAGATTCGCGAGATGACAAGGGAAAGTATAATTCAAATGGTTGTCTCTTCGTGTTTTGAATATAGAGACAATGAAGAGTTTAGAAAACGCGTCGATGAGTATGTTGAAAATAAATAATGGATTGGTTTTATGAGGAATGATGGCATGATTGGTTATGATTCTGAAGAATTATAAGTTGTAGGGCATCCCATAAGAAGCGGAGGAGACAGAATGCCTAATCGAAATAAGATTATCTTGGGATTTATTGGATTGACAACATGCTTGTACTTTTACAAGAATCCAGGAGTATTTAGCAGCCTTTTAACTGGTGGCACAAGGTGGCTTACTGAGACGCTGAGTACCTACATAAAAATTGGATAAAAGACTGGCTTCAACAATAAAATAAATCAAAAGGATCGGAAAAAATGAATGTTGATTTGAGTCATTTTACTGTTGCAAATATTTGGTCTATTTTTGGCCTAATTATGGATCTTGTTGGTGTAATTTTTTTAGGATTTGCATTTTTCTCAAAAAGCTTCGATGATCTTCGTAAAGAAAGTGGAACATTTTTTAATTATAATCCAAGTTTGTTTCTTAACCTCCTTGATCAAAAAGCTTCGGGAGTTGCTGGTACAGTTGCGCTCTCTCTAGGCTTTTTACAGCAGTTTATTGTAAATATTCCAATATCCACAAGTATTCCGAGTTTAGTATTGGTAGCGGTTCTACTGTTTTTCAATATATTAATAGTCGTTGGTCTTTTAGTTTGTAAGAAGTATTATGTATTATATCAACTTGCGAAAATTGCACTCTTTTGGGATAAGGGAAAGTTTCAAGATGATGTCCAAGTAAAGGGAAGAGCATTTCAGGAAATGATTATTATTGGTAAGGTTAAAATGCAAGAAATTCAGAGACGGTAGTAACCAATAAAATACTAGTTTTATTTTTTTGGAGTTAGGAGGGCCTAAAATGGATGATAATATTATCAGATTTCCAGTAGGTTTTTATCAAAGAAAGAAGAATGAACTGGGCGCAAAAGCTTTGATTTGTGAAGTATCCCCAAGATGGATGGAAATTGTAAATACTTCGCATGAAAAAGACTTTATTGCGAATGTCATGACCCTTGGTGCAGATAAAAAGGAGAAGAAATTATGCGAGTTGGTCCTCCTCAAGGAAGACATTTATAAACTTGCTGAGTTATTAAAAACTGATAAAACTTGAATTTCATAAGAATAATATCCAAGGAGGTAGTTTAATGTTAAAAGACTTATCATTCGAAGAGATCCCTAAATTCTTTGAAGAGCTGGCAATGAAGGATACTGGACGCTTTCAGTTATCTCGTATATACGGTATGGCAAAATCATTTTTGGAACAAAGGGAGAAAGAGGAATCCATAGAGAAGCTAATTGTAAAAGACTATAGGAGCGTAGTTAACACAACAATTATTAGTGAAGATTTAGCGATTGTTGAAGCAGAAGTGAGATTGAATAAAGGTAAAGAAACAGCTTTTTACCCCGTAGTTGATAATAAGTTCTTTAATGAGTCGAGAAGTACTTTTGATGAAGCGCTGCTACTTGGTTTTTGCAGAAAATACAGCGGAGAAAGGTGTGATTCGGCGATCTTCAACATGCTTAGAATGGACTTGTATATGAATCGTACAGTCGATGAAAACTGACTTTTATTAGATGATCTACTTGTTCGATAATGGCAAAAGGAGAACTATAAACTAATGATATATTCAGTGCACTGTTATTTTCATAAAATTAATAGTAGAAAAGCGGGATCAAAATTTGAAGGAATTGTGTTTGCAAAAAATAAAGAACACGCTGAAGAGATTGTCAGAGCGTTATTTTCCAAGTACCCTATCGAGATAGAGAGCATGTCTGCTGTTGGTAGAGAAGATAGAACATTAGATGAGGTGTACACAGAGCGTCCAGAACTAATTGGTATATCTCCTGAACGAGGTTATCTTTATAATGAGTATACACACAAAGTCAGAATCAGCAAGTATGCCGGTAAGTAGGGTTAATATTAAAAAATAACGGAAGGAAGTGCGAATGGGAAGCGAGCATGATATCCCTGGGGGATTCGCACCAAATTTCATCTAGATATATGGGTGTTTAAACATTATACGGTAATTTAACTAGGGATTATAAAAATTAAACTCTTTATTAATATTAGTAGAATGCCGTTTTAGACCCTATATTGGTTGGGAAACGGAGTCGCACCCCTTACGGGTGCGTGGATTGAAATACTCTGTATTGGTTTTTTAAACAATGTGTTGGTTACGTCGCACCCCTTACGGGTGCGTGGATTGAAATACGTTCATACATTTTAGGCTCATATGCATCATATAATGTCGCACCCCTTACGGGTGCGTGGATTGAAATCTCCATTTAGATTCAGAAAAGTCTTCATTTGATGCCGCACTCTACAAGAGTGCGTGGATTGAAGCAGCATTATGATATAGAGATAAAAGGTCAATTTCATCGGACAAGGAGAGGTGTATAGTGAGTAATTCTGTTATGATATATGTAAGAGTTGGAACACAAGAACAAGCAGAAGAGAAACTAGGTAAACAGATTGTGGGATGCAAACAGTTTGCCGAGGACAATGACAAACGGGTCATTGCCGTATTCAAAGATGTAATCTCGGCAAACCAGCGGAGTGATCGGTTTGAGAATATTCTTGATGAAATGAAAAACCAAGGTATTAATGAGTTACTTGTTCAAAACTGGAGCCGAGTATCGAGAAACACTAAAATTGTTTATGAGATTGATCAGATGTTTAGAGATCAGGGTAGTTTTATTATTCCAATTGAACAGTAGTATTAGAGATATCCGCGGCTAAATTTTTGAATAGGGGAAGAGAACATGTCTACTCCAATCACTCTTGATTATTTAATAAAAAATATTGATCAACCTTTAATGAATCTTCTAGATATAAAGGATGACTTTAGAAACGAGACGCCTGTAGAAGATCTATTTGTGAATCCAGGGGCAAATAGAGAAACAAGAGTTATTAACGCGTTACGTAGAGGTGGAATTTGCAACCTTGAAAACGTGATGAACGTCAAGTTCTCATATATCTATAGATTGCGTAACATGGGCAAAGTATCTATAACTGTTTTACTAAATGCAATTGTTAACCATTATCATATCAATTCACTTATTCCTTGTTTAAAAAGTAGGTCAGATTATCAAGAAGAGTATAAAAATATCGTCTGCACAATTGAACCCATTTTGTTACAGAAAATTAGCACATGCATGTTTCAAAATTTATCCTTAGAACAACAAAGAAAATTGCTTAAATTAATTACCGGTCAATAAGTTGAAAATAGCGGTTTTATTGAGGAGTTCATTTATGTTCACGGAAATTAAACCCGAAAACAGATTTACCACTGAAGAGATGGATGAAATATACGGACTCATGAGAGAAAATGATTTACTACGTAGATTTATTATAGCATTATGGGATGACAGGAACAGTGTAATGAAAACTGCTCTTGAATGGAGAGGAAATTCAGCAAGAACATAGTTTGTATAATCTTATTTATTACGAGGGTGAATTAAGTGAGTATTGATGATAATTTTAAAAACACTAAAGGCGATATTGTTCACGCAACAATCAAAAGCACAATTTCGGCTATCCCTGCAGTTGGGGGATTTTTATCGGAATACTTCGGTTTAGTTGTTACGTCCCCGGCAGAAAAAAGAAAAGAGAATATATTGGTTATGTTGGACCAAAGACTGAATGAACTAAATAATAAAATCGAGACATTTGACATCTATTCCTTATCTAACAATGAAGCTTTCTTGAGCGTTGTTTTACAAGCTATAAATATATCAATCAGGACTCATCAAATTGAAAAACGTGCAGCACTACTTAACGCGGTCAGCAATTCAGCGCTTACTAATTCAATTGATGAAAATCGACAACAAATGTTTTTATCTTTTATTGATTCATTTAATGAATGGCATTTAAAAATTTTATTCTTTCTCAATGATCCAAAACAAAATTTGCAAAAGGCTGGGCACTCAATAGATTTAGATAAGGGAAGTATTGGGCTAGTTATTTTTCAGTATTATCCGCAGTTATCAGGCGAACTAGAATTTACGAAACTGATAATGAGCGATTTGTACAATAGAGGACTTATTAGTAAAGACTCAAGCGATTTGCATACTATAATGGGTGGTAGCGGAATGGTCGCCTCTAGAACATCTGCGTTAGGCAAGCAATTTATTCAATTTATAAACACTCCTGACGAATTGAGTTAGAGCGTGGAGCTTCTTTCATAGCATTAACCTATAAAAACAAGATTTTATTGTAAAATAATACGTTAATTAAATTGAAAATATACATAGGGATATATCTCAAAGCAATAAGGCTTTTCATGAGATGTATTTCTGTGTATATTTTTATTATTTATAGTCAACAATCTGTGATATAATGACTATAGTATGTGGTATGAAGGAAGGAGTTTTTATTATGTTGCGTGACCGTAGCGAACTTGAAAGCAATCTGACTAATGCAATAGAAAGAATAAAATATAAAAGAAAAAATATTGAGGAAGTAAATAAAAATTTATCCGAATATGACATACCTTCTGGATTTTTTAACGAAATTATTAAAAACGAAAATTTACTTGGAGAAATTGATACCGCTGTTCTCTGTCTTATCTCAATGGCCGTATTTAAAATTGATGGGTCTGACGAAGTGAGAGCAGAAAATTATTTTACTGAAGGTGAGATATCAGAAGCAAGGAAGTATACAGGCAAGGAAGTTAAAGATGTTAATCTTCCTATATCGATTAACAGTGTGCTACAAATTGATCATGAAAATTTTGTTACTACAATTAAAATTTCGGAGCCAGTAAAATGGTACCATAACAAGATTATTGTTTACGATTTCGAAACACAGAGAAGCGCCAAATATAAAAAGGGAAGAGATGGGGTTGTCCCTGTACCAGATGTTAATTTGCAAAGCGTAAAAGATATTGCAGAACATATGTTAAATGAAACATATCTGCCTGATATGATTACTCTAAACGTCTATTCTGAGGATTTCGATCCGATAACATACAATCCAAAATCTAAAGTCTTGACTATTAAGGAAGGAGCTACCATCTCTATTCTTGATGGATTTCACCGACTTCAAGGAGCAGTAAGGGCTTTATCTGTTAATCCGGATCTGCAGCAAGATATAATATTGAGTATACGAGTTTATGACACAGATACCGCTAAAAAGTATTTTGGTCAAATTAACACTATCAACGTAGTTAAAACTGAACGACTTGAGCAACTCAAACAAGAGAAAGTTTCTTATGTTGCCGTTAAACAATTACAGATCAATTCCGATCTCAAAGGAAAGATTGCCTCAGGTTCAAAGATTAGCGAATTGGCAGGCCATTACACGACTACAGATATTTTAGCAAATGCAATCGACCAGGTATTTGAGCCAAAAACTGCTTTCGAAGCAAAGGAAGTTGGGGTATATTTAACAGACTTCTTCAACAATTTGCTAGGGGTTTTTGATGATGAGTTCAATACAAAAACAAGTCTTCTAAGGCAGCCGCGCATGTTTATTGGGTACATTGTTATTGCAAAAATATTTAAAGAAAACGATGTGTCGTTTAGTAAAATAAAGAATGTCATTGAGACAATTATTGAAGAAGTTAAAGAGCTAGATAAAGTGGTTACTTACAACAAAGGAGCTTCGTCTCGTCTGCAAAAGTTAGTAAAAGATCACTTCGAAAAAATTGATATTAAGAGTTGGATATCTTGAATTAGAGGGAGTAATCGCTAATGTCAAACAAAATTTATGAAGGCGGGTATTTTAACGAGTATCAAAAAATGAGATACGTAAACTCTCTGCCAGAGACTACTTCACTCCAAGCGCGTAGAATTCTTTCAAGGGCCAAATCAATAGAAGAAACATATGGGCAAGATTTGTATAATTTTACGCTGGATCAGATTGAAAATTTACTTCATTACCTAAATCCATCAACTCTGAATGCCAGCCGCTCGAACTTTTATATGGTCCAGAACTATATAAGATGGGGAATAGAACAGGACCTGAGAGATACAAATATTAATCCATTAGATGTGCTGGCAGAAAATAATTATTTTAAAAAGTTTATAGATATATCTAAAAAGTCGCTTTATACAAAAGATGAAATTGATAGTATGATTAGTGTGTGTGTAAATGCTCAAGATGCATTTCCGATAATCGCAATCTTTGAAGGCGTTTTTGGTAAAAGTGGCTACGATGAATTGCTAAATCTGAAGCGTCAAAGCATCGTGAGTGAGAATCTGATTTCTTTAACAGACGGCGAACACGAGAGAGTTATCAACGTGTCTTCAGATTTTATGAATTTAATGTATAAAGCTCTTGATCAAAAGACCTATATTAAAAAAAATGGTATTCTAAAGCCCACTATGAGATCGTCAGCAGAGGCTAACTTAGAACAGAGCGATTATGTATTGAGGAATGTTATTACTCGCAGTCAGACTAATGGTAAGGCAGATAAATTTTTGATTCAACGGAGAATCGCGGCAGTTAAAAGTTATAACGATGATTGGGTAAGAGTTTTGTCGCCATATATAATAAGAAATTCTGGAATGCTCTATATGGCCAAAAGCTTTTATGATAAGCATGGAGAAATTAAAAAAGATCATTATGAAGAAATAAGTGAGAAGTTTGGTATATCAAAAGTTATGAATAATGGTTATGAGGTATATAACTACCACCGACTTAAAGAGGATTTTTTGAATGTTGAAACGATCATAAAAGTGTATGAACAATAACCCTGTCGGGTTATTTTTAACATAATAATAAAACTTTACAATAAAATATTATAATGATATATTAGTAATAGGAAAATAATTCTTGTGCGATTTACTGAGAACAACTATATTAAAGGTGGATAATGGAAGGAGTGGTGGACGACTGGTTTATTACCTCGCAGAAACACTTACTGATTGGATTCTAAACAAGGATACTTTAAATAAATTAAAAAAAGATGAATTAGAACGAGGCTTAAAAAAGATAATAAATTTTGGGTTGATAATTTTGTTGGTATTGATTTTATCAGTAGTCACCAATAGGGTAATTGAAACTTTGCTCGGAATGGTTCTTTTGGGTGTAATGCGCGCTATTTTGGGAGGACATCACCTTCCTTCAAGTGACTTATGCGTTCTATATACTGTTACTCTTATTATTGTAATACCATACATAGGGCATGCGGTTGATGATTACAAGTTGCTCATGGACAGCTTATCGTTCTTTCTTATTATTTTATTTGGACCTTTTAGAAAGGGAATGTCATTTAACAAAAACTTTTTACTCTATAAGATAATCGGCCTCATTATAGTAACAGGCAATATATATATATATCGATCAGCTATCATTAGCGCCGCTATATTTATACAGGCGATTCACCTTATCTATTTTACAAAGGGCGTGCATGACAATCATGTTGATTGCGGCTAGGTACATATTCCTTTCCTTTTTGGAGTTCAGTGCGTTAATCGTATTATCACTGACTATTTTTGGTTTCAAATTACAGTACTACAAGAGAGAGATTTTATTCACCAGCTTACTAATGTCCGTGCTTTCATTCTTACTTTATGAGTATGATCTATTAGCAGTGATGACGATTGTTCAAATAGGAGCATTGATACTTCTAATTAGGAACGTTTTCAAAGAAAAAAACTGGCTTTATTCAACCTGGGTTGTTATCGCAGGAAATGTGTTTTACGTCTTAATACAAACCGTTTATGTTCACCTAAGTGTTCGCTCTGGGTTCTTCTCAACATTTGAAGAGGCTACACTACCGATGAACTATAAATCAGATATATCTCAAGTAATTTGTTCACTTATTGCCTATACAATTTCCGTATACATTATGATTATGAAACAAGGATTTGCTTTTGGTTTTAGATCTATTGATAAAAAAACCACAATTTATTTTCATGTATCGTTGTTCATTATTCTAATCCTTTCTGCAGGTTATACTTTAGTAGACACCCCTGTAAAGTACGGCAGCTATTACATGTACTCTATAGCAATCTTTACACTCTTTTGCTTATTCCTGTATTTTTCATATAGAAGAAATTCGGATGAAACTAGCTACCATATTAGTAAATTCGAATCGAAAAATTTGAAAGGAGGACCTATAAATGAATAAAATTATCGTAGGGTTTGGGAAAGCAATCATGAAAATTGGTAAAAAGAATGAGCAAAATACTGTAGATAAAGTTAACATCTGGTTCCATGAACCAAAAGTTAGAAAGTGAAAAAGCTATAAAACCAATTGGCCCCTTGGTATCTAATATCAAGGGGACTAAAAAAGTAAAGGTGATTAATATGTCCATTATCAAATTCGTTAGGGAGGCATTGTTTAATAAAGTTGGATCTTTGCTCTGCGAGTCAGATGTATTGGAGATAGCGGAGAAAGTGAATAGTGAGTATAAGCCCAGAACGATTATGACTGTTGAGGATAATGCTCTGATATGGATAGATATCAATGATATTTTGTTTGTTGATAAACCGGGTAAGGAAACAATGGTTCATACTATAACTAAGACTTATAAATATCACGATAAGCATTTAGATTTGATAGGTATGATTTCGGAAGAAGAGGGATTTCTGTTTGTAGACAAGCGACTAGCTATCAATATACCGAAAATCAAAAAATTTGACTCAAAGTTGAGGAATATATATTTTACTGAGGCCGATTACACTAAACATCCTTTCGTCGCAGGCATCCAGGATAGAGTTATTAGAGACTTTTTAAAAACTCACCTAAGTAAAGACATGGATGTTTGTAATGATAGGTTTGAATACTCGCCTATTGGCATTAAAAAGACAACCTTTCATTAGATTAAATACCGCATGAAGTAATGCGGTATTTTTTGTTAAGCAAAAGGTTGTCTACAGCTATTTCGACATTATTCGATACATAAAATGGTAATTTTAAAAAAGTAAATATTAAAATTCGAAGAAAAACGACCATATTTTAATGATGCAATATAATATGTAAGGTGTTACCATTATTAACAGATATAATGATATTGAATGGACAAACGGACATATTGTTATATATCTTACAGTTTAGAAGAGGAAGTTAAAATGCAAATTATATTTCCCTAATTAAAGGCTAATTATTGTATTCTTTGTTTATTGCTCATGGTATAATGAGAAAAAAAGCGAACTCATGTTCTTATATTTTTCTGCATGATAAGCCTAAATACGACAACCGGGATAACCAAAAGGGGAGCTCATAATGAACGATTACACGATTGGTCTTGTTTATAGCGATAAAGGTTGCGACATCTATTTTGGCTTAAAAACCAAAGTGATGAATGTTCTAACAGCAGCTAACCTAGCCGGTTCTAGGCCGTACGCTAAATTTTATCGAACCGAAGATAAGATGTTGCTTCAATTAGAATATTACCGCTCTGAGAAGCCGGAGTCCTCAATTTTTCATGTATAAGTACAATTAGAAGCTGGTGAGCAGCTTCACAAATTTATAAAATAAAAGTATATAAGTTATTGACAAAAATCATTTGAAGTATTATATTTAACACAAAGATCAATACATAAGTCGTCTATATTTCGGAGGTTAAAAAGAGAAATTCCTGCAGGAACTGAGGTTTGAACATCAAAAGGGAAAGGAATTTTCTGGATCTCTGATGAATTAGTATGTATGGCAAAATTTGAACGAACAATTTGATTTCGAAAAATTACGATTAGATGATATCAATACGATTTATATTGTGCCATCTAATAAAAAGATAATTTCATTGGAGGAATTAATAAGTGGATCTTAAAAAAATTAATTCGATTACGAAATATCCAAGCATCCTTACATATCATAAACTAGGTGAAAGAGGAAAACTAACTGAAGAAGCAGTAGAAGAAAGAGGGTATCTAACTGATTCAGATAAAATTTTTGTGTATGAGAAAGTAGATGGCGAGAACTCACGTATTATTTTCTTTAGGAATCAATTTGATGAAATTGACTATTTAATTGGCTCAAGAGAAGAACTGCTTTATGCCAAGGGAGATCGTATTGGAAATCCATATGGGAATATAGCAAATTTCCTTAAGCCAATGGCAGAAAGATTTGTCGAAGATAACTTTCCTAGTGGGGATTGGGCATTGACAGTCGTATATCAGGAATCTTACGGCGGTAAGACAAAGGCAGCGAAGAATTATACGGACAGTAAAACGCAATCATATAAGGTGTTTGATGTATTCTCCTTAACCGTGAATGAACTTGAAAACCTTCTATCTTTATCCAGTGAAAAAATCGCTGAATGGCGCGAACATGGAAATCAACCTTTTTATAACGAGGAAGAGAGGGGGAAATTTGTTCAGGCGAATGGGTTGGAATGGGCTCCACTTCTGGACGAAGTGTATGGATCAGAGTTCCCAGTTACCTTAGAGGAGACCTATCGATATTTGAGAAACTTTGAGCAAACAAAGGTAGGCATTGATGCTATTGGAGAGTCGGAAGGTATAATTGCTCGCTCTGCAGACAGAAAACAGATTCGTAAGATTCGTTTTGAAGACTACGAAAGAACTTTTAGAAAATAGGCGGCCGATAAAACAACAATTTCATTAGGAGGATGACTTATGAAAATTAATGATAAAGTGATTGTATCAGGAAAAGGAAGAAACGGCGTTGTTTATCTGGAGCACCCCGGTTCATACCAAGGATTTTCGAAAGATGTTATTTCAAAGGTTAAAATTAAATTGTACAACGGTGTAGTTGAGGAGTTTGACCAGGATTCTGTTAGGCTATGGGATTACAAATAGTAATGATACTTTCCGGAAGGAGATACAGACAGTGAATACAACTGAGGGGTTCAATTTGAAGAAGTTTACGGATTATCTTGCAAGTTTTGATTTTGTAGACGAAGTCTTAATTATTGGATCTCAAGTGACAGGGCGCGCACATATTGATAGTGACATAGATGTATGTGTACTCTGCGATGGTTATGATTTTGTGAATTACAATCTAGATTGGACTCTAAAAAAGAAAGATTATGAACACAGGGCTGAAATACATCTTATACCGCTGTCTAAAGATGACTCTCGAAATATGAAGTTCTATTATGATAATAAGGCTTCGAGCGTCTTAATGTACAAAAGACAATAAAACAAATATTTTATGGGAAATGGATGGCGCTAAGAGTGAGTGAAGGAAAGATTAACTTTGCGACTGAACTTTGGAAAGAATTTAAAGATGGTCCCGCAAGCACAAAACTAGGGATCATTAGTGGGATCTTTACCATTTTTGGTGTCTCTGGAGTTTATTTTTACTCCAACTTCGCCATTGGTAAATTGTTGAAATTAGAATTGTGGGGCGTTGCTGCGCTATTATTATTATCTACTTTTTTGATCACCATAACACTATTGATTATTGGTGGAATGGTATATGTAGCTTCGCCCAAACGCATGAACTTGAAGTTGTCATATTGGTATTTTGTTGCAATAGTATTATTTTGGGGATTGGGATTTGCTGTTCTTTCGGCTGCTTTCGCATTATATTATGAGTTGATTAAAATGTTATTTAGAGATCTTTCTATAAGTTAATTTAGATGAAATAATACTTTTATGGGAAGTGATTAGCTAATGAAAAATGTGAAGATGAGGAAGAAAAGTGTAAATAAACGTTCAATGACCTTCTGGGACAAAATAATAAATGATCAAGAAGAAGATCGAAATGAAATTGTTGATAGAATAAACAGCCTTTCATATGATGATGCCGAAGAACAGGTAGAAGAATTAATTTTCGAAATTGATGATTTTATTTCTACGTATGAGTCAGACTACCATTCTTTTATGAGGGAGTATGAGAACGTACTTGAAATTAGTTTAGATAATTTAAAGTTAAAAAGATTAACATTGATAACGAAAAAAGAGTTAGGGATTGATGTTGTCCTTTTATTAAAATATCTCAACAATTGGTATGAAAAAAATAAAAATGACGGATGGCTTTTCCCATATATCACACCTTATGGATACTGGAACGATAAAACGATTACGTCAATTGATAATAATGAATATGGTAGCAATGGGAAAACGCATTTGCATAATTGTATCAATTGGGGAAAGAGATTAGAAGATGAGCTTAACAATTTTATCATTACAAATAAAAGTTTGGAGAGTGATTCAGAAACAAATAGGTTTATGGTTGATTTAGTAGAAGAATGTGTATTACCAATCGTTATTACTAAAAACAAACAATTAAACTCTGTGCTAACTAGATCTCCTAAATTATGTTAAGCTGAGCAGTAATAACCTTATACAGGAGAAACACGATAAAACAATTCTTTTATCGGATAAGGAGGAGAAACATATGATTACATGGAAAGACACTACATCTTATAGTCAAAGAAAAAGAAAGGACACAGAGCCTAGATCTTGGACCGCAGTTATTAATAAGGCTGATATTATGGTTCACAGACATATTCATTATGGTTCTGACATGTGGCTGCTAAGTTCGAGATATCTCGATTTAGATAAAATAGAGCTAAAGAGTAAGGATATTAATGAAGCAAAGAATGAATCATTAGATAAACTGAAAAGTATTTTAGAACATAACATTAATGAAATGGAAGCAATTATTGAGCAAATAAAATGAGTCTTTTATGAGAAAGGGCGGTGACAATGAAAGTAGTAGCTTTATATGACATGAATTGCGATTCGTGTGGTTGTTGGGCAAGTACGGATTGGGGCGTTTCACAATTTTATAATAAGAAATCCTGTCTGAAATGGGCAAAAAAAAGCGGGTGGAAAACCGTAAAAGGGGAAACGCATTGTTTAGGGTGTGTATTAAAGCCAAAAATCAGAAAGATACTTGAGAAAAAATATAAAGTCACACGCTTAGAATTCGATGGTTCAAACATAGAATTTAGTATTGTTGTTGAAGGTAATAAATCTGAAGTATATGCCGACGAATTGAAAGTAGTTGGTTTGGAATTAAAATATTTCAGTACTTTCAGTGTTAAAAACATATCTAGTTAAAATTAGCCTTTTATGAGGAATGGGAGATAAGAAGTGAGCATATTTGAGGCGTTCAGAATGATGGAAATAGGTCATACAGTACGAGATGATTACGGGATCTTATTTAAAAAGAAAGGGGATCAACTTGTTGATTCTATAGATGATGGAAAGTCATGGTATCCCACTGATGAATTTAAATATGGATATATAAATCAGAAATGGCATTTGGTTGAGTAAATCTAATAAAACGAATCTTTTATAGGAAGTGATCGTTCGTGGATATGAACAAAGATGTTAAGCAGCTTTTATATAAGATGTTGAACGAGGTCAATATATATCCAACCGATGAACAGATAGCTATAGTAAACAGAGGAAGACCGCATAAATGTACCTTTAAACAAGGCAAGATGTATGTTTATACTTTTAGCTTTAATGGAGATTATTTAAAAATAGGGAAAGCAGGAAGCAATAGCAAGGCTAGATTTTATAGTCAGCACTATAATCCGGAGAGTTCACAGAGTAATCTCGCGAAGTCAATTATTTTAGATCCGGCAATGGAGTTCTACTCACTTTCAAGTTCAACAGTAGGAGATTGGATTAAAAACAATGTTGATCGAATTGACATAGAAATAGATGCGAAACTGGGCGTCTTTACTTTAAATTTAATTGAGTCAATATTACATTGCTTATATTTGCCTAGATACGAAGGGTTTAAAACTCAAAGAGCGGATAAAATGTGAGTTTCATTAACTCCCGGGTAAGAAGATAAAAATAAATGTTGACAATAAAAACAAAAGGATATAATATTGGAATTGTAAGGGCCCTTAGCTCAGTTGGTTAGAGCGGTCGGCTCATAACCGATTGGTCGGGGGTTCGAGTCCCCCAGGGCCCACTAAAATAACACCATATGGTGATTATATAGATACTCTGAGAAAGGAGAAGAGAGCAGCAATAAAAGAAGAATTTTATAGTGAAATGCACATATAAAGTAAAAGAAATTAATATAAAAGGAGAATGATATTTTTAAATGACCGATAAATCGATAGTAAAAACTAATAAAGATCATGGAGGTAAAGAATTTACTAGTAGTTGTCACTTTGTTGGAAAAGTAAAGCCGGTAAGAAACCAAGAGAACGGTACAGATAATTGGGTTGATGTTCCGTATTATCGAGAAGAGACTGATGATAATGGAAAGATTAAGAAAATTCTTGAATTCATTATTGAGACTGCTGAGAGTAACGATCTCAAGGTAAAGTTATCGGGTAGAGAAATGCCGTTTGTTTATCCTTACAGTAGTTCAAAAAAGAAGTCAGTTAAACTTTCGTGGGAAGATCGGTTTGACAAAGCAAAGTATCCTGACGATACATATCATTACATTGATTCTGAGTGGGATAAAATTGATAAATTTAAAGAGCTCATCTATACAGATGCTTGGATCGAGGTTAAAGGAAAACACAATCCATATGAGTTCACTGATGAAAGAGATAATGAAATTAAAGGAGTTTCAAGAATCCCTAGCTATATTAATCCCATTATTGATGGAAAAGTCAAAATTGGAGATGAGCTCCGAGCAATTCAGGTAAATAAAGTAGATATCCCATACATCTGCGATTTAAAATCGCCCGATTTTGTAGAAGTAAATAATTTTAAAATGCAAATCGGTATCAGAAGCACATACGCCGATAAAGAAAAAGGAATGACAAATGTAAATGGAGTATTTCTTACATACGGTAAAACAAGTTCTGAACCCAAAAATGTACATTTGATTGTATATCAACAAGAGGCTTCAGAAGGCAAGAAACCGCTCGCCGATGCGTTTGAATCGCTTGACGAGTTCGACTTTATTGAAGTTACAGGTCAAGATAATAATCGAGCTACATTTACTTGGCTTCCAATTAAAGAAAAATTAGATGACAACGATCCCTTTGCGGATGTAGATGAATCTAATAAGCAAGTTAGTTATGAAAAAGTTACGAATGGAGCAAAGAAGGGACTGGAAATTACAGGTTATGTTGCAGGGTCATTAATTCGTGAATATTTAACAGAAGCAGAACTTGTAAAATCAGTCTCGACAACCCAAGAAGATCCTCTTAAGACGGAAAATAAGAAAGATCCATTCGACGATAACGCTCATCCCATTGATTTTTCAGATGATGATTTGCCATTCTGATTAGAAGTAAAACATTAAACTAAAGTCTAGAAATAGAAAAAACAAAGGAGAATAACTAATTGTCTTTTCGAAATCTCGTTACGGCGAATATTCCAAAGGTAGACTTACAATCCTATATCTTATTAACGGCTGGAAATTATAAATCAGGCAAGACTCGTTGGTGGAAGGAAATCATTGAATACTTTTTCCCTAACGAACCAGAAGCAGGACTGCTTGTAGCTTGGGAACCTGGGTATAAAACGTGGAAACTGAAATCGAAAATCGATTTGGTGGAATATAAAAAAGAAGAAGAAAAAATTAAAAATGGTAAGATAAAAATAAAGACCGATATTGAGATGGATTCAGACAGGTGGATTTATTTCAAACAAGAAATAGTAACTGGGCTAGTACAGGAATCAAAGGTTTCTCGTATTTCTAAAGTGGTAGGATTCGACACTGTTGACAGAATGATTGATTGCGCTTCTGCTTATATCATCGTTAATGCGAATAACAAGTATCCCGGAAATAATTTCACATCAATTCAAGAATTATCAGAATCGAAGATTTATAAAGATAATGTATGGAATAATCTATATGACGAGCTTAAACGCCCAATTGATACATTAAGGGCTGCAGGCTACGGTTTGATTTTTTTAGCTTGGACAAAAGAAAAAACAACAGAACTCGTCAATGGCGTGAAATATAACTCAATCGAGCTAATGATGAATACTACTTGCCGTAAAGTATTCCAGTCGCAAGCAGATCTAATTTGTTGCCTACACAATGAAGTTACAGCTTTAGATAAAGAAGGAAATGAATTAAATAAAAACCTAGAAAACAAAAATGGCAAAGAGATTGCTACGAAGTTTCATGAATCACAAACTTATATGTACTTTAGAGAATCTAGTTATATTGGTATCGCCGGTGGACGCTTTAAAGTGTTGCCAGAAAAAGAGTTGTATGGAATTGATACATATGTAAGGGTGTTTAAAGAGGCAATTGAAGGACAACTTGACGAAGGTGATTCCTTTGAAGATATCCGTAAGAAAGAAATTGAAGTGTTGGAAGAGAAAGCTAAGCGATTTTCCGAAGACATGATCGACAGTTTGAAAGATGAAGATGAGAAAACTGCTGAAGACTATCATAATGAACTGAAAAATGCCTTGAAGGATATTGCCAACGAGGTCAAGAGTGATATCGTGGCGCCTAAAATGAAAGAACTGCTCGGAGTGGTTAATTTTCTAAAATCGGATGATACAGAAAAACTTAAAGAAGCTTTAGATTTTGTGAATGCCTTAAATCAATAAAACGAACATTTCATTAGTCGAATCGCTCCTTGTCCAAACTGAATCTGTAAGGCGAGGAGCGATTTTTATATAGATAAATTACAGTATTAAGAAGGGAATGTTATGAGCGAGAATAAGACGCTGTCTTTCATTTTCATGGCTGTGCTAATTTTTTTAACTGGATGTGAGGCCAATGAAAATGTCAAAGATCCGAAAGAGACAACTCAACCGACAATTGAAATGCCACTAAAGCCAATAAGAAATCTAGTGCATTTGGAGATTCAAAGCACTCCGGCGCCATCTTTAGAACCGATCCCCGCAGCTACAGAATTTGATGTTAAAAGTATAGAGATTGAAGATAAGAACACAGTAACAAAAGAAGTAAAACATAAAGACAAATATATGAATTTCGAAGTTACTGCTTATACAAATAATCGAGAATCAACGGGCAAGAGCCCTGGCGACAAATACTACGGTGTTACAGCAAGTGGTCAAACAACCAAGGAAGGTGTTACCATAGCGTGTCCTAAAAGCATGCCGTTTGGGACGCAGATTTACATACCTTATTTTAATAATACATACACTTGTACCGACCGAGGAGGAGCAATCAAAGAGGGCAGATTAGATGTGTTTATGAGCAGCGAGAGTAAGGCGGTAAAGTTCGGGCGAAGGAAGCTAGAAGTCCAAATTATCGAGAAAAAAGGTGAATGAGTATGAGTTACGTGGCTAATGAAAGAGAAACCGTAATTCAGTGTGACGACGAGAAAATGAAATGGAACTTGTACACCCTACAGCCAAGAGTAATATCAAAGTTAAAAAAAGCTGGAATTGAACCGGTAAGAATCAATGAGGACGGCGCCCATTATTATGAGGAAATTGATTTTGGCAGAGTTTCTTTCCGGAATGAAAGCACCAGGACTATGAGCGACGAACAACGGCAGGCGGCCGGACTAAGACTAAAGAAGGCGCGTGAGAAGAAGAATTGAACAATAATAAAATGAAGATCATCAGCATTGGTGGATTAGACAAAAGCGGAAAGCACACCCAATCAAAATTGCTTACTGAGAGATTACGTAGCGAAGGATTTAAAGTAATGTCGAGCGAGTTCCACCGCTACGAAACACCAACTGGTGAGCTGATTATGAAGTGGTTACGTAAAGAATGGGAAGTATCTGCAGAGACGATTGAATTGATTATGGCTGCGGATAAGCAGGCTCAGCAGGACTGGTTTACTGAGCTAGAGAATGAGAAATATGAATTCTTAATCCTGGATAGGTATAGCCTCTGTCAAGTCGCTTATGGGCTTGCTAACGGGCGAGATGGACGTTGGATCATGGAATTACAGAAGTATATGCGGAAGCCTGATCTAGACATTATAATCGACATTCCAGCAGAAGAGAGCATGAAAAGAAAAGGAAAGCATGGTGAAAATGACAGATATGAATCAGATTTGGGCTTACTCACGAGAGTACGTAGCAATTATAAAAATGTATCTACAAATTACTCTGCACCGGCTAAAGCGATTGTTGATGGATTAAGATCAGTTGAGGAGATATATAAAGATATAGCAAAGATCGTCAACAAGGAATTCAGACAATAAAAACTTGATTTTATAGGCAAGTAAAACGATACAAAGAAGATTCATCGACGGCAGTACAACATATTGAATAAATTTGTCGCAAAGGAAGGCGCTCTATGAAATACGTAATTCGGTTGAAAAAACCGGTGAATTTTTGCGAAGTGAGTCGTCAGATGACGCATATTCTCCTGATCTTGGAGAAGCCTTAATTTATGACGATTACGCTGATGCGGGGTCCATACGTCAAAATGGCGAAGATGTAGTTATTGTTACGTGGGAAGAAGATGGATGTCTGAAACTAGGCGAAGTAATTCGATGAATAAAATTGTTCCAGGGAGCGTTCGTATGGACGAGTTAGTAGCGAGCTTTGGAACTTGATGAATGGCACAAGCTTCCGATCACCGTGGGCAGGGGAGCCAGGACAGGAAGACATCTTACAGAGCCGATCAATACAGGATTACAGAGCTTGGCAAAGAAGTTGCCGCGAAGCTTCGCGAAGTATCTAGATGAATAGGGGTGTTCGTAACAAATGGTAAAACACGACATTGTTTATGTGTTGACAAGCGTCATTAACGGCAAGGTGGAGATGGTAACGGGAAATGATTCTGAAGCATGGGCATTTTATCGGGACACAAGGGACATAAGGATATACGTGTTCATTTCAGGCAATTGTATTGCATCCGTCGAACCGACAAGAACGAGCATGTAATTCAGTTCTGAAGTTCGCAAAGTTGGGTGTAGAAGATGTAAAAATGCTTGGGGTATGCATGACGGGGTTAAGGCTTTGGTAGAATGGGATGAAGAATTAGAAGGATTGCATGAAGTATCAAAACTGAATAATCGAAATACATGAGGAGGTTTCATAATGTCCGAAATACCAAAATTATATAGGATTTTAACGCAAACTGAAGCTGCGATGATAACTGCTGATACAACTACGGATATGACAGAGTTGGAAGCTAAAGCACTGGCCCAGAAAGATATCATCGCACCAAATGGAAATTATCAGCCATTTGTTTTGATTCCTATCTGCACAGAATTTCAGTGGAGGTATGGACAAATAAACTTTTGTCCTCGATGCGGAAAGAACATTTGTGAATCTGTTGGAGGCGACTATCTAGAGGGTGTGACCGATTATTTAGAGTTTGATTGCCCGGAATGCGAGGCGACAATGTTCGTTCATATTATAAGTACACCGGAAGAAGCAAATAGCATCGATGTGGAAGATCGAAACTGAAAGGAGGGCTATTTTGAAAGTAATCGTTGCCGGTTCACGAACCTTTAGTGACTATGAGATGTTAAAAAGAAAGCTCGATTTACTTCTTGCATTGCAACCTCGCAATGAAATCGTAATTGTATCGGGAGCTGCAAAAGGAGCAGATAAGCTGGGCGAAAGGTACGCTACTGAAAAGGGCTATAGAATTTCTAGTCACCCTGCAGACTGGGAAAAGTGCGGAAATAATGCGGAATACATAAGAAATGAAGAGATGGCGAAAAAGTCTAATGCCTTAGTCGCTTTCTGGGATGGAACGAGCAAAGGTACAAAACATATGATTGACTTAGCGCATAAGTATGAACTACAGGTTCGCGTGGTTAGGCATTAATAAAAACAATATCGGAAAGGAGTGAGCTTCTTGCCCATTAAAACAGATAACAATATAAAATATCTTCAATTTGGATATGGAGATATTTTCGTAGCAGAATTAAAAGATGATGGTTCTAAATTAACATATGGAGCAGCGTTTATACAATCAAAGCCCCGAGAAATAGGCGAGGAATGGAAGGAAGTTGTAGGTACATCTCTTGATAACCATGATGCTCATGTAATCATGCTATTTGATCGCATAGCTTCGTTAGATGTTGTAATTGAGACTTTGAAGGAGATCAAGGAAGAAATGATAAAACAGGGATTTGATTATTAGGAGATAAAATCGGATTTTTATAGGAGCGATAGAAGTGGATTATAAAATCGATCAAAATTTTTATGACATTATCGATGGTCGCGAGGTCGAAATTACTGATATCCACTTAGATAAGGATGGTAACATTGAAGGTTTCAGCCTAAAGAAGGGAATTAATCAATGGTTTAGCACGATCAGATCGTTTCAAGAGTACTATCGGGCATGCCAATGAGTATGCACAAATTCTTAATGCCTATCCTATGTGCCACGAAGATGCCATCGAGATATTGAGAGCAGCAGCGCGAATGAAGATTGTTGGTTACGACAATAAGACCATTATCTTGAGGATGACAAGAAAACTGTAGACAATGAAGTGGAAAATTTATTGAATAAGTCAGTACGAACAAGGAGATGTAAATGAATCTAGATGATATGAGAAAAGAGTATGAATTGGCAAAGCAAGATCGTCAAAATGCAAAATCTGCAACGGCCAGGAATGGAATAAGAGACGCCTTATATATTTTAACAAAGAAAATAGACGCGGAAGAAATCCGAGTGAACAGCAATTTAAAAAAAGTGGAAATTGGGGGAGTGACTTATAACCTTCCTACCTCGTTTAGCAATCGTGGTTTAGAAAAGAAAATTTTATATTCTGTTGGGGAGATAATGTATTTTATAGATGAAAATAATACATACGAAACGGATGGTTCATATTGTTGGCATCATTATGCTTGGGTTCCTCAGCGAAAGGATAAATACGTTCGATTGTTAGTTAGGACCCTAGGGGGAGATCATTTTGGAGATAGGTTTTTTACAGAGACTAGCTACTATAAGCATCCGGCAGATCCATATCCTTATTTGACTAAGGATATATATGTAGATAATCGTACGTATAGCCCTCATGTAAAGTTTATCATCAGTAAAATTGGACTTGAGATTGATAAGACATCTAGGGAAGCTAATAAACTAGTAAAGATTCTGAAGGAGAGTTAATGAAAAAAAATTTTATAGTATCCGTACTAAGTCTTCTATCAGTCTTAATAGCTGCTTGTGGTCAGACCGAAACCGAAATTAAACGGGCGACAGTTGATAGTCAAGAATTTTCGGTAGTATCTGTAGATCAAGCAGACACTGCGTCATTAATTACAGTAAAACATCAAAAGACTGGATGTTATTTTGCACTAAGCACTTCCGATAGGAATGGTATCGGTTCATTAGCACAGATTTACGACCAGAGCGGAAAGCCTTTTTGTGAATAAAAGGTAGATTTTATTCGGGGGTTTAAAGAGTATGTTATACCGAGTTTATGAATGGAAAAACGACTGTATAAAGGTATACGATGTTGGAGTTAACTTAAGTGAAGAAGACGCACGAAAATTGTGCCATAGCGCTAAAAAAGGTTTTTCCAGAGATATGGAGCTAATGAATATGTATGACGATGAGTAAGCGATTTATTGACTTTAGTAAGTTGTGAAATGAACTCGCGAAACTTGGTAAAAAGAATGTGGAAATTATTATTGGAGGAATTAAATGAAGTATACTTTTGAGAAAAATAAACTGTATGACTATCTTGGTAAACATGTAGTAAATGCTTTTAAAAGACACGAGGTTTACGTAGCCGGTGGAGCAATCACAAGCCTGTTCAGCAACAGGAAAGTTAATGATATTGATGTGTATTTCCGACATGAAGCCTCGCTTATTGAGTTCGTTGAGGAAGCCTGGGAAGGTAGCGATTGGGTTAACATTCTCACTAACAAATCAATTATGGTTAGAATGGGCAGAGATAAGAATGTACAGTTGATTCACTTTAAGTACTTCCCAGAAGCCAAGGATATTTTTGATACTTTTGACTTCACATCGTGTATGGGAGCTTTCGATTTTAAGACTGAAGAGTTTGTGCTACATAAACATTTCCTGAAAGATAATGCTCAAAGAATGCTCAGATTCAACAAAGATACCGCTTTTCCAATAGTTTCATTACTTCGAGTCCATAAGTACACTGAAAAGGGATACACAATTTCAAAACCGGAATTTATTCGGATTGCACTCAAATGTATGGATCTACAAATTAAATCCGTCGATGAGCTGAAGGAGCAACTCGGAGGAATGTATGGAATCAACTATGACAAACTGATTCAGTTTGAGGAAGGCGAAGAGTTTAGTCTGGATAATGTGATTGATAAAATAGCCGATTTATCGTTACACGAGGATTATTTTAAAAAGCCAGAGGAAGTTAAATTTGAATGTGTAGAGGACATTATTAAAGAGATTTCAAAAGAGCCGGTACAGATAACGTATATTAATGAGCGCGATTATCGCCTAACGAGAAAAGGGACGCTTAAGTTTATCAGTGATATACCTAAAAAGTATACCGAGTTTGATGGAAAAACATACATAGAAAATAAAAGGTTTTATAAGTTTGTAAAGTACAATAAAGATGGGAATTACAGCAGTCACTACGACTCTAATTTCATTTATAAAATCGGCGAATTTGCAATACCTAAAAACGACTATCTGTATTTTAATGAACAGAAGGAAATTAACGAGTCAAACTATCGGTATCAAGGAGCGCTTATTGAAGTGATCATTCCTTACGAACACTTTGACCATAAGGATGATGCTAAGGTTCATGCAAAGAAGTGTTTTGTAGTAAGAGAAGTACCGCGAGAAGAATACATGAGCTGGATCGATTAAGTGAATGTTCAGAAGGAGGGGCATTAATCAGTGAAACCAATGACAGAAAAACAGCGAAAAGCTATCTGGGGGATTGAAAACATTCTAGATATTTCATATAAAGGCAACGACACAGCACAGGAAGCGTTCTTTTTTCTTAGTGAGCACTTACCCACTGCACAAGAACAAGTAAATAGGATGATACAAAACAGTGCTATCTACCAGACAGGAAATGATAATCGTTTCAGCCCTAACAAAAGTATTATGGATCAGATGTCTTTTTATCGATTTGACAATTCTAATAACCTTTCAGATCCAGAAGACGATGATTCATTTGCCGAAACTCCAACATTAGAATCGCTCGATGCCGACCTTGCTTTTTTGTATAGGCTAATTTAAGAATAAGATCTAATAAAAGAAGGCTTTTATCTAAATGCATTAGGAGATTAAGTATGAATGACAAATGGTATCCTCTTTGGATGGGCCTACTGGTAAGCGTCATAGTTTTCATCGGAGTGTTCTTAGGAATGTATATAGAAAAAAATATGAATAGGTCAACTGTGTTAATGACAGTTTTAATTTCAGTATGCTTTATTGTTATAACCGTGATAGCTGTTGTTTCTAATTCTTGAAAGGAGTTTGAAACTGCTAGAGTTAAATAAGATTTATAATGTAGATTGTCTTGGTGAGAACGGTCTGAGTTTAATTAATAACAAGTCAATTGATTTGATTCTGTGCGACCTTCCTTATGGCACAACTCGTAATAAATGGGACTCCATTATTCCCTTAGACGTATTGTGGCGTCATTATAAGAGAATTATAAAAGACAATGGAGCAATCGTTTTGACGGCTCAAACCCCATTCGATAAGGTGTTGGGCAATAGCAACCTGGATTGGTTAAGATATGAATGGATCTGGGAAAAGACTACAGCAACAGGTCACTTAAATGCTAAGAAAATGCCTATGAAGGCTCATGAGAATGTCTTGGTGTTTTATAAAAATTTACCTACTTACAATCCTCAAAAAACTATTGGGCATAAGCCGGTCAACAGTTATACAAAACACCAAGACGACGGTAGTAATTATGGTAAAACAACGATTGGTATTTGTGGCGGAGGCAGCACAGAGCGTTATCCTAGAAGTGTACTAAAGTTCTCAACAGACAAGCAAAAACTAGCCATTCATCCCACGCAAAAACCCGTTGATCTATTTAGATATTTTATAAGAACTTACACAAATAAGGGCGACATAGTGCTGGATAATGCAAGTGGAAGTGGCACTACTGCGGTTGCATGTCTAGAGGAAGAAAGAAACTACATATGCTTTGAAAAAGAAAGAGAATATTGGGAGAAATCTATAGAAAGAGTTTCTAAAAAATGATTATATGCAATAAAAATTCATTTTTATTGGAGGTTGCCAAATGGGAACGGATCGTTCTGATTACATCATTATTGGCTGTGATGTTAAGCAGCTCGTAGACAAGATGGACGAAGAAGGAAAAGATAATTTTTACGATGGATATTATAGATGGAATCGTCGAAATGGAGAGATCGTTCATCTACCAGATAACAATAGTGGGGATTATGATTATTTTGGAGTAATAGTTGAGCACGATCCAGACGGATACGAAGGGCTCAGTCCTTTTATTTATGAAGAGAACAGATACGCAGAGCACAAGGAAAAAGTAACCAAAGCAATAAAGGAAGTCTTCGATGTGGAATTGGAGCCTAAATTGATCGTTTTAACTCATTGGCAATGAAAGCTGTATTTGAATCGATGAAAGGGCTTGTATTAGGGATGGTTGGAGAGTTATCCGTGAAATTCACGCAACTAGATTACTGGCCGTTAGAAAATTGAAGGCTGGTAATTAGAAAAATAGAGCTTACACATATTAAATTCAAGGAGATGCTAAATGACAAAATCTAAGAAAAGAATACTGTATCCGATTGTTCATGAGAATAAATATTGGCAAGGTAGCTACAGAAATGGTGAAATTCATACTTACAAAGGCAGCCTACTTTCATATTCGCACAACTATCCTTCCGTGCCGGTTATTGATAAAGAGGCAAATGTCGAATGGGTCGACAATATGTTTTCGAAGATGTTTTAACATTTACTGGTTATGGTAGGGGAAGATCTTCCGCAGTAATGCATTTTAGTGGTAGTACCGGTGCTGAATACAATATGTTTTTAACTGATACCGAAGATTTGATTAAAGCAAAAGATATTATTGACGGGAGAGTTAAAGCGCATTGGACATTCTGTAAAAGGGGCAGCAACTATGGAATACGTCTTGCGGACATTGAACTCGGCAAATGAAAATCTTAGTTTATAGGATGATTGGAGGTGGAACTATTGAACTTATGGCAAAGACTTGAGGATCGCGGACGTGAAGAGTTGAAACTTGGTCAATCATGGTATTTGTATGCGGTCGACTTGGATAAATCCGGATTTGGTTGGTCTGAAGTGAAATTTGCACGAAAAAATACACAGGGTATGTTTCTGACATCAGATTCTGTTTGGGGAAATATTAAATATTCTGATTTACGATAAAACCTGTATTTTATCCTAAATAAAAAAGGAGAAAGAACTATCTTTCTCCATTAGGGCCTAACTATCAATTAATATGTCTGGAACCTCATCAAATCCGCGACTTCCAATCTTAAGAATTCTGTTGAAAAATAATTCGCTCAAAACTGACTGTGGCAAATCATAATTTCTATTAAACCCTTTGACATCCCAATTTTCCGCAATTGCCTTTTCGCCTAAACGTTGACAATTTGTTATTACAGAGTTTGCTGCTTGTTGCTTTGGAACTTGTCCTTCCTGGTAATATCTTGTTGCGTTAGAGACCCCTCTGTATATTAACGCGTGAATTTGAGAAGTTGAGAAGTGGTCTAATAGATCGTTAAATACAGAGATTGTTTTATCACCGATAGAGAAATCAAACTTAACTTTTTTCATACTATATAGAAGATACTGCTTAGTTTCTTCTAAAGCTATTTCTCTCCACATTTTATAAACAAAATGTGGGTCATTTAAAAAAATAGTAGAATCAGGATTTAGAAGAACGCTTAATTCTTCTTCGACGTTAACTTGGTAATTTACACGGTAAATATAATAGGTGTTTGGAAAATCTTCATCTTCCTTGAATGAATTAATCGGTGATGAAGAATGAGGTACAATTATCTTTTTATTAGCTAACGAGAGAACTAATTCTTTGGTTTTATCGCTTGTTGGAGTTATGCTTTCTATATAATTTTCTAATGGTTGTATAATTGAGAAATTTTCATCAAGCCTACTGCGAAGAAGACAGGCCAGATATAAAACATCGCGCAAATTTAAATCATTAATCTGGTTGGATTTATAATTTGCAATATCGTATGTTTCTGCAATCTTTATTTTCTTATATTGATTTTCGGAAAGAATCTTTTCTTGCTCAAGCTTCTTACAATTGGTGCATCTACAAAGCGGAGTTTCTTTATGATCACAGTGAGGGCAAAAAGCGTAATTTTTTGCGTTTGAGGTGCGGGAGGGCATCATTGTTACAAGATGCACATTGCAATAAAAACATTTTATATTTTCAATAGTAGCCGGAAACATTTTGTACAACTCACTCGCACGAGCAGATATTTGATATTCCTTCAATAGAGTTTCAATTTTTTCTCCGTCATAATACCGGCTAATAAGTTTATTTATTTGATCGTGATTTAAATGTCTTAACCGACTATCGATATCATTCATTTCGAACAATTGTGCCACCTCTGTACCATCTGTTTTCAACCATATTTTCCTATTATAACCTTACACGAAGACAGTAACAAGAGCGGATGAATCATTATAAAACTTGGATTTTATCGATAAAAAAATCCTCACTAGGAGGATGGTCTTAAACTGTCTGTATATAGTTTTATATCAGTATACAACAAGTCGATGAAGTTCCTACAATCTGTAATTACTTTTTCAGAAAAATGCTCATTGAAAGTTATAGTATTAATTTCGTTTACAGAAACAAAAGATGATTGTTCAATTTGGTTCAATAACGCTCTATCCTTTCTTTTGTTAATTTTACCTAAATCATGAACGACCTTATTCCTAAGGCTTTTGTAAAAGAGAATATTTGTCCACTCTATTGACCCCGAGGAATTTGGTAAAGGTATTGATTCTTGCAAGCTTTCTAGGACTTTTTCTATGGTGCTTCTTCTTGAAAATCTTCTATTGTTGTAATTTAAACTTAGTCCTGTTTTAAGCTTTAAATCCTCGTGAAAATTTACCATTGTTTTTTCGAGATTAGAATAGCAAGAAATCAAGACAGATGAACGTAGTAATGTAGGGTACTCATAGCGCAAATCATTAACTTGGTCTATGTTATATTCCCAAAACATTTCCAAGTTATCATCTTTATAGTTCTCAGAAATTGCTTCAAGATGAGCAATATATTCAGCACTAGATGTTTTTATTGAATGCTCAATATCGGAAGAAAAGTTACTTAGAGTGTGAAAATGTATATCAGATAGAGCATAGATAAAACCGCGTTTAATAATTGACATGATTATCCATCCTTTGATTAAGATATATCTATAATATAATGTTAATAACTAAAAGTAAATAAAACATCAAACAATAAGAATTATTTAATCATTAATCTTCTTTCAATTTTCCGGAGCGAGTAGATACAATTACGAAACCCCATCGCGCACCGTTCATTAAGAAACCATTCGTTACACTCTACACGTCCGTTATAGTTTTCATTTAACATCAAGTATATGGTCTTTTCCATGTTCATCCGTCCTATATAAGATACCTTACACCATCTCAAAAATTTTTTCTCAAATGATAATCAGCGAGAAAATGAGTAATCAAGCACTGAGTCTTAATAAATTATGGACGTAATTTAAGAAGGTATAAAAATTTTAAGCATTGACAAATACAATGAGAATTTTATTCTGTAAGTGAGGTGGAGCAAATAAAAAAGGAAATTCTAAAACTGAACCTTGTTCTAGAAAACACAGATTGCATTGAAATTGAGAACAAGCATATTGGTAGAATATCAATACTTGATATAAAAACTTCTATCGTAGCTACAAGGAACTCTACATGCAAGTTTAATGAATGCGATCATTTTGCGCTTGCTTCATTTCGAGATGGTGATGAGCAATATAAATTACCCAATGATTTTATGAGTACCAGCAGTAAATATACTAGGCTCAAAGGAAACGACATTACTTCGATCCATATTATTTATAATGATTATACCGAAGAGGAGTTATATGTACCTTGGGGAGATTCAGAATATAAAAATGATTACCAACACACATACATAAACGAACATGGCGATCTATTCATAGTAATTAATAAAAATAAAAATATTGAAGATGAATTCCCATATGATCTGGAAGACACGGCCTGCTTAGAATATATGCTATTTTGGGATTGTTAAGATACGAGGAGCATGAATGATGGAAAAATTGAAGTGTAAAGATCCTGAGTGCATTGAGCTGCATGAGACAGAATGGGAAGATATTGAACTGATTCTCAATGTTGAAGAGGCCCAAACTACACAATATAAAATTGGCGAGGATGGAATCTTGAAAGTAATTGATTCAGATTGTACCGCTCAAGAGTTATGGCTCATATGTCCTTGTTGCGATACAAGGTATGAATTTAAACAAGAGTATGTCGAGGTTGAGAAGTGTGCTAAGCTCACGTTTGATATTGATGATAACAATAATTTCAAGATCAATAGAATTAAAAAAGCTTGGGAAGATTAATATAAAATTGTGATTTTATGGGAGAAAGGGAGAGTGAAAGCATTAACAAAATTGTTCTATATATTGACCAGAACGACAAGGTGCAATTAGAAGCAGAAGGATTTAATGATTCAATTGAGGATTTAGAGGAAATTTTTCATATCTTAGCAAGCGGAACAAGAATGATTGCTACCAAAGTAGAACAGATGAAAATGTAATTTTATTCATATAAAGGAGAATGGTATTTTGGATTTTAATATTATTAACCACAACGGTAATTTGTATATTGAGAGCCGTCAGGTCTCTGAGATGATTGAAAAACCACATAATGATCTAATGAAGAGTATCCGTATCTATGCACAATATCTTACTCAGGGGAATATCTCCCTCAGTAATTTCTTTATAGAAAGTACATATCAAGATACCACAGGTAGGACTCTCCCTTGTTACTTTCTAACACGCAAAGGGTGCGATATGGTTGCAAATAAGATGACTGGGGAAAAGGGAACGCTATTTACAGCGACCTACGTAACTAAGTTCGAGGAAATGGAAAAGAAGTTAAGCCAGTTATCGCCATTAGAAGTAATGCAGTTAGCAATCAATCAGCTTGTTGATCATGAAAAAGAAATAAAGAATCATGGTAAAGAAATTGATAGTCTCAAAGAAAATGGTTTGATGCTAACACAGGATATTAACAGCCTTAGAGAAGATTTTGAAAAATACACAATTAGAATTGGAGACAAATCAGGATACATTGTCGCAAGAGAGTTGAAACTCTTTTCTTCCAGTGATAATCCACATTTTAATTTTGTTGATGCTGTAGCAAAGAAACTTAACATTTATAGTGGTATTTTAGGAGATAAAAATGAATATGTAAATGTAATTATGGACAATACTCACAATGGAAATTCTGGAATTGCCGTATATTATACTGAGGTTGCAGTCCAATTAATTAAGGAATATCTTGCAGAAAACTTTAAACTTGAAGTAATTCTTTACCAGCGAAGCACAGGAGGGTTTAAAAAAGGAGAACCGAAAGAATTTATCTTTAAACTTAACAATAAGAACTGGCAGTTTAACAAGAAAACCTATGAATACTTTTATAATTTAACCCAATAAAATAGGAATTTTATTTGCTAAAAGGAGACGAATTGAATAGTTAGAATCAAAGCGACATTTAAGAGTGGAAAAACTTTAGACTTCAACATGGACAACTACTCTAATTTCAGAGAAGCATCAAACCATCTACTAAAAGCAAATTGGAATATTTTTGATAAGTTTGCGTTTCAAACAAATGAGCTGATGTATCTTGAAGAAATAGAGCGACCAAAGAAATAGGGAATTATAAATAAGGAGTTGCTAGATGAAATTGGTTAATGCTGACAATACCTATGCTATTATAAGAGGGCTACGATTGAACAATCGGTTTACGATTGGTTTTGGATGGAGCCGAAATAAAGGAGATTGGTGGTGGAAGGACTCTCCTCAAAACGTAAGACTGTTTGATATCCGGAAAACGATGGGAAATGAAATTACTAAGTATGGTATTTACATAGCTAGACTAAGTATGGTGCTTATGAAAAAAAGCGGAGGAGGAAGATCTGAATATGAATAAAACTAAACTAAAATACGTAGAATTCCGACTGGATTTAGAAAAGAAAATTCTTGCCGAATTAATGCCGTCCCATCTTCGTTTGGATTTTTTAAAACATTCATATATAGCGGGAGGCTGTATATACAGTATTTATCAAAGCCAGGAACCAAAAGATTATGACTTTTTTCTTACGGATGAGTCATTCGCAAGCCAATTAAGAAAGCACTTCTTGGAGAAAGAGTCGGGGTATCACGGAAAAGAAGTTTCCGGAGGGATGTATCTTGATTACCCGTTGACGATTACTGAGAATGCAATTTCTATCGGCAGGTATCAAATTATTACTCGTTGGATTGGCCAGCCAAAAGAGGTCGTAAAAGAGTTCGACTTCAGACACTTACAATTTTACTACGTAGGTAATGGAATCGAGACTGTTACACAATATGACTTCCTGGACAGCAGGGATTTAAAGTACAACGAAGATAGAGCCAGAGATATCTGTGGCAGCGTATTTAGAAGCAGCAAATTTGTAGCCAGAGGCATGAAGATTTCACAAAAAGAAATGGCAAAGATGCTACTCCGACTCAAGAATGTAGGCTTTAGCGAGAAAGAAGTGGAAACATTGATTGCTTGTAAGGAGAAACCCGATGCAGATCACTTTGGGTCTTAGCAAGGAGGACATGAAATGCGAAGGGCAGAATTGAAAGGGTATATAATATTTAACGAAGATAAGCTCAATCATGGGAATAACATTATCGGGCAGATCGATCACGAGTTATTTAATGTAGATGGAATTTTAGAATGGGAACTTGAAGAGATTAGCAATGAGGAAGTTGAGCATATTGATGAAGATTGAATATAGCATAAATTTTTCCGGTTTACCACGAACATGTGTTTGGTTATAATAAGTACACAAACATATAATCGAAGGTGAAGCGTATGGTCGCCGCATCCTGTAATCATGAGGATCTATCCTGTATCAAAGAGGCAGCCTTAAATCCGATATTGCTTGATGTCTTAGAAAGAGATATCAAATTGATGATGGATTCTGAAATCAAGATGAAACAAATTTATGCTAGAAAGCTCAAGCACATTCAGAACCTTATTAGTGAAGACTTTGTTGATACAAAAAAGGATCTGAAAAACCGAGGACTGAAAATTTATGAATATAAGCGCGACTCAAAAGGTGTTTATGCGAAGTTTTTATGCCGCGGATATCATCATGAATTTAGCATGTTGGGAGTACTAATTAAAAGCGAGGTAGAATTAAGGCTTGCAGCTTATCTTGCCATGGACTTGAAGGATGATAAGACAGAGATATAGTGTTGAAATTGCGATTACCCAAGCAATAAAATAACTATTTTATGAGGAGGTGATTGGCTAATCATGGGTATGGTGAAGTGTCAGTATTGCCTAGTAAAAGGCGATAAAACCTTGATGGAAAAGGGAATACATAAAAAGGGCTACATACATAAAAATTGCATTGTTGATTTCCGTGATAATGAAAAGAAAAAAGCAGTCGAACAAGAACAGCGAAGAGAATTATACAGTTATTTATTATGCTTGCACAATGCTATAGAAATACCGGCACGGAATCTCTTGAGATTAAAAGAAATAAAAGAAAACAAAAATATAGAGTACAAGTTAATTTTAGAAGCTTATAAGATAAGCGAAGAGAAGATAAAATGGTTTATCTCAAATGTGCTTGATTACAGAAACGATTCGGAAGGAATTAACGCATGCATTACATTGATGCTGAAACACGGAATTAATCCGGCTTTTCAAGAGAGAAAAAATAAAGCCAAACAAGAGATACATCAAAAAGAAATGTATGAGGTTAAAACGAGAGCCGATATGTCATTGGGAGCTGCGGCAAGATCTAAAGTAAAAGACGAGATGGATATCTCTCACTTGTTATAAAGGAGCGATTTATTGAGCACAAAACATATCACAGAATTTATTGCGCCTTCGGAAGTTCACGAATCATTGTTTGTGGGTTATCTTTGGAAAACTCCGACACTGTATTCGAAATATAAAATACATAAGATCGATAAAACCACATTTACAAGGCCGATATGGTACTTTTATTATTATGTTGGAAAAGAAATGTTCGAGAGTGGCTTACGGAGTTTTGAAGACACTTCTGTATATTCGTTTCTTTCTTCAAAGCCAAAAGAAAAAGGAAAGGCGGATTGGCTTGAAGTATACAATGAGTTTGGTGCATACAGCACCATAGCTGAACTTGTTGAAGAGTGCAATCCGGAGAAAGGTAACGAAGATTATCATCTCGCAGAAATCCAAAAATATGAGAGTCTGAGAAAACTCCAAGACGAGGGCTTTATCAATGTCTTGAATCTTGAACTGATACATAAGTTAACAAGTATGTCATTAAGTCAACTGCAGACTTTCTATCAGACTAAATTTAAATCCTCGTTTGCACAAATAAACGCCGGTGAAGTTGTCGAGTATTATCTAGGCGATAATTTAAATGAAACCATTGAGGAGTTAAAAAAGGGTATCCAGTCAGGCATTCCATTCTTTGATTCACCTCGGTTAAATAAGAAGATAAACGGGCTTAAGCTTGGTAATCTCAATTACTTGGTCCTACCATCGGGAGTAGGCAAATCGAGTATTCTCACCGAAAAGGCCGTACTAGGCATTTATGAATCTGATGAGAAAGCTATTGTATTCGCAAACGAAGAAGGAATCAGGCGTTGGAGATCAAGGCTTCTAGCAACGGTTGCCTCCAGGATATTAAAGAAACCTCTCGCAAGAGATATAATTGAAAGAGGAACGTTTACGGATGAAGGGGAGGCAATTCTTAACGAAGCAAGAGAGTGGATCGAAAAACATAGAAAAGAGAATATTCTTTTCATCAATTTAAAGAAGTACAGAGTGCAGGACGTAATCGGTCGAATTGAGCTTTATCGCGCGCGCGGCTACAAACATATTTTGTTCGATACATTTAAACCAGATTTGTCACAGCAAATAGAAAGATGGTTGGCCTTTAGTAATTCGGCACAGGATCTGTACGATTGTATTAAAGAGGAGGCGTATAATTGCCATTGCTTGGCCACCGTACAGCTAAAAATCGGTAGAGAGTATCGATTTATCGATCTTGACTGTATTGGAAAATCATTGGAAATTGTTGAGGTTGCGGCCGTAGTGATGGCTGGCAGACTGATGTTTGATGACGAATATAAAGAGGATGGTCATAAGAATAGACTATATCCTTACAATTGGAAAAAAGATGATTTTAGTGGCGAATGGATTCCAATACCATATAAACTAGATCCTAAAAAGAAGTACTTAATTCTGTTTCTCCCTAAAAATCGTGAAGGCTCGGAAGATGAACAGATTGTTTTTGAAGTTAATTACGATTTTAATATTTGGCGCGAAGTTGCATATGTAAAAGTTCCAAATAACGGCAGGTAGCATTCCCACGGGGGAGTTTAATGATAAATGATTTAATGCTGATTAAGAAGCGAATTATCACGGAAAATCGTATTGAAGAAATACTGTCTAAAGCCGGTTGTGAAAACATTAAAGAAAAGAGCAATCGGTATGAATCAATGTTGCCTGACAAATTTGAGTCTGACAATAGTCGCGGTTTACAGGTCTATCTCAACGAATCCTTGACGTGTAAGATCAGAAACAGGACTTTTCTCGGTAGTGATATATTTGATCTCATTTCATACATTGTATTTGATAAAATCGAGGCTTTAGACATACATAAATGCCTGCCAAAGTCTAAAAGGTGGATCTGCGAACAATTAGGCTACCATGAGTATTTGACTGGCGAACAGGTTGTAGTTTTTAATGACCCCTTGAAATGGCTGAAGGATATAAAGAAAAATAGAAGTAAATCAATTCTGGAAGTTAAAGAGAATAAAGTACTTAGTGATGACTCCCTAGATCGATTTGTAATGTTCCCACATGCTGCGCTTATTGAAGAAGGAATTGAGTATGGTATACAGCAGGAGTTTCAAGTTGGTTTCGATCTGAAGTCGGAAAGAATTATATTTCCGATACACAACAGTTACGGAGAGATAGTATCGATTAAAGGACGAACGACAGACCCGGACTACAAAATAAAAGATATACCTAAGTATTTATATTTGCATAATTTCAATAACATGTGGGAGCTTTATAACTGGCATCGGGCTTTATGGTATATCATTGAGAGCAAAGAGATAATTATATATGAAGCCGAAAAAACCTGTTGGCTATCTACACAATTTGGTGTAAGGAATTGTGTAGCTCTTGGTGGCAGCGAGGTAACCGATTACCAAGCAAGAATGATTAAATCGCTTGGCATCGATATAAAAATTGTATTGGCTTTTGACCGGGATAAGAAACCTGAAGAGATTAAACTGCAAGCTCAGAAGTTTGGTAAGAGTCGCAGTATTTTTGTGATGTGGGATGGAAAAAGTGTCTTTACGGTTGAAGCAAAGCACTCACCAACGGATTTAGGTTTTCAGTCATTTATGGATCTCTATAAGGATCATTATAACTATAGGATTAGTTAGATGCGAAAAAGGAAATATGTGTATTGACATTATAATAATAAAAGAATACAATAAATATGTAAGAAGATGTTTTTAGAAATACATATAAAATATTGATTTTATCGTATGGATACAGGATTAAATTTGAGAGAGTCAGCGATTTGATGAATTATTTATCTGAACAAGAGCGAATAGAAGATGAGATATATTACGCTCAATGGCAATTAGAACATCCAAACAGTAAATATAAACACGAAAAAATAAATAACAAAACGGAGGATCAAATGGAAGAGTGCTTACTTAATATCGGAAGTGTTGTGAAGGTCGCTCCAGATAACGATGAACAGCAGGAGTGGATTATTATCGGCAGGCGGATCGTCAGTCCAAAATCACTCATTGCATGGGATTATGTTTCGGTTTCTACTAAGGGCTTTCAATGGACTGTAAGTCAAGACAAGAGTTTTTCTCCATACTTTTTCTTCTTCAACCATCCAGATATTGAGGAAGTAGTCCATACAACAAAGTGAATACGGAAGGACATGAGAAAATGAAAACCTTGATTACATATTCTAATTTTCTTGGACAGGATTTGTACCATGGTACGCCTGATGTAAGAGGTGCCAAGGTTGTAGATGTAACGACATCTGTAGTTGATGACCATTATAGTACTGCGTTGAAACTAGAATTGAAGAATGGGTTGTTTATGGTAATTGACATACGACAAGAAAGATAGTTTTTATGAACACCGATGAATATTGACGAACTTGGGAGGGTTTATATATGCCAAGAATAGAGATTGAAGTGCGACAAGTAGGTTCGATGTCAACATGGAAGGAAAAATACGATTTTCACGAAGGAGATCCGCAGGCATGGGCGCAGGCTATGATCGACAGGTTTAATAGCAAATTGAGGCCAGGCGAGAATCCCCGCGAGCTTGTGGATGTGGAAGTGTTGCCCGAAGAGAGCATAGTCGAACACCTATGGGAGAAACAAAACACAATTACCATCATCAGAGGGGCGCACATTTACGATAAAATGCGCTGCGAGCGTTGCGGTGTTACAGGGAAACGGCATGGACTTAGCTCCGGTATTAAGCGAGATTCGGAGTATAGGGCAAAAAAGTACGAAAAGTGCACTGGTCATGTCTGAATAGCGAAATACATGGAGGTCTATATAAAATGAGCAGAACAACCTTTAATTCAAGTCGAGAAGCGTATGCTTACATCCTAGAAGAGCAAGAAAAGGCAAAGGAGCTTTTGGAGAGAACGAGGCTTGACATATCGTTCCTTTGGATGAATATAACGAAGGGGAATTTTGAAGATGATTCAAAACAAGAACACGCTCTAAAGGAATTGGGGGACCTAGCAAAATCATCTTATAGTTTGGCAGATTCTGCAGCTAGACTTTCAAATCTAGCAAAGGCTTTATCTGCTTACTTCGCGGATGAAATCAACGGAAATGTAGATTGATCATTCGTAACACAGAAATACATGGGAGGGAATGGGCATATGTACATCGATAATTTTTTATTCGATTTAAGTTTGAATAGCAAAGGCGAAATATCTGTACTGATTAAAATCCCTAAACATTTGCGAGATGAACCAATCGACGAGGTGGACATAAGCATTACAGAAAAGGATTTGCGTCATATGCAACATGTCTTTGAAATGGCCAAGAGGTCAAAATCAATAAACACCAATTGACCATGGAGTAACATCAACTAAGGGAGGGTTTATATTGGCTATTGAAGCGCATAAATGCAACCAACCAGAATGTAAGGGGTTTGTCTTGATCGAGAATGCAGATTTTGACCTTAAAGACATACCATTGGACGAAAAGTACGGATGCTACGCATTCGACAGACCACATTGTAGCGAGTGCGGGAAAGAATTCTTGGTCGTTCCTCATTACATCGTAATAGAGGTCAATGACAAAGACTTTAGTGAGTGGGAGCAGATCGAATCAACTTGCATGACCCAATTTGAACGGCGTCAGCGCGAGTTAAAGATGTTATCAAGCTGAATATGAAAGCAGCTAACCAATAAAATGTAGGTTTTATCTTTAAAGAAAATACAAGAAAAGAGGGAAAAATATAATTACCTTTTTAATTACGAATTTTGTTATATTTGTTGCGGCTGTTCTTTCAGTTGATTGGCTTACCCACATTATTATGACAAGAGATTTCACCAATCAATACGGTTGGGGTAATTACAATAATTTTATAAAAGAATTTAATAAATACACTTGGTCTCGCGAAAATTGGACTGACGGAAAAAGTCTTTGGGATAGACAAAACAATTGCAAATTCTTTGCTAGCATCATCGAATTTGAGTCCAAAGGGATGGTTCTTAGCTCGCCTATTTCGCTGTGGAGAGCAAAAAAATACGTGAGAAAATATTACAAAGAAACTCTTGGTTTTAGTCGGCGCATTAAATGGCAGTGAATTTTAAAAAAATAAAACTCTACAAAAGTAGAGCCTCTAATTGATCACTTATAATTTATGAGCATTATCTCTGCTAAGATAGATATTGGAATTGCTGCAAGAAGAGCGTAGACTATAAACTTTCCGAGGCCTTCTTTCAAAACTGCTGAACGGATGGCAAAAAGCGAAAAAAATATCATAAATGCAACTGATACACCTAGCATATAATACCTCCCCTAAATATTGTAGCAAAGGAAAAATGTTCTATATATTCCTTTGCTACAATAAGAATACAATTATTGAGTCCAGTTTACAACATCGGCATAATCATTAGACTTATCAAAGCTGATTGATGGACTGATCGAAATTTGAGGCTTGCCATCAAAAAGACCGAAAGAGAGCGATCCATTACCTGCGATTTCTTTGTGGAAATAGTTTCCAACTGCTGCGGTTGTCATTGGGGTTCCAGGCTTATCTTTGGGACGTTGAATAATTACCTGACCCCATCCCTTGTGCCTGCCGACAGGATAAAAAGTGCCGTTTCTTGTAAAGCCTGCAGTTAGGTTGATTTCCCACCCAATGCCTTTTTTAATATTATAATCGCTGTAGTCGGAAGTGTTACCCAGTTCCGCATACAAACCTGATGCGTTATTAACAGCCTTGTAATTATACTTTGCGGTTTCTGGTAACGCAGTGAAATCATCAGACCAGGCTATTCCGAATTTATCTTTTGAAGTAAAGACAGGCATGTAGTTCCAATCGAAGTTAAAATCTAGAATAATTTTTGCATAACCACTAGGAGATGATATTTGGCTGCCAACTAATTGTGCAGAAAAATTGGCTAATTCTTGCGGTGTAATCAAAGACTTTTCTTGACCATCAGTTAATAGTTCAGAACCACTTTTAACAAAAGCGAATTCCGCCTTATTATTGTAAATAGTCTCCTTCTGCTCTTTGTCTAAGATATTAATTACATTCTTAGGGTAGCGCGCCTTTGAAAGATAATCATTTAGTGTAGTTTCGGAAATTGAACTAGCTGCGGCAACAGGTACAATAGAACTAAGAACAACACTGCAAATTGTTAAAGACAAAGCAAGCTTTTTCAAAATACTGACCTCCAGATAATGAAGTGCTCGTTTGTACAAACTGCAATTACTGTCGACCTATACATATTAACCTCATATTCCAGAAATTACAAGAAATAGATGTGATTACATGAAAAATAAATTATTGATTGACTGAATAAGAGGTTGGTGCTATTCTTACAAAGTAAAAGAATATAATAAAAAAGAAGGTGCTTTATGATTGAGATAAGCCAATTGGTTGGAGTAAATAGTTTTGACGAGGCAACTCATATCTCAGTAGACAAGGATCTTAGCAATATCACCAAGGATAAAATATACGAGCTATATGTTGGTAAACCAATTGGCATATCGTGTGGTGAAGACGAGCACTACATTATAGATGACAATGGAGAAAGAATGCACGGTGTATGGGCATTTATAAAGACTAAGTATTATAAACAAAATAATACATAGATTATACGAATACACATGAAGTCATTAAATGAGGTTCTTGGTGCAGCAGAAGAAAGAGGTTTACAAAAGAGTGTTGAGGAAATCAAAGAAGAGGCAATCGACTTATTTAAGGGAGAATAAAATACGGATTTCATAAGGAGAGCGAAACGGTGGGAATGTTCACACAGGTCAGAGGTTGGTTGAACATAGATAGTATTGGAGATTTCAACAAAGAAAACTACAGAGCGTTGAGAAATAAATTGAATGAGGTCAGAAAAGATTACCTCGACTTTGCAGAAGGCCGAGCTTGTATTAGTGAGGACACCAATATTCATTTGGGAGCGAATAATTCAATCTTTTTGTTTATAGGAACAGAGTTGAAAAACTATGATGATGACGCAGAGGAATGGATTAAGTATTTAATTGCTCGTTTCCCAAACGCAGAAGGCAGAATTGATTTTCAATATGAAATTGAAGATTTCCGCGATCAGGACTCTAAAAGTAAGTATTGGCTCATTCGTGGAGGAGAAATCATTGAAGAAGGATATTGTAAAACATGGTGTACTGGTTATGGAAACACGATTGACTAGACGATAAAAATTACATTTCATGAGGTGCCCAATTGGACTTTGAAAATAATCGGATTTTCAAGGATATAGCAAAGACTATCTCTGTGGTTCAGAATGTGAGTTTAGATGAAGCCGAATGCATGATCGACGCATTTATTAATTCAATTGTAAACAATCAAAAGAAGAACAAATTGTCTCTTCTCAATGTCATTAATAATGGAATTGTTCGAAATGAAAGAAATTCTAAAAAGCTGAATCATTGAACTAAGGAAATACTTATATTATAGGGGACGATAATGATTAAATGGACTATAGTTTTGGCGTTGAGCGCACTATTGTTAGCCGCTGGATGTAAGGCTAAACCTGTAAAAATAATCAAAGATTTAGAATATGTTGAACAAATTAAGACTAGCAGAGGAGACATCCTTCAATTTATTGATATCGAAGGGTATAAGATTAACTACTTTGTTGATCCTAGTCAGTCATATAATTTAGAAAAAGGTAAAAGTTACGATGTAACTGTTACAATCAGAAGTGCGATTCAGGAAAAGGATTTTGTAAATGATGCGATTCTATCAAAGCAATGAATAATAATACGAATGATTTTTTGGAGGGAGATATGAAGAAGGGACAGTTGGTGGAAATCAGTTACAAACATCCAGGCGGTTGGGAATACGGAGTTGTTTCAAAAATTTACGATGATCGATGCCTCATTCTTAAAGAGTACGGAGGAAGATTAATGTGCGAGTTCACTCAGCCTAACTCAGAAAAGAATCCGAATGAACAATGGCTTAGTGATGATGTAAAAGTTGCCGAATTGTTTGTTGATGGTAAACCGGTCATGGCCAAGAAGAATTTGCTTGGTGGCTATAAGTTTTTATAGTTACCATTAAATATCATGCAGCAAATGAATGAATTTTCGAGAGGATTGATTGTGTGGGCTTTTGTTACAAGGCTAAATCGGGAAGCGAGTTCTATTTAGATGCAAGAAAAAGTATGACCCAAAGAGGCGAATGGAAAAAAGTGATTAATGAAGTGAATAAGTTGCTTGGAGAGTCAGTAAAAAGCATTTGGCCATCGACCAATATTCTATGCTTAGATGTAAGAGAACTGTCTAAGGATGAAAACAAAAAGCTATTCACCAATGAAGGTAGATTGAGAAAGAACGATAAAAAAGCAAAAGATTATAATTCTGAATACATAAAAATTCTAAATCGATTTGGATTATCAAATTATGAAGACATTAAACTGGTCGAGTTTAAGCACGGTATATGCTCCTTGGGAGGTGAGTCCTTAGAAAGGTATATTTCATTAGATAAGGAGATTTACTATAAAGCAGACTTTAATTTAGAAAAACGATCTCAAGGTAACTTCGATCTGATTACTGAAATCGAGTATCAAGAAAAATACCTTGAAGATCTCAAAAAGTCAGGATGAAAACAGGTATATGAAAAAGGCTGTTATTATTAGTTGTGATTCACCTCTGAATTGGTGGAGAAGGCATAGGGGACGAATTTGTGAAATTGTAGAAGAAGAAAATGAATATGGTTATATAAAAATTCGCTTATTAGTAAATGACAATACATCATTTGAGGCTAAGCAACGTGAGATAATTGGCGGTATACCTGTCAAGCATATTAGAACTGTTAGTTGATAAAAAGTTCATTTTATAGGAGACGATGAAATGTTAGAAGAAATCAATACATATGATTGGAAGGAAGCATTCGGCTACGCTAATTCAGTATTTACTGTTCACTTTGCAAAACCAGTATCTACGAGGCCATTTAGTAGGGAAGATGTTGTTGAAATTATCGCAATGGATGACGGAGAGAACGATACGTCTAATTGGATTGGTATTTTCAAACTTAAAGATGGCAGGTACGCGATTATTGATGCAGGCTGCGACTATACAGGTTGGGACTGTCAGGCGTGGGGAAGTGCGGAAGTAACAGGAAGCCTTGAAGAAGCGATTCGGTTTGGGTTGGACAATTCTCAAAGAAATAGATTAAATCTGAGAATTAATGAATAAAAGTTTAATTTCATAGGAGGAGTGAGTGTGCTTGAGATCTCTAAAGTTGCTGACACATTAGCTAATCAGGCGGCTATATTTAATTGTACATTTAAAAAAGCTTGGAAGTATTACATGCATCCTGCAATTACAGAGAATTTCAGTTATGAAGATATTGTTTTCTACATCAATGTGAAAATGAAATTAGGTTAAGAGTATTTGAAATGAATAATTTTACAAAAGGGAGGCTGATTTATGCCAAGACCAAGAGTTTATAAACTTGAACACTTAGCAGTCGTTGAAGCAGGGCAAGATCCGAAGATATATTTTAAAACAACATGGTCGGATGAAGATCTTACGATGTTGATTAAAGTATGGATGTACAAGATTGCAGACTATGTTCCTGAGTATGAGTTTTATGAAGAGGAAATGATGGAATTACTTGAAACATTTGGTCACAAACAGATTTCCGCTTACAGTCCTTTTAGAACATATTTTTCAGCCGACATGTATGAGATCTGGGAAGCAGCTAATATTAGGCCTACCGTTGAAGACGAAAGCAATCCAAAGTTTATTAATGACAATGCGATGAAAGTTTTTGAAAGAGTGTTAAAACGTAATGACGATGAATTTTTAGAATACGGTCTAAAAAACGATAATTATAAAAAATACAATGAACATGCACGTAGAGACTTTGATAAAGTTGCTGCGAGAAACGGAATTACTGTATGAACCAAGATATTCATAGTTATTTTGGGCTGTCCTATGCAAACTATCTAGTTTTGCCTCGTACTGTTCTCCAATCTATGCCTATGGAATGGCAGATTAAATTTGTTGAATTGCTCGAAGAGGTCGATGATACAAATTGGCGAACCGAGTTAATGCCAAAAAATTGGATGGACTATTTAGTAAAAGTGCGCGACAAGAACGGTAGATTTATTTCAGACCCGCTAGACAATTATGACCGAGGAAGAAGAAGAGTCTTTGATACGGACCAATAAAATCAATCTTTTATGGAAAGAAAGAGGGGCCATATGCTCGGATGAATGAATTCGCATCCTTGCAACATGGCTAACACTTCCGTAAAAAACAGAAACTCCAGACTAGTGTGCCTGGAGAAATGAATAAATAACGTACTATTTTCTACCTGCACGAGATTGCGCCAGTACGGAACCGGCAAGTGACTTTGCTGTCTTACTTGAAGAACTAGATCTTAGTACTGAGGAAGCCTTAGTAGACATTGCTGACGAAGACACTTTTCGAGTGCTGCTTTTAGCCATAATAATGACCCTCCTTCTTGTAAATATTTTCTACATATAGACAATATCACACTATATATAGTATGTCAAACAAATGTTCCTACTGTATACAGTGGTAAACGAGTGTGTACGTATGTGTGCAAATGTACACAAATGAATACATTTTGTTGATAAAAGTTAGATTGTTTATTTGCTCACTCAATTCGAATAATGAGGTGAAAAAAATAGCTCGAAAATATGATGGGGTAAAAAGTGAATCCTTTAGGATAGATATCTATAATGCCAAGGAAGTTAGCGACAAAGGGTCTCAGGTTATAAAAACTATAGATAATCTGACCGATCTCCCTACCATTAAAAGGATTGAGAATCTGGCAAAAGAAAATGGGTTAGATACATTTGAAATTACTAAAATAACGGAAAGAACAACTCGCTATATAGTTGACCGGGAAAAATGATTAAAACAAATGATAGAACGCTATATTTATACGATAAAATTTGCCCTGAGGCTGCTGGCAAATTAATTGAACAAATTATCAATATTAATGAAAGAGACGACGAAGAGAAAATTGTCGATCGACAGCCGATTAAACTAATTATTAATTCCTATGGCGGACAAATCTATGATGGAATGGCAATTGTAGCAACCATGTTATCAAGTAAGACACCGATTCATTCATATGTTTATGGATATGCTATGTCAATGGCACTGCTTGCAGCAGCCGCTGCACATAAACGTTACGCTCACAAGTTGGCAACATTCATGTATCACGATAGCCTAACGAATCTTGAGGGTAAACTTGGGCACGTTCATGACACCTTGGGAGAGCTGCGAAGAGTAAAAAATATGTATGATGATGTATTGCTGACCAAAACGAAGATTCCAATGAGCAAGTTAGATGAAGTTAGGAAAATGAAAGATGATTGGTACATTACCGCCGAACAGGGGTTGGAACTAGGCATTATCGACGAATTAATATAAAAAATATTAATAACTGATAGTTGATGATAATCGGGATGGGAAATTTCTTAGCGCTTGATTCTAATAAGGAGTGTGATGCATTGTCAGAAATAATTTGGAGTTGGAGTAGACTAAATACATATCATTCGGCACTTGAAGGAGATGGATGCTTTCACCTTTTTAACCAACAGTACAACATAGGTAACCGTGGGGAAAACAACTATTTCGCCGAGTACGGAACTTTGGTTCACGAGATGACTGAACGGCTGCATAACGGGAGTTTAATTGCCTGGGATATTGAAGACGAACTAAAACGAGGACTCAAAAATTTTCATTACAAAGTGCCATTTCAGAAAATGAGGGCTTCTTACGAGAATTCATTATTTAAATTCTTCGATGAGTTTGAGGATGTATTCAAGGATTATACAATTACCCAGGCCGAAGAATTAAAGAATTTCGAAGTCGACAAGATTAAGCTCAAGGGGTTTCCTGATATGTTTGCACAGCATAGAGAATACGGGAAGGTGATTGGAGACTATAAAACTAGCCGCGTATACGATACGAAGAAAATGAAGCACAATATCATGCAATTATATCTATATTCTATTCCTTACTACAATGAATTCGGAGTCTATCCCGATAATTTAGTATACATATTCCCGCGGGAAAAGGAAAATCGTGAACGTGTATTTAAGTTTGAAATTGAAGAACTGGAAAGAACAAAGCAATGGGTTAGAGACACTGTATGTAAAGTCTTAAATCATAAAGATACTTGGACGCCGCGATGTAAAACTGTCGATGGTAAAAAGGATTTCTTCGCATCACAGTTATGCAACTTGAGAAACCAATGTGCTTTCAGGTATTCATGTGTACATAGAAATGAATTCACACCATATTAAAATAAAAGGAGAATATAAATACATGAAATTTTACGCAATTGTTAATAACGAAGAGGGTAAGTCTGTTATCTTGGAATCTACAGAGAATACAAGACAATTGGCAGAGAAGGATGTACTTGCTCAGTGCAAAGATAGAGGGTATAAATTTAAACATCTTCACCTTCTTCAAGGAAGCCAGAAACAAGGCGGAGTAAATACAAAATTTTTCAAGGATCGTAAGCGAACCGGCAAGAATGGCAAAAGATATGCTTCTTTTATGTAAAAGACAATTTTAAAAACGTTATACCTACAAGCTTTTTTATAGCTATTTAGGCAATAAAACTGTTATTTTATCCGCTGAAAAGGTTTAAAGCAAATGATTATAATATATGATTCGAAAACGGGTAATGTTGAACGTTTTGTTAAAAAATTAAATCTGGAATGCTATCGGATTGTTCCGCAGCTTAAAGTGAGTACTTCTTTTATTCTTGTTACATATACAACCGGCTTTGGAGAGGTTTCTAGGTCGACCAAAGATTTTTTAGAAGCTAATCATGTTCATCTAAAAGGTGTAGCTTCGAGCGGTAACCGAAATTGGGGAGTTAAATTTGCTAAGGCTGCGGACATAATCGCAGATACATACAAAGTACCAGCAATACTCAAGTTTGAACTTTCTGGAACTGAGAAGGATGTTGCTAAATTTATGTTGGAGGTAATGAATTTTGTCTGATGCATCAAAATGGATTCAACTTAACAATCAAATAATGGTTCAAAAAGACGGCAAGTATCAATTCGAAAAAGACAAAGAAGCCGTTAAGAGTTATTTTGTCGATCATATCAATCAGAACACTGTATTCTTTCACAATTTAAAAGAAAAATTAGATTACCTGATTGAAAACGATTATTACGAACATGAAATCATTAATCAGTACGAATTGGAAGATATCAAGAAATTGTACAAACATGTATATGGCATGAAATTTAGGTTCCCCTCTTTTATGTCGGCGTTCAAATTCTACAATAATTACGCGCTGAGGACTGAAGACAATAAAAAATACCTAGAGCGTTATGAGGATAGGATTTGTATTGTCGCACTTACCTTGGCCGAAGGGGATACCGATAAGGCTTTTTGGTTTGCAGACAAGATGATTAAGAGAGAGTATCAGCCTGCCACACCAACATTCTTATCTGCAGGTAAGAAACGACGAGGAGAACTTGTTAGCTGCTTTCTCTTGATGACGGACGATTCGATGAACTCCATTTCTCATTCCATCAACAATGCTCTTCAATTGTCAAAGCGGGGCGGCGGTGTGTCACATAACCTAACCGACCTTCGTGCATTAGGAGACCCTATTAAAGGTATTGAGGACAAATGTAGTGGTGTCATCCCAGTGATGAAACTTCTGGAAGACAGTTACTCCTATTCGAATCAATTAGGGGTAAGAGATGGTGCCGGAGCTGCATGGCTGAACATATTCCATTTAGATATCCTAGACTTCTTATCAACAAAAAAAATCAATGCAGATGAAAAATCGAGGATTAAAACTTTGTCGCTTGGCGTGATTGTTCCCGACAAGTTTTTTGAACTCGTTGAAAAAGATTATGACATGTACCTGTTTTCACCGTATGGAATCTACAAGGAATATGGAAAGCGGATGAGTGAAATCAACATCAGTGAAAAATATGATGAATTGGTCGAAAACCCGAACATCAGAAAGAAGAAGATTTCTGCTCGTGATATGTTGACTATGATTGCGCAAATTCAAGTGGAGAGCGGATATCCATACCTGTTTTTTGAGGACAATGCTAACTCCGTACATCCGTTAAGCGAAGAAGGCAAAGTGAAATTCTCAAATATCTGCACAGAAATAATCCAATTATCTGAAACATCGACAATTAACGATTATCATGAACAAGATGAAATTAAACGAGACATCTCGTGTAATCTTGGCTCATTGAATATCGTCAACGTGATGGAGAATAAGGATCTTGCTGGTGCGGTTTCTGCTGGAATTAGAATGCTCGACGTGGTTTCGCGGATGACCAACATTAAGTCTGTACCAAGTGTAGATAAGGCAAACAGACAGATGCGTTCTGTTGGACTTGGAGCGATGAACTTACATGGGTTCTTGGCAAAGAATAAGATTTCTTATGAATCAAAAGAAGCTATTGAATTTGCCAATGTTTTTTTTGCCGCAGTGAATTATTATTCTCTAAAAGAATCAATGCTGATCGCCAAAGAAACGGGGTTTAATTTCAAAGGATTCAGAAATTCATCATATAACGGCGGTAATTATTTTGATCAATATCTTAGTAATGATTTTTTGCCAAAGTCAGACAAGGTGCGATTGCTGTTTCAAGACATCAAATTACCAACCAGAGAAGATTGGTCAATGCTGAAGGGCGATGTAATGGAATATGGGATTGCCAATAGCTATCGTTTGGCAATTGCTCCTACGGGAAGCATTAGCTATGTACAATCAAGTACAGCTAGCATAGCTCCAATCACTGAAAAAATTGAGCATCGTACTTATGGAGACAGCGATACCTATTATCCGATGCCTTATCTGGATGAATCAAGCTTCTTTTATTACAAAGAAGCCTACGACATCGATATGTTTAATATGATCGATCTGTATGCAGCTATTCAAAATCATGTTGATCAAGGAATTAGCTGCACGCTATATCTCAAAGACACAATGACTACAAGAGATATTTCCTTGTATTACATTTATGCTTGGAAAAAGGGCTTGAAGACACTGTATTACAGTCGAATGAAGATGACGCAAATTGATGACTCGTGCGTTAGTTGCGTTGTGTAATCAAAATGAAAGAATGGGTGATTAATTGATTAAGCCAGTAAATTGGAATGAACAAACAAGTGATTATGCGAATATATTTTGGGAGCAAAACACAAAGCAATTCTGGTTGGACACGGAGATTCCTGTAAGCAAAGATAAAAAAGTGTGGGAGTCCTTAACCAATACGGAACAAGAAGTTTATATGAAAGTTCTTGCTGGACTCACCCTGCTTGATACTGAGCAGGGGGGAGTGGGTATGCCGAAAGTATTGCAACATGTTGATGATTTGCAAGAGAAGGCGGTACTTGCTTTTATGGCCGCAATGGAACAAGTTCACGCAAAGAGCTACAGCACCATTTTCACAACTCTGGCAACAAAGAAGCAGATTGATGATGCTTTTAAATGGGCAGAAGAAAACAAATGGCTGCAGGCAAAAGCAATGAAAATAGATTCTATTTATGAAGACATCAAAGATGACTACACATTGGCAAAAGCGTTGATTGCTTCAGTATTTCTTGAATCGTTTTTGTTTTATAGCGGTTTTTATTATCCGCTATATTTGGCAGGGCAGGGCAAGTTAAAAAATTCAGGCGAGATAATTTTTCTTATTACCCGCGATGAGGCTATTCATGGTGTATTTGTGGGTTTACTTTTTCAAAAAATAAAATCAAAGTTAACAAAAACAGATAAGAAGCGAATCGATGAATCCATACATGTCCTACTTAATGAGCTTTATGAAATTGAGTGCAGATACTCTGAAGATATTTATGATGATATCGGTATTGCTTCGGAAGTAAAAAAGTTCGTTAGACATAATGCAAATAAAGCTTTAATGAATTTAGGTTATGAACCTTATTTTCCGGCAGAAGAAATCGATCAGATTGTTCTAAATGGACTCTCATCCGGGGGAACCTTCGATTTCTTTTCGCTTAAAGGCGGAAGCTATGTGAAAGCTAAGGTCGAGCCAATTAGAAATGGTGATTTTGAATATTTAAACGAACTCATGAAAGGATATTATAAATAATTAATACGGCCAAACTAAATCGTTTTGTGTTAAAAGATGGAGAGATATTAAAGAAAGTAGACAAATGCCCTTGGATGATTTCCAATAAGGGAAGAATAAAGTCGCTAAAAACCAATGCAGAAAAAATTCAATACATGGGGACTTCGGGATACTACTTTGTCAGTTATAATAGCAAAACCTATCTTACACATAGGCTCGTAGCACAATACTTTATCGATCCAATCCCTAAGGGTATGGTTGTGAACCATAAGGACGGAAACAAAACCAATAACCACGTTGACAACCTTGAAATAGTTACATATAAGGAAAATACACGTCATGCTTTTGATCATGGATTAATGGTTCCACTTTGTGGCGAAGAAAATAGCATGAGTAAGCTTACAAATTCTCAGGCCAGAAACTTGATCAATGACATCATAAAAGGCTTAGCAAACGGAGAACTAGCAATAAAATACAATCTACATGATCGATACATAAGTTTAGTCAGACATAAGAAGCGATGGAAAAAGCTTTGGAGCGAATTCGGTTCTATTAATGCCGAGATGTCAAATGGAAACGACAGAAACAAATCATTGAGCCCTCAGCAGTTTGTTCAAGTAGTCAAAAAAATTAAGAATGGCGTTTCGAATGCATCTATAGAAAGAGAGTTCAACTTATCATCGGGCACAGGCAGTAGAATAAGACATAAAAAAATTTATTGCAATTGGTGGAAAGATTACTTTGGTGAATCAATATAAAAGGGAGCTATTGCAATTTGAACATTAACGAAAACATGTATTATCAGATGGTGCGAGAATTTCATAAGGCATTCAATCATCCTGTAGCAGAGCAACCAACTATCATGGATGTCGAAACTGCTTTAAATCGCATGTCTTGGGATGCAGAAGAGTCGCTTGAGCTTCTTCACGCCAGCTCTGAGACAATCGAAGAATTCCAATTTTTATATCTCAAACTTCTCGCCAATATGAAAAATACATACGAACAATTACTGAAAACTGAATTTCCTGAAGATAGACTTTCAGCTCAAGTGGACGCCCTTTGTGACAAAGAATATTTCAATCAGGGATCATTTGTGATGATGGGTGTTAAGCCTGACAGAGTTGTGGAGGCAGTTCATAATTCAAACATGAGTAAACTCTGGAATGGAGTTCCCAAGTTTCGTGAGGAAGACGGTAAAATTATTAAGTCCGACACTTTTGTAAGCCCAGAACCTATGATCAAAAAAGAAATCGAACGACAACAAGTGTCAAGTAAATAATTTAAATAACAGACGGTAGATAGATAATTCTGCCGTCTTAACTTTATTAACAAGGAGCATACAATAATGAACAATGTAGACAAAGTGTATCTCAACCTAGGAAGAGACATTCTTGTAAATGGAATTGAAAAAAATGATCGTACCGGTACAGGAACAAAATCTATTTTTGCTAGACAGCTACGCTTCGATTTGAATGAAGGCTTTCCTTTACTTACAACAAAACGTGTTCATTTTCGCTCGATTTTGGGCGAACTCCTATGGTTTCTGTCTGGATCTACAAATAAATTTGAGTTGAGTAGGAATTACGGTGTAACAATTTGGGATGAGTGGGGAGACGATGAGACAGGAGAACTGGGGAGAGTGTATGGGTCTCAGTGGCGTACTTGGCAAGCGCCTAATGGTCGAACTATTGACCAGATAGCAAATGTAATCAACCAAATTAAGGGCAACCCCGATTCACGGAGGCATCTCGTGAGCGCCTGGAATGTTGGAGAGTTGGACTCTGCATCACTTCCGCCCTGCCACTACGCGTTCCAGTTCTACGTGGCAGACGGTAAGTTGTCATGTATGTTTCAAATGCGATCTACAGACTATTTTCTAGGATTACCTTTTAATATTGCATCATACGCCTTATTAACTATGATGATTGCGCAGGTATGTAGTTTACAATTAGGAGAGTTGATTTATTCAGGAGGAGACATACATATATATAGCAACCACGTAGATCAGGTAAATAAACAACTGGCTAGAGAGCCAAAATCTCTTCCAAAAGTTTATCTAAACAGTAATATTAAGAAGATTGATGATTTCTCTATGCTTGATTTTATTCTTGATGACTACAATCCCCATCCAGGCATTAAAGCGCCGGTGGCAATTTAACATGAGTGAGTATAAAATTTCACCAGCCTCTGCAGCCTTCATAAGTAGATGTTACTGCGGTAGAGAGCCGCGAGTAATTAAACCGTTATTTAACCAAATTTATCTAATAAATGAAATGAAGTATAAGTTTACAGAGACTGTTTTGGACGAGATGAGAGACAGCGGTTTGGTTAAAGTGTTGAGCACAGACAAGCATTCGGCAAATATAATTGGACTATAAAATTCATGTTTTATTACTCTTTAAGAAAGAATAAAGGAGTCCATTCGGACTCCAATCTCTAATATTGTTGTCTGTTGTCTCAAGTCAACATTGTTCGCAAGTTTAATTTTTTCGATTGTCTGCAGATTTTTTCAAAATGAAGAATTTTAGCGCAGCCATAATAAACTCGTCAATCGCAGGATTTTTCAGTAGCTCTAAGGTAATGTCTGCAATACCCTCCTTGTTAATTAATATCCATAATGCCAATTGCTTTATTTTTTTCATCCGATTCTCATCTCCTTCAATGTACAAAGCGATGAGAGAGAAAAAATCCAACCCCTAAATAAAAATTTTTTTCTAAGGAACGAATTACCTCTTGATTAACGAACATGTGTTTGGTGTATAATGAATAATACAAACGCACGTTCGCATATAAAGGAGGAGCAAAATGACTTCTAAGACGAAATCCATTATAATGCTTTTCGATATGCAATCATTTTACGCCAGCGTAGAGAAAGCCAAAGATCCTACGCTGACAAACAAACCAATTGTTGTTGCTGGAGATCCATCAAGAAGGTCTGGGGTTGTATTGGCAGCTTGCCCATTAGCTAAACAGTATGGTGTTAAAAATGCAGAGACCTTGGGCGATGCGTTAAGAAAGTGTCCTGGGCTAGTTGTCATTCGTCCTCATATGGAAACATACATAGCAGTGTCAATGCAGATTTCTAACATACTTCAGCAATACAGTGATCTAGTTGAACCTTACAGTATTGACGAAATTTTTATTGATTGCACAAATACAATGCATCTATTCGCTAACACACCCGAAGAAATGGCTAAAGAAATTCAACGCAAAATTAGAATCGAAACCGGTGTACATGCGAGAGCTGGTATTGGAGAAAACAAAACGTTATCAAAGCTATGCTGTGACATGATTGCCAAGAAAAACAATGATGGAATTTTTATTTTGCGTAAGAATGAACTTTATAAATACATATGGGATATGCCAATTAGAGATATGTGGGGAATTGGATCGAGAATGGAGAAACATCTACTCAGAATGGGTATAAAAACAATTGGCGACCTTGCCAATACACCGTTACCTAGACTCACTAAAAGATGGGGAGTAAACGGTCAACTCATTTGGATGACAGCAAATGGAATGGATGACTCCCCGGTTACACCGAGCACTCACATGTCTCAAAAGGTAATTGGTAACGGAATGACTCTTCCGCGTGACTATTGCGAACCCTGGGAGATAGAAGTCGTTTTGTTGGACATAACGAACGAAGTGACTAAACGAGCTAGGAATAAGAATCTAATGGGGTCTGTTGTTTCGGTTGGTTGCATGGGTGCCGACTGGGATCATCCGACTGGCTTCCACAGACAAATGAAAATGCCCGATCCTACTAATGTTTCTGGCGATATTTACAGTGTTGTCAAAAGGATATTTTATACTCATTGGGATCGGCAACCAGTCAGGAAATTAAGTGTATCACTATCAGATCTTTCTGACGCTAACACTTATCAGCTATCGCTGTTTGATGACTGTGAAAAAAAGAGAACATTAGATAGTGTGATGGATAGTATCAAAGATAAATTTGGGGAATTAGCAATTCTGAGAGCAAGCTCTGTAACTTCTGCTGGTCAAGCCAAAGATAGGGCGGCTAAGATCGGAGGTCATTATAGATGAGCATAAAACTAAGTGGAAATGGGCGTTGGGAGAGTAGTCGTATGATGTTACCACAACATAAAGAGGCGATAAACCAGCAAATAAAAGAAATTGGGTTAAAGGGAAAGCCGGAGCTTCATGAAGATGAGCTGCAGATAGTAATGGAGAATATCAGCATTTCCTTTAAGAGAAAAACTGAAATATGTGTAACGATATATGGGGAGTATGAGTTTCAGGATTTAATCGGCGTTGTTACATCAATTAATCCATATAGGCAAAATTTTAAGATCGAGCTGGTTGATGGCTTCGAATTTATCGATTTTGCAGAGGTGATTAAAGCTGACTTGCGAGAGGAGAGTTAACGTGGGTGTAAAAATTGTTCAAGGTAATTTAATGGAGGCCAACGAGGATATTATTGGTCATCAGGTAAATTGTATGGGGGTTATGGGAGCAGGACTAGCTAAATTAATTAAGCGCGACTACCCAGAAGCTTTTAAACAATATAAACTATCGTGCGGTAACAAAGGAGAGTTATTGGGTCGTTGTCAAATTGTATCAACGCAATGTGAAAAATACATTGCTAATTTGTTTGGACAATACGGATATGGAGTTCAAAAAAGACATACAGACTATATTGCATTGCGTGGTGCATTAAATGAATTAAAGTCTTTGGCGATGAAGTCGAATCAGTCTATTGCTCTACCGTACAATATTGGTTGCGGTTTAGCCGGTGGAGATTGGGATATAGTAGAGCAAATTATTGAAGAAGTTTTTATAGATTATGATGCGACTCTATATAAATTCGAATAATTTGGGGTGGAAATATGATTGATTTATTCTTGGACGATTTGAGACCTTGCCCTAAAGGGTTCCATATCGCTAGGACTGTTGAAGAAGCTGTCTCAATTTGCGAATCTAATAATATACGCAGGCTTTCCTTAGACCATGATTTGGGAGGGGTTGAAGGAAATTATACTCTCACAGGGTATGATTTTTGCAAGTGGTTGGTTGAGAAGTGGGTTTTAGGCGATTATTCAGCTTTACCTGAAGCAATATTCTTGCATACATCAAACCCTGTTGGGCGCGATAACATGCGTCAAATACTCCATAGATATAATCCAGGTGAAGTTAAAGTCTATAATTCACCAATGCCCGAATACAACTTAGCTACAGGAGGCTTTGTTGAAGGTTTTTAATAATGATTTATTAGTTAGAATTAAAAAGATGTACCATTTATATTGGGTAGGATATCACAACAGGTCAAAGTTTTATCATGATGAAAAAAGAGAAGTTCATCATGCAAAATACAGGATTTTACAACAGGACGATGAAAAATTTAGACGATAAAACTATGTTTTTATAGGAAATAGGGGAGCCCTGTGAGTACATTTCACAGGGCTTTTGAGATGATTATTGAACCGTATTGAATGTACTATATATTGGTAATAATGTAAAGGTTAAATTAGAGAAACAGACAAATGAAATTCAGTTGAATAAAATAAAAGAATGTGATAATATATGATTAAGGAGGCGATATTGCTGAGAGATAATTATACGGTCTACCATTGCCACAGCGATCTAAGTAATCCGACAACGAGTATGTCAATGGATTCTACAACTAAGTTTGAACAGTATTTAAAAGTGGCAAACGAATTAGAAATGAATTCTTTCTGCTTTTCAGAACACGGATCGATTATGAATTGGATCAAGAAAAAACAGACTGTCGAAAAATACGGTATGAAATACATACATGCCAATGAGATTTACGTCACCGAATACATAGATAGAGAAAAAGGTTTAATCCGAGACAATATGCACTACATGCTTATTGCAAAGAATGAGTATGGAGTGAAAGAATTAAATAAACTAACAACGTTATCTAACAATCGTAAAGATGGTCATTATTACTTTAACCCTAGACTGTCATTAGATGAAGTGATCAATACATCAGACAATATAATTATGACAACTGCCTGCCTAGCGTCCCCACTATGGAGAGCTTTACAAAAGAACAACGCAGCGATGCTTAATAAACTCTTAGAGTTTTTAACAAGAAACAAACATAGGGTTTTTTTAGAAATTCAATACCACTTACATCCAGAACAAATAAAATTCAATCAATGGCTTTTTGATTTTTCAAAATCAACCGGTATACCTCTCATTGCTGGAACTGATACACACTCATTGAACCAAGATCATGCAGCAGCCAGAAAGATAATGATGAAAGCTAAGGGAGCAACATACGGCGATGAGGATTTATTTGATTTAACTTTTAAAAGTTATGAAGAACTGGTTGATAAATTTGAAGAACAGTCTGCTATTCCTCGTCATGCTTATTTAGAAGCTATTCATAACACAAACGTAATGGCAGATATGGTTGAAGAGTTTACCCTTGACTCTAGCCCGAAATATCCAAAGCTATACGAAGACTCTGAAAAAGTCTTTAAAGAGAAAATAAACGAAGGGATTGTCGCGAGAGGCACTAATAAACTGCCTTCCGAACAGAAAAAGAGATACTACGAGAGAGTTAGGGAAGAGTTTGATACATATAAGAAATTGGGAACGATTGACTACATGCTTTTGCAGAAAAATATTATCGACTACTGTTATACCAAAGAGATTTATCCAGGATATGGTCGAGGCTCAGTTAATGGAAGCTTAATTGCTTATTTATTGAGAATTACCGAAATGGATAGCATAAAGCATAAATTAAATTTTTTCCGGTTTTTGAATCCTGAACGAATAAGTCTTGCAGATATAGATATCGATTTTCCACCTTCGCGAAGACAAGAAGTTATTGATTATGTAGCAAGCATTCCAAACATTCACTTTTCTGAAATTATCACATTCAACACCGTTGCTTTAAAGGGGGCAATTAGAGAGGTTGGCCGCGCACTTCAGTTAGACGCTTCATTGGTTGACGAAACTGCAAAAGCCGTCTTTAAAGATGAAGAAAAGAAAGATTGTATACCTGATAGCTACAGAAAAAAATATCCTGAACTATTTAAATATGTAGATTTGGTAAGTGGAGTAATCATAAGTGTGGGCTCCCACCCTTCGGGATATGTAGTTTCACCAGTGAACTTAGATGATTCAATTGGTCTATGCTATACAAAAGAAAGCAAGTATCCTGTGAGCCAAGTAAACATGAAAGAGCTGGATAGCTGCAATTTTGTGAAGCTGGATATACTCGGCTTAGACAACATTGAGATTATTAATGAGACTTGTAGGCTTGCAGGTATTGAACGTTTGGTTCCTGACAATATGAATGTGAATGACGAGGTAGTATGGGAATCCATGAAAGATTCGGGGTTAGGCATATTTCAGTGGGAGAGCGAATCGGCACACCGTTATTACAAAGAACTGTTCAAACAAGAGACAATAAAGAAGATTAGAGAAGTTAATCCTGAAATCAGTTTAATTGAGCTCTTCTCAATCGGTAACGGTGCAATTCGTCCTTCTGGATCGTCCTATAGAGAAAGTCTAGCTGCCGGTATCTTTAAAGATCATGGACACAAAGAACTCAACAACTCATTAAATAATACTCATGGCTATCTAATTAGCCAAGAGCAAATCATGAACTTCTTGGTTGATTTTTGTGGTTACTCTATGGCTGAAAGCGATACTGTACGTCGAGGACTTTCGAAAAAGGAAGGAACTGAACAGTACATCCCATTAATTCGAGATCGGTTCGTCAGTAACATGAGAGAAAAATTTTCTGAAGATGAAGAACATTCAAAAGCAATCATTGAGCCTTTCTTACAGGTAATATTGGATGCTCAGTATTACGGGTTTTCAGATAATCACTCTAACCCATATAGTCATATTGGATATGGAAACGGCTATTTAAGACATTACTATTCTTTAGAATTTCTAACTGTAATGCTGAATATTGCAGAGAATCTAGACAAGGTGGGTAAAATTGCTGAATATGCAAATAGCATAGGAGTAAGTATTAAACCAATTATGTTTAGAAAATCTGTAAGCGAATATATGATGGCAAAAGAAGAAAATGCAATTTATAAAGGCATTAAGTCAATCAAGTATCTCAATGAACAAATAGCCAAGGAACTTTATGAATTAAGAGATAATACATATGAATCTTTTTGTGATCTACTGGTAGATATCCTTGAGAATACAACGTGCGACTCAAGGCAATTACAAATATTAATACGACTCAATTTTTTCAAGGAATTTGGTGAAAACAAAGAACTCATTAGTATATATGATGAGTTTGTCGGAGGGAAAGACGCTTACAAGAAAACTTTGAAAGATATAACTAAACTAAAAAGATTAAATATGAAAAAGAAAAGAGAGGCGGAGATAAGAAGTAGTCTTAAGGAAAAAAGATATCCAATCCACGAAACTGTTCTTTATGAAAAAGAGTTAATGGGATATGCAGGTATTAGATATCCAAATGCAATAGACTGGTATTGTATTGTAGATATGGATAAGAAATATACTCCAAGATTAACAATATACGATCTTATGAGGGGTATTGAAAAACAAATTAAAGTAGATAAAAAGAAGTTCTACAGCAACGGTAATGATAATTTTAAAATTGGCGACCTTTTACACCTATCGCAAACTGAAATGAGGCCAAAAAGCAAGTTGGTTGATGGAAAGTGGGTAAAATCAGCAGACCAATTCGATGAATGGCTAGTGAGTTGTAAAATCAAAAAATGAACTCGCTAGTACTGCTTAATGCTCGCTAATACTCAATTATACAAAGCCAATGAAGCAATAAAATATCAATTTCATATAACAGTAAAGGAGAGACTATATGGGTCCAATCACAATGAGTAGATATACCGAAGCTCAACTAAATAAAGCAATTATGGATAATATCAATAGAGGATATCATGTGGTTAAAATTTGGAATCATCCAAAACTAGATAAAGATAGATTGGTGAGGTACAACAACTATGCAAGGATGATGAAGTTATAA